TCATTTCCTTTTCTGCTGATATTCCACAACTAAGAGCTGCTTCACATCTGCTAAATCCAACTCTAAATCACGATAAGTAGGATTAAAGGAACGCAATATAAGCTTTCCATTATTCATATCCAAGTCAATGATTCGCTTCAACAGAATACCTTCTTTATGAACTATGATATATTCCTTTCCGTCTATATGAAGTCCATTGCTCTTTACCATGTAGTCAGGGCAGACTTTACATATAACGATGTCTCCATTCTGATAAGCTCTAGACGAGCCATCATCCATAGAATCACCGCTTACCTCGAATGCTACGTACTTTTCTTTATCTTCCTTTACAATAGGGATTGTTGGGAGCGATGATATATATACATCATCTGCATATCCGCTGAGATAACCAGCATAAGCCATCTGTGGAACAAGAGGAACAAAGCTGACGCTTGAATTGATATTCGATTTGATGTCATCGTTAAACATCTTTCCTTCTCCGGTCTTAAGCCAATTCAGATTTAGCTGAGGGTAAGCCAAAGAGATATTCTTCAAGAAAGTCTCGCTAGGCATATCCGGCAATCTGCTAATTGCACTGGTATAGCTCTTACATTTCCGCAAGAAGAATGTAGTACTAATTCCCATCTCTGTACAGAATGGCGCTATTCTGCTTTTGTAGTTGTTGAATTTCTCAATATTAGCCTCCGGCTGCAACATTTCGCCAGCTCCATTAGCTAGCCAATCCATATTAAGATCTGGGAATTTAGAATTCACTCTATAAGATACTCTTGCCGTGAATACACCATTCTTCCCTATGATAGGAAAGTTAGAGGCCACGTCAGCTTTGTCGCAAAATTCTCGTTTGGTAATTCCTTTATATTTAAGATACTCACGCAGTCTAGTCTTTGCGTTTTCGTTTTCGCTTACCTTTATAGGTGAAGAGATGAACATTTCCCCCATTCCCGTCCTAATATAACTTGGATTTACCTGCGGAAATTTTCTCGTTATAGCTTGCAAGCTTTTGGAAGATACACGATTAGTTATACGGCTGACGAAGCCATGTCCTAAGCCAACGGTATCCTCGAATTTTTCATTTGAAGTGTAACCCAAAGCAATGATTACAGCCTTCAGTCTTTCGTATGCACTATTCATAACCTAAAATTTAATACGCAGTAAGCGCATGTGTAACTTAATTTATGTAAACATTTAGAGCTTAAAGATAATAAAGGTTAATATAGTATATTTAAGCACTATTTTATTTGCATGTTTGCAATACTTTTCTTATCTTTGCACTCGAAAACATTAAATATGTTGCAAATATACATAAATATATCGTAACTTGCAAGAAATTTAATATATTTTTTGTAATATTACATAAAAAGGTGAGACACACCATAAAAACTGTAGAAAGAATATGTCATTAAGCGAGATTAAGCAATTAGTATCAGTCGCATTTCAAGCGGGACGGATGGATGCCCAATTTGAAATGGGGTTGCGTTCCGACAGGATACGCAGAAAGGATGCCGAATGCTATCTCGCATCAAAAGGATTCGAAAAGCAGATGATTGACAAATGGGTCAAGAATAGGTTAATGAAAGAATATGTAGGTGATAGTAAGAACTCACCTAGATATTATTCTCTCAAAGAAATCAATGAACTTGTTGTTTCTTGTCAGATAAAGAAAATGATTATTTAAAATATACGACTATGGCAGAGAATAAGGCAGCGAAGCCTGTAGAAGGGCAGAGCGAAGAAATTAAGGATTATGAGTTTCGCCTCCTTGATGCGGATGAGATAGAAGTCCGTGTCGGTCAAGGTGGTAATCAGAAGTCACCGGACTGGTGTTCCTTGTTGCTTTACAAGGACGCAAGATGTGACATGAGACGATTAGATGAGAAGTTCGGCATCTATGGTTGGAAACGTAAACATGAGCTTATCGGTCAGAACCTCTTTTGTACGGTTTCCGTTTATAAAGAAGGCATCGGTTGGATAGATAAGCAAGATGTTGGTACGCCAAGTAACACTGAAGCCGTTAAAGGTCAAGCAAGTGATTCTTTCAAGCGTGCATGCTCTTGTTTAGGTATCGGTCGAGAATTGTATACTGCTCCCAAAAAGATATTCATCAACCTCAACCGAAAAACCGAATATTCTCAAAGCGGAAAGTTGAAGACAATTTTCCATGTTGGATATGTAGGTTATACAAACAGATGTATTGCCAAACTTATTATTCAAGATGAGAATAACATTGTGCGTTGGTATTGCGGCATGACAGAACAAGAAGTTCTTGAATGGATGAATGAGCAGAAAGAAGTATATGGTTACTCTGAACCAGCCCCAAAGAGCGAGGAAGAAAAAGACGAAAATCTTAATGAGCAAAAACAATATGCTTATCCACAATTGCAACAGGCTCAAATTTGGGAGGACGTAGATAGAGTTTGGAACGGATTCCCAGACCTTCAGAAGTCCGAAGAGTTTAAACGCAAATGTGCATTACGAAAGATGGAACTCGCACAGAGCAAGAAGGATTTAAAAGCAGTTTATGATGCTTATCCCGAATATCAAAAGAATGCAGAGTTCTTAGCTAAGTTGACACAATTTAAATCAAGATTAGTATGATACAATTGAATAACAGTGGAGTTCTTTATGAGGACTCCACACATCAATACTTTTATGATGGTCGTGAATTAAGTGGCATTACAGGTATGCTTCATCAGTATGTATTTCCCAATATGTACTCTAACGTAAGCGAAGAGGTATTGAAGAAAGCTGCCGAAAAAGGCACTATTATCCATGAGCAGGTAGAGTTGTTTGCTTCATTGGGTATTGAGCCAGCCTCAGAGAGTGTCAAGGATTTTGTCGCTTATATCAAGAAGAATGGATATGAGATTATAGGTAGCGAATATGTCCTTCGAATCGGAGAAGACCATGCAAGTGCAATCGACTTGGTGATGCACAAGGATGATACACCGGACGATGAGGTTGAGATTTGGGATATTAAGGGTACTTATTCCGTTAATAAGGAGTATGTGCGTTGGCAGAACTCGATGTATAAGTTCGGTTTCGAAACATTGAATCCTCATCTGAAGGTTACACGTATATGTTGTATGTGGTTGCGTGATGACGAGAAGCGTGGAACAATCTGTAAACTCATCCCATTAGGCAAGCCAAGACCTGCGAGTGATGTTAAAGAATTGTTCCGATGCGAGAAAGAAGGTCGTTTGTATAATGATGATACAAAAACACCTTATTACATTATAGATAACGAAATCGCACTCAGGGACGTTCAAGAGCGCATTGCTAAATTGCAAGAACAGGAAAAGGAGTTGAAGGCAGCTATCTTTGATGGTATGTCAAATGACAACCTCACATCTTATAAAACTTCAATTTACACTTATTCCTTGAAGTCTGCTTCTGAGAGGGTTACGTTAGATACGAAGGCTTTTGATGCGGATGACGAAGAAGCTTACAACCATCTATTGAAAAAGTATAAAAAGGTAACTAAGGTAAAGCCTAGTTTGACCTTGAACAGAGTTGGATAATTTATTGTTTTATTAAATATTTTAAGTTATGGCTAATAGTTATAAAGGTAAGATTGTTGCTATCGAAGGCATTCAATCTATTCAGAGACAAGGTAAAGAACCATTTGAAAAGAGACGTTTGATGCTTGATGCAACACGTTTCGATGGTTTGACAGGTGAACGTGGCTACGAAAAGCGCATCATCTTTGAATTCAGTGGTAAGAATGTACATGTACCGGATGGTTTTAATGTCGGGGATATTGCTGAAGTATTCTTTGACGTTGAATCATATCAAGGAACAAAGAAGGATGGCACAACAGACTGGTTTACATCTGTTCGTGGCTACAAGATGCAAAAGATTGAAGCACAGAACAATGCGCCACAAGGTGGCATGCAAGCTGCCGCTAACAATCCTTTTCCACCACAAGCTCCAGCCGCAGGTACAGCACCAATTCCACCAGCACAGCCGAGTGGCACTAACACATCTGATGCGCCATTTTAAACTTATTATGGTGGAGAATTAATTTTCTCCACCTTTCATTAAAGAAAGATGGTATATAATATGTTGAATCCGGTCGAGCTTGAAAAGTTCGAGGAACGAACCAGGGCTATGATAACCAAAGCCAAGAAACTACAAGGTGATTATTATAATGAGAAGTTCTTTGTTGTTGACCTTAAAGAGAGGCAACAATCTAGGACAATCCAGCAGAATGCTTATCTGTGGGTAACAATCACTTACGTAGCTATCGAAGAAGGATATACTAAGGACTATATCGAACAAGAGTTCAAACGTGTAAATAAGGATGTTTTTCTTAGGGAGCGTGAGAATAAACAAGGCAAGGCCTTCCAATATTGGAGGCACATACCAGACCTTGACAAAGAAGAAATGTCTTTATGTATAGACCGATGGCTTCATCATTGCTCTATGGAAAGAGGATTATACATACCGACTCCGCAAGACCATGCTTATATGGTATGGCAGACGCAGGTGGAGAGGCAAGCAGAATTAAATAAAGAGTTTTTATAGGATGCTTGGTGTCGTAGCTCAGTTGGATAGAGCAAATGTTTCCTAAACATTAGGTCGTGAGTTCAAACCTCACCGATACCACATTCTCTAACATAAAAAATAAAAAATATGAAATCATTAACAGGAAAGTATTTTATCGTAGGTGTTCGTTATGAGAAAACTTTAGAAGATGGAACGAACGCCAAGACTACTGAACAATATGTTGTAGATGCCTTGTCATGGTCAGAATGCGAGGCCAAGACAACCGAGGAAATGGCTGCATATACCAATGGTGATATGGAGATTGTCACTATGAAGAAAGCTGGTTTCTCGGAGTTGTTCCTTTCGGAAGTTGATAGTGAGGATAAATACTACGATTGCAGTATTAACATGATTACTATTGACGAAAAATCAGACAAGGAGAGAAAAACAAAGGTTCGCTATCTTGTACAGGGTGATACCATTGAGAAGGCACGTAAGAATGTTGATGAGATTATGGGTAAGACTATGATTGATTACAATATTACAAGCCTTAAGGAAACATCAATCATGGATGTATTCTTGTATATGGGTAAACCAAAGGAGTAAGGCTTTTCATTTTTCTTATTATTTAATTAGTTTGAAATCCCCCTATGGGGTGGTGCTGCTTAGTTCAATGGTAGAACGTCCGCCCAAATCGGAAAAAGGTTGTGGGTTCGACCCCCACAGCAGCAACTATGACTTTTGGTTTGATAAAGGATAAAGATTATGGGATATTATGATAGATTTAACAAAGGAGGAAAGAAGCCTAAACGCCAAAGGAGCGAAAAGCAAAAGTGGGTTGACAAGCTAGATAGACTTATGTCGGTTTATATCCGTATGAGAGACTCTAGAGAGTTTCACTATAAGTATTTCAGATGCATCAGTTGTGGGCGAATATTACCAATCGACCAAGCCGATAATGGGCATTATTGCGGACGAACTCATATGAGCTTGCGCTTTGATACACGTAATCAGAATGCGGAATGCAAACGATGTAACAGATTCTCTTCTGACCATCTTATCGGTTATAGAAAGAATTTGATAATGAAGCTTGGAAGATTGGCTTATTTGCAGAAGCATCCTCACGTTCCTTTAGATATGGAAGAAGTTAAGCGGCTCGGAGAGCAACAAGTTGATTTATTGGAGGTAATGAAACATCAAGCAAAGAATTGGTCGGTGTTCGAATTACAGGAACTCTATAAATACTATGCGGCTCTAATTCTGAAAATGAATGAAGAAAAAGATAATCAATAAGGTTTAAATAATGTTATAGCCATAACAATAGACACTAATTTATTTGCATTATTGAATTATTCTTCGTAACTTTGCAATCGTCTTGGTGAGACACACCATAAAAACTGTAAGGTCATTTTTCTATTGGCTTTTGTTATGCATAAGACTTGTGCATTCCTATATAGTAACAAAAGTGATTTCATATTATTTGTGAAATGAAGTTTAAATTAAGACCATATCAAGAAGAGGCTAGCAAGAAGGCTGTTGAGTTTTTCTTGGATGAAAAGAAAAATTGGAACGCTCTGGAAGTGCTCCCTACAGCATCGGGCAAATCCTTAATTTTGGCAGATATAGCTGCTAGACTCAAGGATAAAGTGCTTGTGTTCTCTCCTACTAAGGAGATTTTGGAACAAAACTACAAAAAGTATTGTTCTTATGGATTTGATAATGCCAGCATCTATTCCGCTAGCTTTAAATCAAAAGAAATCAGCGATGTTACTTTTGCTACAATTGGTAGTGTGAAAGGACATCCCGAATTGTTTACTGACTTCAAGTACATATTGATTGATGAGGTTCATTTAGTGAAACCTGAATCCGGCATGTATAAGGAGTTTCTTGATAAATTAAAGAGCAAGGTCATAGGTTTAACAGCAACACCATTCCGTCTGTATTCCTATCAGAACTATGGTAGCATACTGAAGTTTCTGACAAGAAGTAGAGACAAGATTTTCAAGGAACTTATTTACTATGTTCAAGTTGAGGATATGGCAAAGAACGGATATATCTGTCTGCCAAACTATTACTCTTGTCCACCGCCACAATGGAATGAAGGTAATTTGCAGCTAAATTCAACTTGCCGTGATTATACAGACCAAAGTGTAAAACAAGAATATGAACGTGTGGATTTGTACGGATGGCTAGTTAGTGTTGTCAATAGATTACTTAATCCGAAACGAGGTGGACAACGTAAAGGCATCTTGGTTTTTACCAAGTTCGTTAAAGAAGCTCAGATGCTGACCTATTCCATACCTAACTGCGAAATGGTCTGCGGAGAGACACCTCCTAAAGAACGTGAGGCTATCATCGAGCGTTTCCGCAATGGGCAGACTAAGGTACTGGTAAATAGCCAAATCTTGGTCGTAGGCTTTGACTATCCGGAGTTAGATACTGTAGTGTATGCAAAGCCGACACGCTCTTTAGCGCAATACTATCAAGTTGTAGGAAGACTTCTTAGACTATCAAAAGGGAAACAACCTTGGTTTGTTGACCTCTGTGGTACTTATGAGAGGTTCGGAAAAGTTGAAGACTTGAAATTGCTAGACCAAAACGGCAAAGGAAAGTGGGTAATAATGAGTGGAAATAAACAATTAACAAATGCATTTTTTTAAGATATGGTAGTAAAATTAGACGAAAAAGCATGTAGCTTGGATGCAGATGAATTGGTCGCTTTCGTCCGTCTGTCATTTAATGCTGACAAAGACGGATATGTATATGGGAGCAACAAGGAATTATCGAATAAGATAGGTATGTCGGTGGCAAAGGTAAAAAAAGCTATTGAGGGGCTATTTGAGAAACAAATGTTATCTATCGGTAGCGGAAAAGTCTTTATTTGGAAGCATGAAGACAACATAGAATTTGCTGAAGGTGAAGAATCTAAACCACACAAGAACGAACCTGAACGAATAGCATTGAACAACGTCCCTAGTGTACAACAAGTGGATGATAAAGCAAAGAAGGTTTGCGAATATTTCAATAAGGTTATCGTTGGAAGAGGAATGCCTCTTGTTCATGCCCTGACTTCGAAGAGAAAGTCAATGATTAATTCACGGCTTAAAGAATATGGGAGTGAGCAGATGAAGTTGATGATTGACAAGGCGGCAGCATCTTCATTCCTTAATGGTAGTAATGGATGGATGGCGAGTTTTGATTGGATTATGAGACCAAATAATTTTGTTAAAGTATTGGAAGGAAATTATGATGATAGAAAGCAAGGGACTAATAAAGACGCAGAGCAAGGCTATTACCAAGAATCAGCCGACCTCGTGCAGCGCCTCAATCAACAGAGAAAAGCAACGAATATTCAATGAGTACGGAACATTCGATAACGTTCTAATGTCTTTCTCTCCATCAAGCCAAGTAGGTAGTAAGATGCCAATCGGAAAAGCTTTTAAAAGCAACGCACCAACACTTACCTATCTTGACTTGTGTTATGGAGAAGGAAGTGCAATAACATGGCTTGTAGCATGGATTTCTGATGTCTATGGTATTTGTGGCTTTGTAAATAATGAGGTTACTGACAATATCAAGATAATGACTGCAAATGTTATAAAGGATGAGTATTATTTCCTTAATCTGAACGAGCTGATTACTTTCTTCAAGATGTTTATTGCCGGAAAGTTTGAGAAATTCTACAAGAAGCCAAATCCGCAAGTTATAACAAAGAGCTTGAATACTTTCTGTTCCCATCGTATAGATGCCATAAAAGCAGTAGAGGCAAATATACAGAAAGAGAAAGAGGCTAAAGAAGATGAGGCTATCAAGCAAAATGCCATCACTTATGAAGAATGGGCGGCAAGAAAAAAAGCTAAGGGCGAGGAAGTTAATATAGAACTTATCGAAGACGAGAAAGGCAACAAGATTTTTCGGGTTAAAGCTCCTAAAGCTGATGCTAGATTAGACTCAGCTTATATGATAGTCAAGAATACAACAAATGCCGATTTTAAGGCTATATGCAAGCTAAGAGAATGTTTCGTTAAGAAATATGGTATAGACCCATACGACTTGATTAGAAGTTTAGGGAATAAAAAACTTAGAGAATATGAAGAAAGAAGAAATTGTCAAGGCAATCATTAAGAACCTTAGAGATGTAAATGGAAAAAAGTTCCGCAAGGATGATGTTCAAGCCATTGTGAATTATTTCATAGACCTCACAAAGCAATCGTTGCGCAACAGAGACCGTGTTATGATACGCAGCTTTGGAACATTTGTGGTACGACATAAAAATCCCAAGCAAATTAATTGCGTGCGAACAGGAGAGAAAACGATGACAAGGGAGAAAGACCATGTGGCTTTCATTCCTTCTAATGATTTTGACTTAGATTCAATAGTATAAAATGGAGATAGCAGAAATAGAACAGATTATAGAGGCTTGCAACTTTGATGTTGCTAGCCAGACCCAAAGAGCAGAAACATTCAACGTAATTGATGCTATTGTAGAAATGCGCAAATACGAAGGTCGTTTCAACGCCAAACGTTGGGAATATGAAAATGTTAATGGACGTGGAACGATAGAAATATATTCTAAACTCGTTGCCGGAACTCTAGAGGACAAATTAGCAGAGTTTGCTATTATATTATTCTCAATGGCCAATAAGTACAAGATGAATGTCAAATCGTTGAGGCTAGACCCAGATTCAATGAGAGACCGTTCCTTTGAAGACTTGATGATGTCTATGCTGAAGATTGAAATGACACATTACCGAGTGTTCAAGAAGATAATAATCTTGATTGGCATGCTTTGCGGATATTGCATGATGAATGGTATTGATTTGTTGTGGTTCGTTAACAAAAGACTTTTGATAAACATTAAATAGGCTAAAATATGAAGAAGTTAAAGTTAGTTTTTACGAGTACGGATTTCGCATCTTATACGAAGAGTACTATGAGTATGTTATGCAAGGTTCTTTTACGAATTCCTTACCTTGTACTTGTAGGCATAGTTAGTACAACATGCTGGGTTGCTAAGTGTATTGTAAGGTTCTGCAAGGAGTACACAAAGGCAGCGGTAATTATCGGTTTTGTTCTTTGCTTTATGGCTATGTTTGTTGAGTTTGTCTATTTTAAGATTCAACTTGCAAAGAGTTCGTATCAGACAAGTGAACTTATAAAGCGGAACTATGAGCTGGAGCAGACCGACAGATACGATATAGGCTTCCATGATGCAATGGCAAAGAACAGAGAAATGCTTACACAAAATATTGAACCATGACAAACGAATTCAATGATGCGTTTACGAGAGCACAAGCTTTGCAGAGGAGGTTCAACCCAGATTACATGAACTCCTTTTCGATAGCAATTAAATATGATAGCTATTACGAGGAATACATGGAGATTGAATTGAGAACAGATAATGATAAGTTCTTTATTTCTACATTGACATGCGTTTACGAAGAGGATTATACTCTAAGATTAGACGAATTAGAAAAAACAATAGATAAATTATTAACAGACGAAGACAATGAATAAAAAAGTTATTTTTGTAAGCCTGTTGGATATTATAAGTATTCCATCGGGTAACGAGCATCCTGTAGATATTACGGATTTTCAGCTAAAGCACGATTTCTTTAGAGCGTTGCAAGCTGATAATAATATAGTCCGTGTCAACATCTTAGGATATGACAAGAACCAAGTAATGTATTCAAGCGATATAACATTCAAGAAAATGGTATCGGTTATTTCATACGAAATTGCTATGTATACAGTTAATGCGGTAGTTCCATATTGCTCTACTGATAATATTGATGATACTTTTGTTGATGCTGCAAAAAGCACCGAGAGTATAGAGTTTCTCAAAGACAAATCTAATTGGCTGATTATTGGGAACGATGATCTGGCTGATAAATTTGGGGTTGACAATATAACAATGGAGGATTTCGTCAATGGAGAACTTGGAGAATATTCTGAAGGAGCTAAGACAGCAGAAAAGAGATAAACATATTAAACCGGAAATCTTGACCTTAGCAACCATAAAGAATAGGTACGGAAAAGACCCGTTACCTGAGTTGCGTAATTTATGGGCAAAAGGACTGGTTAAGAATTGTAGAACTTTAAATGATTTAGGCTTTATATACAATGGATAAGGAGTTAATAAAAAAGTTAGTTGCACAAGGCAAGGCTTATGTACTTGACTTGCGAGGTGGTAGTGTTCCTTATAAGGAAGGTAATGCAGCGGCAGTTGATTTTTACTGCCCACAAGATGTTGTGTTGAATATGCCTTGGGTGAAAATGGGTAGAGGTCACATCAACCTACATTTAGGAATTGAACTTCCTAAAGATGTTGGTTTGGATATTCGTTCACGTTCCGGCTTTACTGACAAAGGTATGCAAGTTGATGTGGCCTTTATTGGCAAGAACGAAACACAAGTTGGTTACATGACTAATGTTAGAGCGGATATTGATATTTGTCTAGGTCTGGTCGATGAAGACTATAGAAACGATATTGGTGCGCTTTATAGAGTTAATTCCGACCGTTATATGCCGACAAAGGATAGCAAATTCAAACTAGATTCAGATTACGAATATTATGTTTTCGTAGTCAAGAAAGGTACTCGTGTTTGCCAGGGTGCATTCCGCAAGGTAGAAAATCCAGATTGCATACTTGGAGAGTTGAATATGGAAAATAATCGTGGAGGAGGATACGGACATGGTGGAACAAAATAATAATGAATGTTGCGAATATGCTAACAAGTATATCTTTGAGATTAGACATTTGGCAGACATGATTGAATGCAAGGATAATGCCGCTTTCGTATCATCTCTAAGGGAGGACTTCGGAAAGCTCGGATTATTTTCAAGCGCAGCCAATTTCCTTCGTCTTATGTATGAGATACGAGCATCTTCTAAAGACAAAGAAACCTTACGAAGCCATATCAGCGTAATGGCGATGGAAGCCTTGCTTACGCTCTCTTGGTATATTGTTTCAGATTATAACGACATCATCGAATCGCAAATCGAATTGTTCAAAACCAAAAATAAGCGGTATGGAAACGCATTTTCGGAATGTTTTGCTAAAGATGGTTATCCGTATGCCTTCGGTCATTTGCAAGAGAAGATTAATCGTATTTGCTCTTTGCTGACTTTGAACGAGGATGCTAAAGAAGAGCCTGTCCTAGACAGCTATAAAGATTTATTGGGGTATTGTATTTTAACACTTATCGAAATAAAATGAGATACCGAATAACAAGAATAGAAAAAGTTATCAATGGGCAGAGTTCGTTTGAGCACTGCTCGTTGATAGTTTCTAACATAGAAAAGTTTAGGAAACAAATAGATGCAGACGAGGTTAACTTCGTCTATGAAATGTTGGATTAAAAATAGAAAAGAATGAAAGAACCAGACATTGAAACGAATCTAAAGAAAATCATGGAACGCATAAAATGGATTAGAGAAACTAAGGCCATCTTATCCAAGGAAGAAATAAGTCTTTCCATTCCATTGATGCAAGATTTATCGCAAGTAGGCAATATTTACGATAAGTTTATGAGCTATCATGCCGGACGAAATTCCACAATGGTACGCAAGCAATTTATCTTTGTTATTCTTTATCTTTATTCTCCTAGTGCCCTTGGCGGTTCTAAAATGAGAAGAGGGTTAAGAGAAAAAATCGCTAAGGTTTTGGGGTGTACATGTTCTAATGTAAGCCATGATTACAAAAACATCAGTTTCTATTATGTTACTTACCGAAGTTTCCGTAATGACGTGAATGAGATATTGGATAAGCTATTAATAGATTTGGGTTTAAAAGAGATAGGGGAAGAATAACTTCCCCTACCCTTTTTAAAGCAATCGCAACTCTTGTTTAATACCAAGCTTTTTTGACTCTTTATTAAAGAATTCTACTTTACGTTTTACTTTTTCTTTAAACTGCTCGAACAATGCAATTAAAGCTTCTTGCTCGGTATCAAAAAGTGATTCCTCTCTAATTGTATGCTGTTTAGTTCGTTCACAATAGTCGGGTTTGTATTTATAATCTATCCACCAACCAGAAGGGTTAAGCTCATTTCCCTCAAACCAAGATACGTTGCAGCATCCCTTTATAATACAGCGTTGCGGATGTTCAAACCAACTATCTATATACCAAGCAATATCACCATTCTTATATTTTGGAATGGGTCTTTCCTCTTTATTTGTATATTTATATTCTCCCATATTGTTAATGTTTTACAATTTCCAAATACTTCAACTTTGCGAATCGGTATGAGTTATATGTTTCACCAAGCGTTTTATACACCTTAGATGTGAAGTACAGAATGCAGCCTGTATAATCATTAAATCCTAAGATGATATACTTATCTTCAATATACCCTGCTACGTATGCCCCAATGTCCTTACCTTTATAAAGAACTCGCTCACCTAGATGAGCATTGAAAAATTCCTCGTTTGTCATACGCTATCGCTATTTTAGTTCATCAAAGTCAAGCCACTCAATCTTATCGTAGCACTCATACAGAACTTCGATACGCTGTGTTCCGTCTCCTCTAGTGACAATCCATACATCATCACTCATCGCTCCGTAATGAAGAGCCGTAGGATTTACGCCACCTCCACTATATCGGAACATTACCCACTTTCTTAATGGTGGCTTATCTTCTTTTAGGTCGTGCCATAATGATGCCGCATTCACATAAGGAACGTTTTCTGTGCCACAATCAGTAACACCAACCTTCTCTGTACTAAATGTTACTCCATCTAATTCATTGTAATCTACCTCATCTTCGTTGCTACAGATGTTGAGGTAAATCTTCTTTGGTAAATTCTTTACTTTCATATCACTTAAATTTAATGATAAAAAACTCGGTATCAAGCCACTTGTCGGGGCATAAGCCTTCCTCAGGTTTGCCGATGGTGATACTCTCAATCTCCTTTTCGATTCGTGGACTATCCTTGCGGTAGCCATTAATGAAGAGGACGTGGGTATATGGCTTGTATTCCAGCTCACCTGTCACACAACAATAACCGCCGTACTCATCAAAAAGCACTTCGCCGCCTTCGGCTTGCTGGTTTACAAGTCGGGATGCCCAATACGGCTTTATCTCCCGATACTCTTCATCCTTTCTTTCGTCAGCAATCATATCGAACCACTGCTTGCTGACGGATAGGGTCAATACTTTCTTTTCCATACGCTATAATTCTTCTTTTTCAAATTCACTTTTTGGAACTCTGTAAGATGTACTATGATATTCACACTCATCATCTTTACCTATAATATATTTGGCAAGCATATCTTTCAATGCCTTATAAGCTAAAGTGTTGTGACGAATCTGAATACGTATAAAGTTCTCATTATCACACATTGTAAGTGGTGATTGATTATTCATATACACCTTGCCTTTCTTACCAAGGTTACTTCCGTTGTAACGTTGGTAGAAATATCCGCTAGCCTTATGCTTGATTCTGTAAGGTTTAACCATAACTATTCTTCGTTACATAAAGTTTCTACTACCTTTGTTCTTGTGGTTTTTGTTACAGGGTCATATTCGTCATGAAGAGCCTTTACCACACCTTTTTTGTTGGTAAAATAAACCACTCTGCCACCATCATAGAAACGATATACGGTTATACCATCCACAACAAATAGCTTCTCTACTTTAATTTCATTAATAGAGTCTGATGTTGGAACATTAATTCCTTTGTTATCGTTGCAAGAAACGAGCAGGAATATAACCGATACAAATAATAATATAATCTTCTTCATACGCTACTTATTTTGTTAAACTTATTGCCTTTTTGATACGATGGTCGAACTTGTTGCGATATTTACACTTGCTCGAACCTTCACAGAACATAACACAACCATGCTCGTTATAAGCTTCCTTAAACTTCGCTTTCCAGTAAGGTAAAGGATGCTTACTTGGATAATCAGCATAAGTGTCTGCTTTCATTATCTTCTTTGCTAATCTAATCTTCATTCTTACACCTCCTCCCAGTCTGTTGCGAGAATAGTCTCAGGAAGCAACCATAAGACTGGTGTTGCTCTTCCTACGATATTATACATCAACATCTCAGTACCAAGATAATTATTATCAATGTATGCGTATGTGCCGTCCGCAAAAATCTTACGTTTCACTTTCTTTCCTTCCATCCATTCTTCTCTAGAATCTCAGGAGTGAGAGGAATCGGTAAAATATCTCTGTCTGCAACAAAAGCTGTTTTTGTACTATTAGTTGAAATCAAAGCATAACATATCTTGTTATAAAGAAAGTTTTCTTCAAAATTAACAATAGTATAAGTATTGGTTGCAAACTTTACCAAATCTCCAGGAATATATTCTAACTTATCCATACGTTTATATTTTTAAATTACTATCTAATTGCAAGCCAAAAAGAATATGTTGGAGTTCATCTACACATTTTATCATAACAGTATCGTCTTTTCCGTCATTGAAAGATACTCCGATAATTCCCAAGAAATTATTATATCGCAAAGTGAAAGGGTATTCTTGGTGTTTATACCACCTATGCCCAAAACATTCTCCTTCTGAGCGATAACATGTCCATCCATTCTTTTTAAGAAACTCTTCCCAAATATGAACGTGCATAATATCATTTTGACAAATTTTGCCCAAGCCTTGCCCATCAATAACTTTCAAGTCGTAAGAATAATCTATATTGAACGGATAGATGCTACAGACAATACAAATAAATCCGTGACTATAAACTATATCACCCACCATATAACGAGGTGGTTTCCTAAATTCTTTCTGTGCCATACGCTTTACTTTTCTAAAGATGAATATATCCATTTACTTCACACAGAACCTTTTCTAGCAGGTTCTTTAGAATATTCAATTCATCATTTGAATATGTAGCTATAGGATAACCATCAAGGGTAGTTTCGCCAAAATAGCTACGACTTATCTTTAATGAGTGTTTATTCTTTTTCATTTTTCTTTGCCTTTTACAATATTGTACACTTGTTTTAACTCATCTGTTGATAAGCGTTCGAAATCAAAAGAACTGATAGCGTAGACGAGTTTCTTGCGAAGATTCTCTTCTTTAACATCTGATATTTCCTTTTCTGTAGGAACAGATATTCTTCTAACATTCCATCTATCACTACCGCATTGCCAGCCCGAATCTCTTCTAAATCTAGCGTTATTAACAACAATTTGAGTCTTTGTCACTTTATCAACCTTGGCGATACGTCTGCGATGCATACCTATAACTAGTACATCATCACCAGCAACCAAATCTTTAAGCTCTTTCATTACTCACCTCCTTTCGTAATCAAGTCAAACAACTCATCTACAAATATCCAATCAGACAAATGGAATATATTGACTTGCTCTTCCCACATTTCTTTATATGTATCGCAAGTGGTTTTATCAAGCTCATCGTTCATATCGTAGAGCTTTCTATTACCGAATTCTTTTGAGAACGCAAGAACCTTTCCGTTGTCGTTACGTGGAACTTCGCTAGCAGGGTGAAACATGTCCTTCAATAGCTCATTGATACCCCACTTAGCACCTAGTCCAATAGCTTCTTTGATGTCCTCTTTGTAGAACATTTCTTCCTTTTCATCATTATTGAAGACTATCTCTTCACCATTTAACAGGAATCTATCTTCATAGATTTCTTCCTTTGCAGCTTCTATTTTCTTATCGTCTATCATATTTATGTCTCCTATTTCTGATTATCAGTAATTAACTTGCGTAATTGAGATATAACCTCATCTACGTTCTTATCATGTGCTCCCTCGTAAAGTCCAAGACGAAGCATAATGATGTTTAGTGCAGGGTCGTTAATCTCAATAGCCCTTTCTGTGAGTACATTAAGTACATGTGCCAAAATCTTAAAAGTCTTAGCATAAGGAATGCTTTTTGAACATTCTGCTATTTCTTTCAAGAAACTTGGAAAATCAACCTTCCACACCATATCGTTCATAACATAGTCACGAACTGTCTTACTTTTAATTTTCTTCATATCTAACCATCCACGTTATTAGTTGTACCTAACAATGATTCATTGCCGATGTAAGGAATACATTGATTCCAACTACAACCATTACAACAATAACAAGAATCTCTATCTTTATAGCCAAAAAAGCTTACTTGCCATGCTTGGCTTTCAAAGTCTCTGATAAGCACCTTATCAAATGGCTTTAGTTCAATATTTGGCTTCAAATCCACAATCTGTTTCTTCTCTGCATCCCAGCGTTTACCTTTTTTAGCTAAAGCGTCAAAGAGCTGCTGCTTCTCAGAGTCAGTTGCTGGGCGGAGACTATAATGAACTCTTGTATTACCATATTCAGCTATAGTAAATTTATCGTCAGTATTATAGAAAGCATAGTAAAAAGCTCTTTCGTCTCCATCTTTATATTCACTTTTTAAGATGAAAATACAATTTGCATAATATCCACCTTTAATTCCTTTCATAAACACAATATCCCCATCCTTGAACACAGGCTGAGCCTTCTCTATCTCCAAGGTCTCCATATTCAGCTTACCACTTAATTCTTTCTCAATGGTATTGATGTATGTAGCGGTACAACTATGTGATGCTTTGTGCCAATCCTTTGTATCCAAAAGACATGAATCAGAATGAATAGACTCTTTGTTACGTTTAACGAATACAGCCTTAACTGTTTGGTATGAAGAATGAGCAAATTCTTTGAATACACAATAGTCGCCCTCTCCATTAGCAAGTACATCGCCCTTCTTCCAAGAAAACTTTGCCCAATCACGCATTTCCTTTGAAGGAAAGAGAATCTGTAAGCCATCAGGATAACCTCTTTCTGTACCAAATTCGGAATAACCACGATGGCAAGTAGTATTATTATTAGTCTCATTCGTACACCAGACTACTGTTTCTGTATCTGTAGTACTGATAGTATCTAACTCTACATCTATATTATGCAACCAGTCATACAACTTAGTTCCTTGCGGTTTATCCTTTAAAATAGCCGCTATATTAATTTTTATCTCCATATCACTTTATTCTTTTAAATTGAACAGCCTTTCCGTCTTTTCTGTCGATTGCGACACACTTGAAATCTCCACAAACTTTTTCATAAATGCCGGTACATATCTCATCGAAAAAACAACCATTGCATTGTTCTTTCTCTGCCTCAACTACCTTCAAGACGATTTCTGAGCCAATAGATAAATCTTCCATAACTAAACCAATTTTTGCGTTAAACAATACTGGTAGTAACTCATACTACCAACGTTTTTTGATATTTTTGGCAGCTCACCATCATAAGGAGTGACTTTCAAGCCATCAATGAAATCAGCATTCTCAGTTGATACCTCGGTATCATGCTCATTCATAAACACCTTTTGCGCTGTCGTAGAATGGCTTTCAGCTCTAAGCTTACCGAGTGACCGCCAAACCTGCTTGCTATGGATGAACAATCCATGCAAAGGAATAGTCCTTACTTCTACTTTTGTTCCCATAACCTTTATTTTAATACATCTATTCTCTATCTAAATAAAACGGGGAATATCGCAATATTCTCATTTCTCTTCTCATATTAATCTCAGCTAAACGAGCTGCTTTATAAAGCTTAATATATGGCTTATCTTTGAGATATTGAATAAATTCGACAACAGAATATTCTTTCTTTTCCATACCCTTAACCATTTAAAGATGATAATAACTATTTGATACCCTTGCGCCCAAATCGAAGCAGCCCACAGCATCCGGCTTTAAGAAGCGTTTCTCTAACTTCTCCAAAGCCACTTTATACTTCTGCTCCATGTGCTTGCAATGTAGTCTCTGAGCTAATTTAAGTTGCTCAACAACACCCTTGCGAGCAACTCTATATTGTTTATCGGACATCATAGCCTTATTCGTTCACATAGTTGATTACTTGCTCTTGACCTTGCTCATGCAAGTTATCGAAAGCGTCTTCTATAACTTTAGCTACTTGGTCGCCATTTAGGTTCTCCAGCATTTCGCTTACTACCTCTATCTGCTGGTCTGTTGCTAAAGAGCAAAACTTGTCAATAAGAAAACTCTTCTGTGCATGGACGAGCATATCATCGAATAAATCCGATACATCTACACTAACTTTATAATATGCCATAATTTGAAATTTTAAAAGTAATTAGTTGTACCACACATCATTTGGTATAAGAGCCAATTTCCATCCATACTCTAGTTCATACCTTAATATTTCAAGGTCGTGACTCATTACAGATGAAAGACCTACAAACTTATTTTCGTACTCCATATCCAAACCATTTAGTTACCATACTTGTAATGCAAATAATTATCCTCTGAGCCGAAATAAAGCTCGGTATCGCTCATATTTGCCTCCATCAAGTCATTCTCTACATCTTTATAAGAAGGCACGCAATCCTTAACTCTTTGGCAGAACAAAGGATATTTTGAAGACACGTCTTCTCCGTCTTCATTATAGATATTAATCTTATCTACATTGTAATATGGATAAGAAGAAATATTTCCATATGAATGGATAACCTTTCTACTCTTAACGGACACCACGATTTCAGCAGGTTTGTTAATAGCATCAAACTCGCAAGTAAAATCATCAAGCTGCGCCTCAAAAGCCGCATCATTAAACTTTTCAGATAAGTTTTCAAAAAACTTTTTCATTTTCTTATTACAGTTTTTATGGTGTGTCTCACCTTTTTAAAATTAGTAACCTTGTTTCTTAATTACAATGCAAAGATACAAAGAATATCCGAAATATGCAAACTTTTTAATGTGTTTCTTTTATTCTTTAATATATCATAACATATAACACCGATAATTTACTGACGTTAACACAAAAACCCCCACCACTACATTATTATATATAGTGATGGGGCAAACACCAAATGGTATTTTGCCTTTGGGCTATTTTTCTTCCTTATCTACGATTTCAACGAAATCTCCAATTCCCAAACGAGCCTTATTGATACATGATGCTATCCAACCTATCAGATAGGCAGATGGTTCTCCACCATGTTTCATTTCAATATTACCCTCGATAGCATCACAAGCGTGACTAGCCTCATGACAAATTACATTCATACGCATAGCCTTACTGCTACTGAATAAAACAAGAACGCACTTTCTTCTTGTTTCTCTTATGTGAAGTCCGTAATAAGTAAATCCATCACCATTTAAAAAATCGTACTTTTCAATATCCGTACCATCATTATTCAAGAATGCTTTCTTTGCATCCTCAAACTGCAACCCAACCCCAACACACAATAAGTGTGGGTAAATGGGCTGGTCGTATTCGTAATATCCTTTCTTCTTCATACCTCATCGTTTTTATGTTTCTCCCACCCTGCTTTTGAAAAGGCATACCAAGTATCACAAATGTCAAGAGCGAGCATGTTGCCTTGGTTAATACAAAAATCGCTATCAAAGCCTTCGATATGAACATACATCAGTGCTATAGTATCATAAGGAACGCTACGACCTTCAAGACAAGGGTTTTTAAAATTCTTAGTCTTGTATAAACTTGTAACAATTGGCACTTGAAGAACGTCTGAAATATTCTTAGTGCTAATCTCTATCGACTTCTTAAACTTCTTCATATTCTCAACTATTTAAATTTCTCAAAGTAGAACACAATTTGTCTATCAAAGTGCTCTTCGATTAAACCATAAGCAAGCGACATCTTTACTTGGAAAGAAGCCTTACCATTAAGCAATCCTTTAGCCTGTCTAGTAATCTCTGAACGAAATTGTTCCAAACTCATATCACGCTTACGAAGATTACAAGACCTGCAAGATGGCATATAGTTCTCCATGGAATCATCGCCATGGAATACGACAAATTTTCCCTCCTTGTCGCTCCACCGAGAGTAACAACCTCGATTTTTCGGAACAAGATGGTCAACCTGCATATCCTTATACTCTATACTCTTGCCGCAATAAGCACAATGCCCATCGTATTTGCGATATATTTTAAGTCTATCTTCTTTTTTCATAATCGTTAATTATGTAACCTACCAATATGCCACTTTGAGCAAACCTTGCATAAGTAAGGATGCCAGCCGGAAGCCTTCAACTTCGAATTCTGATTTAGAAACTCCCAAGCATCATCCTCGCTTTCATAAGCTACCTTCGCCTTCCAAGATTGACCCTTTCTAACCCAATGCTCAGGATCTGGATGCAAATGACGAGGAATACATTTATTTCTTTTCTTCATAACTTCTTCAGAAATTTAAGTTGAAACCCTTCTGCCTTTTTTATTCCTGGGTATAGCTTCGTTAGAACCTCCCATGCTCTTGTCTTGTGCCGATGCCACATCGTAACCGGATGCACACGCTCACCACTTGGTAACACATAGAAATCTGCCTTAATGGTATCAATATGCTCATAGTTTGCAGCTTTATATATAGTTCCCTTGTTACCTATGGACGTATCGGCATAAGATATAAGGTACTTGATTTCCTTATGTGTTGCCCTAATATACTTATGCAAGAGAGATAGGCAAATCGTCTCGCTAAACTTTGGCATATCATCAGACAACCACATTCTGTCAAATTCCCTCACTTGATGGTAATCCAACACTTCGCCCTTTTCAGTCTTGATGTGCGGTCGGATTCCATACCCTATTTGCATTGCGCCCCTTATCTTATCCTTATACAATACCAAAAGATTCAAGCAACTATTCTTCGTTACCTTGTGTGAAAAGTGATGAGGAACTATGATTGCATCTGCTTGCGCCTTATCGCACTCCATCAGCTTTATTCCCTTTTCCTTGCACTCGTAACCGATAACAAATCCGCAGAAGCCTAGCACTGGAGACTTGTTCAACTTTCTTCTTCTCATATCAATGATACCTCTAAAAATAACGTTTGAAATTATCTAGCAAATGCTCTATACAAGCTTTGATTTCGCCCTCTCTTATGAATTGGTTGCAAAAATCTATCAATTCATCACGTACCAACCCTCGTTTTAAGGCTTCGTCTCTCATAGCTCTTATAAGAGCATCCGTTGTTTCTTTATTCCCATTTCTTACAACAGGATTGCAACAAAACACCTTGCACATATCCATAGTTTCAAAACAGACTTAACTGCCTACTCATATTCTTTAATTCGTTATTGGCAAAATCTACTTGACGCTGGTCTATTTCAAAGCCTATATACTTTCTTTCAAGGTTTACGCAAGCTCTTGCTGTTGTGCCACTCCCCATAAATGGGTCAAGAATAACATCACCTACATTTGTTGAGTTTCTGATTAGAATCTCCATCAACTTAACTGGTTTTTCGGTCTGATTGATCAATCCTTCTTTATCCCTGCGTTTGTTGGTTGGAATAGGAACACTCAGAATGTCAGATGTGCCAAACTCATTAATTGGCTTTCCACCTCCCTTACGAAGCATAATGATATACTCCTTTTGATTCATATAATACGTTCCACACACCTTAGTGCATTTATCCCATATTAAACACTTTGTGAAGTGAAACTCACTCCGTCCTATCTCATCTAGAAAGTGCATCAGATTATAGTCGTTACACATAAGATAGCAATGAGTCTTATCCTTTAGTACTCGATATAGTTCGTTGATATACTCCGAAATATCTATGTCATTACTCTTGAATATCTTACCTTTTCTAGTTTGAGAATCCGTCCAATATCCACTCATGCTACTGCGCCCACCTCTAGCTTGTACCGGATAAGCAACATCAGAGCATACTAGGTCTATACATTCATCGTCTAGCTGCTTTAGAAGCTTTCGGCAATCACCTTGATAAATTCTATTTAGCTCCATCATATCACCCACTAACTTTCATTTCAAAATAAACTGTCTTGCTTTATCATTAATTCATTTTCTATTCTCTTGTTTGCTTTATCGTAAAACTCTCTATTAGTTTCAAAACCTATAAAATTACGATTTTCTTGAATACACGCAATAGCCGTAGTTCCACTACCTATACAGCAGTCTAGTACAATATCTCCTTTGCAGGAATGCTTGTTTATAATGCTTCTGAAAAGACTAACAGGCTTCTGGGTAGGATGAAATCTCCCCTTATCACAACAGATTGGAAAGCTATATACTCCATTGTCATATTCACTATTAAAGATAGGATTTTTACCTTTCACCCCACACACAGCGACCTCTCTTGCGTTTGTGAGATAGTTTGTCTTACTATTTATTGGAACAGGATTTGTTTTTATCCATTCTATAAATCTAATTTGTTTAAATCCGACTTTAATCATCGCATCCTTTACGACCCCAATCTTCCACAAATCATAGAAACAAACTATATATCCACCATCTTTCAAGCACCTGTAGGATTCTTTTATCATAGAGCCTATATCAAATGCTTCCTGTTTATCCCAGTCTCCAAAGTCGATAGATATGCGAAATCTATCGGTATCTTTACCAATAGGAGCGGACTTTGCATAATTGGAATCCCTTGAAATTTCATATGGAGGGTCTGTGAGTATAAGCGAGACGGACTTGTCATCAATCTTGCTCATACCATCCAGACAATCAACTTGATAAATCTTATCTATCTCCAGCATATCCAAACATATCTTTTTGATTAAACATTTCTTCTTTGATTCTTTTTTGTGCTACCTTGAAATATTCCCCGTCTAACTCAAAGCCAAGGAAATTCCTGTTTGTTCGCATACAAGCCAGAGCAGTACTTGCTGAACCCATAAAACCATCAAATACCAAATCTCCTTCGTCCGATGATTTCAAGATGCATTGCATAAGCAAGGGGATTGGTTTCTCGTTCTGATGTACCAACTTATCTGATGGAACTCTATCAAAGTCCCACACGTCCTCCAAACGTTTGCCGTTTATGATTCGTCTGCCTTTATTCAAGTACAGGATTGGCTCGTAACATTGACCATATTGCGCATCTAAATCTCCAGCCGTATGGTTGTTCTTTCGCCAAATGAGCACATTCTTAATGGTAAACCCTGCGTTCCTCGCTTGTTGCATAAAAAAGTCCAAGGTCTTGGCACTACAGAAGATATAAGCAGCACTATCATCCTTCAAAATCCGGTAGCATTCGCTCATATAATCAATAATCAATTGATCATTATCGTCATTGAGTATTTCCTTCGAAAAACGATGGTCGTCTGCTCTCCATCCGGTCTTATAGGAGATACAATATGGTGGGTCAGTAACAATTAAATCTACTTTCCCGCTCTCTATTTGTTTCATTCCTTCTATGCAGTCGGAATTGTATATTCTATCAAATTCAAGCATATCAAATCTCTTTTATAGCGTTAACATAAGCTTCATGAGCCTCTTCTTGCGTATCAAAGCAACCTATATATATTTTCTTTTTACCTATCTGATACTGCGCTTGCCATTTTCTTACACTCTTATTCCAAGTCACGCCCAAGTATTCGGAAGAGGTTTTCTTTGCTATAGCAGAATAAATCACATTGTATCTTGCGGTACAATACTCCAAGTTATCTACATCGTTATTCGTCTTGTCGAAATCCTTATGATTCACCATCGGCAACGCTTCTGGATTCTCCAAGAAAGCCTGAGCTACCAAACGATGGATATAAAACATCTTGCGCTTTCCGTTCTTGTAAAGCCATACCTTCAGATAACCTTTTGGTGTCTTGCAAGGTACGATTTCCTTTAATTGAGACGTTCTCCCAATAGTAAAAACATGTCCCAGCTTGCTAACATAATACCTTTCGTAATTCTTTATAGGCTTTATATCACCAAGAAACCTTGTTATACATTTATCTTTCATTGTTACCTCCTTTTTCAAAGAAACTTGAATATATGGCTTGTGCCTCCTTTGTATCTAGCAAATCAATATCATTGTAAAACCTTCTGTACACAACGCACAGCCTTTCGTCATTTCCGGTTTCTCTTGCTTTAGCTATTTGCTGACAAGACTCCATGAGAAATGCACTTATCTTCTCGTAACTTCGCTTCTGTGTCTTCTTTAGCATATCCATGCTTACAAAGGTTTTGTAGTGTATAATATGCTTATCTTGATCATACTCGGTGAGTATCAGACCTTCAGGAATAGCAAACACCACCCTTTTAGTCTTGTCATCGCCATAAAGCTGAATCGCACCTGTAAACGATGTATATATCTTTTGTAATATCTTTGCTATCGGTAAATCCTTTTTCAAAAACCTTTCAGCAAACCTCTTCATAAAATGAACGCTCATAGCAAAACAATCCTCGCTATATCCTTCATTTCTGCTCATAGGAAGATACTCGTTAGTCTCCTTCAGATAAATGAATACACCGGAAGCAAAGACATCACCATGTTTTACACCTACCACTATGAAATAATCGGCATTTGGTGTAGCAAACTCAAAGGTCTTTGTTATTTGCCTAACTTTCTGTCTTTTCATTTCACGTTTAAGCTCATTAGCTTTTCGCATCTGAAACTCATAGATTCTTGTTTCATCTAAGTTTCGTACTCTACGCATCTCACCCGAAGTCATACTTGCTGTTATCATGCGCATTCCTCCTTTTTAATCTTTGATAACCAACAATCCCAGATTCTTGTAGCTACATTAGCCATCATAACAGGAGGAACACACATTCCGCAAGCAAACCAAGGTTTCATGCCATTAAAGTCATAATCCATCGGAAATGTTGATGCTAAAATCGTATCATGTGCTGAAAGATAACTTGGATTATCATAATACACAAGTCTATCCTCCATTGCTGATATGGTATTGCATACCTTGTTCTTTTTGAGAAACATGTTATTGAACATAGAAAGACGATTATCCATCCGCTTGACAATATCACCGATAGAATTATCTTTCTCATTTCTATGCTTCCAATACTTCATCATTCCTTTAGGTATTTGCCTTCCACAATAGTCAGAAAACTCATCCAAGACAATTTCTTTCTCGTTGAAGTCCATATCTATCTTAGGCACTCGCTCGAACAAATCCTTTTGAACCATAAACGGCTCGCAAAGGTCTTTACGTAACCCAATAAAGAAGACCCTAGGTCTGTTTTGAGGAACACCCATGTTACGTGCATTGAGAAGCCAATGCTGCAAGATATATCCGGCATCATCCATCTGTCTATAAATCTCCTTTACGTACTCGATGGCTTCACCTTGCAATAAACCTTGAACATTCTCAAAAACTACTACCTTTGGCTTTAGTTCTTTAGCGAGGTCGATTGAGTAGAAAGCTAAATCGTCAAGCCTTTGCGCCTTCTGACCTTCTCGGAATACTTTTTCCTTTCCCCAAGCCTTTTGGCGGTCACCTGCAATACTGAATACCGAACAAGGAAAACTAGCATCCAGTATATCCAAATTATGAAGCTCTTCTTTCATAATACGCCCCCCCCATATTGATATTGGCAATCAACTCACGAATATCACAATTGAAAGCATACTTGACATCGTGATTCTTCAAGTACATCTTCATAACCTTTGGGTCTATCTCATTACAGGCTACAACATCGTAGCCAGCTAGCTTATATCCAAAGGAACTACCTCCTCCACAACAAAAGCAAGACATCACCTTACCTTTGTCTTTTGTGAAATTAGCATCTTTTTTAGTCCATCTATAAGGGAACTTGTGCTCGTTTTTATACATTTATCTACCATAAAAAAACAATCGTTAATAAAAACCGATGTATAAAAATAACCACAAGTAATATGGTTGTAAAAAAGGGACTCTAACCCTTGAATTTAGATTCTGTTTTCTTCGGCAATGCGTCTTAAATAATCATCTGCAGCGTTATCGTCTATTTTTGACTTAAGAGACATTCCTGTGTTATATCCTATCATTAAGGACACATTCTTGCTCTTTTTCTTGTTCTTTCCATATCGCCAGCTAAAAACCTTTCCCAGCCAAGCTATACCAACAATACCATCTGATACAACTATTGTCGGCAACAAAACATATACTTTATATATCATCGCTATCTAATTGAGAGTTAAAAATATATCTATTCTGATTCAACCAAAGCTCCACGTAGTCAGCCTTGATTTTCAGAAATTCTTCATATGTGTAGCATTTCTGCTGCTTACCACCTTTGTTCCAATAATAGGCAACTCCTCCCAAAGAAAAGAAGTCTATCAAGTCCATTTCCTTTCGCTCTGGTTCTTCACGCTTTTTCTTTTGCCTATATCTACTTACAGCAAGCAATATGAGACAAACGCAAAGCAACATAGAAACCAGTATCTCGAATATTAACCTTACGTCTTGCATCTTATCTTAAAAACAAAAACACGAAACTACCGATTGCAAAGTCAAAGGAATAGTGACTCGGACTGCCTTTCGGTATAGTCCATCGGGTTTCGTGTCTCTAATATCTTATCAATTTCTTAAATCGCCATTTTATCCTTTTTTGTTCTGCGCTTGCAAAGATAAATAATATCTCGCTAACTTGCAAATGTTTTAGTGCTTTTAATGTTTTATTTGCATTATTTTAAACTTATCCTTTTTTGAAGTTCATTCCAAATTCTTCTTCCGTTACCTCATACATTACATCACCACATGCTACTCTTTGCTTGTCTTTTGCCATCAGTAATAAATTTCTATAAGGTATCTCTTTCACGACTTCTTGGTAAGATAAGTGCAGACTATCCATAAAAGATGCAATCTGCCCTAAGAGTGTATCGTTACCTATGGTCGTGGTTTTGCTATCATCCTTGCCGCACTCTTCGCCAAAATTGATAGCGTCTGAAAATCCTTTATAGAGATTAAGGAATAAGCCGTTTGTAAGCCATTGACAACCTCTTCAAACGTTCCTTTAGATAATTCATCACTAATGGATTCATCGCCTTGTATGAATATGGACAACGCCTTACAAGCATCATACAAATTCTTAAGCATGCCTAAGACTTCCGCTAAGGTCTTGCCCTCTTCAAAACTATTAAGGTATTTAGCCGCCTTGACCAATTTTATAATTGTAGGTGGTGAAATACAATAAGTCTTTCCATTCACCATTATTGTTACGGAGTCCTCTCCAAGAATTGCATCCGCAACTAATTTACTTGCCTTACTCATGGTTCTGAATATTAAAAAAGGGGAACGGCTTTAACACCATCCCCCTCTATCATTTGTTGCCTATGTCTTCTTATCCCTGTTCCACAACCGCAGAACCTTCCCATTGGTACTCGCCAGCCACACCATCGGTCTCACTTTCCATAGCAACGGCAGAAATACCCAAAGTGATATTCTTGTCCTGCTGGTCTCCCTTGGCTACGATAGCCGCATTTGAGAAAACGATGTAGTTTCCTGTTTTGGTCTGAGCAACAATACACTTGTTAATGTTTGCCAAATCTTGGCTAGAAGACCAACCTACTGCGTCTGTCTCCGTTGTGGTCTCTGCGCCTGTTGCATCATACATCTTGCCACCCTGCAAGTCTACCTTGTTCTTCCATGAAAAGACACCAATAGAGAATGTAATTGTCTTAGCACCCTCATCGGTCTTGTCACGATAGTAAACCTGTCCGTTCAGCTCGTTCTTGTACTCGGTAACACTAGGGTCATCCTGAGAATATCCCCATGTTCCCTCATGGCTGTTCTTAACCTCTGTAGCGGTTTTCAACCATGCAGCCAACTTAGCAGGTGTATTTGCCTCGGTAAGAGGAGCACCATACCAAATTCTCTTGATTCCAATAAATGGTTTCATCTTATGTTACGTTTAATGTTTCAAAATCAATAGTAATGTTTGCGTAATGGCAACTCAACCTACTCTCTTGCTCTATGCCGTGGGAGCGGATAGAATAACGATACCATACATCCTCAACTTTTCCGACCTCATTGTCGGACAGGGTTTGAATAGCCTTCTTTAAAAGCTCGTTCAATTGAGGATTAGCCTCGCCCTCTATATCTTTGAGCAATATGTTTACCTCTATAGTACAATCGTTGAAATATGTCTTATCTGCACTCATGCGCTTAGGGATGATGACTATCATGCCATCATCGGGAATCTTCTCACCGACCATAGGTTCTTCCCCATCAAGTCCACCCTTTTTCAGATGTCCTTTCAGTCTTCGTTCCATTCCCATAAGCTCCAAGTCATCATAGATTACATGACCTGCATCTATTTCTGTTATCATCGCATATCCTCGATTTCTTTCTTGATATACTGAATACCCGAATCTATAACATCATATCCCCTAGAGGAAACATCTGACGCATATTCCGCTTTGTTGCCAAGGGTCAAGGTGTGGTCATGTACTTTACTATAGTTAGACCTTCTGAGATTACCTGTGCGGTTTCGGTAGTTTCCGTTAGTCTTATTAAGCTCAACGGATGTTTTACATAACCTGTCAAGAAACTCATCAACTTCCCTTTCTCCCTGCGCAAAGAAAGCGTCTAGCTTATCCTTTATAACATCAGACATAGATACTCATATAACCAAGATAATTGCACTTAGGGGCATTATAGACCTTTCCACCTCCTCGGTAACTTCCATCATCGGAATATACTTTGACTTCATCACCTTCGGAAATCTGGCACTTGTCACAAACAATATGATATTTCGGTGTATATATGCTACCATTATCGGTAGTGAAATGCTCGGTAGAGTTGTCATCGCACCGACAACGCACCATTTCTTTCCATTCCTCAGAAGAGCTAATGACCTCGTTGTACTTGTTGACAACCTTATTCACGAACTTCTTCTTTAATATATGAGGGGAATATAACATAACCTAGACATTTACCAAATATCAGACTTATCCGTGATAGTGGAAAGCCCTAAAGCTGCCACCACTTCATTATCCGGAGCAACACCATATTTTCGGCAAAGCCACATATAGTATTGTCCTATCCTAGAGTAGTCCCAAGAGACAGAGAATCCATTTTCATTCACATTGCTCATATATGGGGCAAGCATAAGTTCCTCGATTACGGAAATCATTGCCTTGCCTACAACCTGGGAATTATCAGACGTATATTCTTCGTCAAGGTCTATACCTGACGATATATCTTCCAATTGGGCATCGGTAATGTTCCAAGCACGCAACTTCTGCGAAATGTATTCTCTTATCTTCATGTGACATCCTTATTTCTGAGCCTGACTCATAGCCTCAGCGATTTTCTTTGCAGCCTCCTGCTCGCTCTTAGTCTTTTCGTCAAGTTCTTCTTCTACATTCTCCTTTTGGGAATTCTCTTCGGTTGACTCGGCAGCATCCTTTTTTGAGGTTTTCTCCTTTTTAGGCTTGCTCTCCTTCTTCTCCTTCAAAACTTCCTTCTTAGGTGTCTCTTCTGACTTCTTTTCTTCTTCCTTTACAGGATTTTCTTTTCCATCATTCAAGACTTCCTTTTTAGGAGTATCTTTAATTTCCTTATCGTCTTTTAGAGGTGCAGAATGGTTATCATCCTGCACCTCCAACATCTTGCAAAGCTTACGTTCGATAAGGGAGTTCATGCGTTCTTCGTCAAAGTCCAAGATTGCACCAACTTCATAGATGGTGTTAAAATGGAACTTATCACGGAACGGACTAATTACCTCACCTCTCATAAGCCTAACCTACCGCTTGTGTTGAGTCCAAAGAGTAGATGGCATCAACGTTATTCAAGATAGGAACAACCATTGCTTGTGAGCTAGTGAACTCACGGAGTGGGTCGTTAGTAGAATAACGGCTAGCCAAGATATACTCATCGGCTGACTGATAAGTAACACCTGCAACTGGTCTTGTAGCTTCGGCTACGTTAGTCCAGAACAAATCACCAAGGTTATCATAGCATGTAAAGGTCATGTGACCCTTAGCCCAAGGGTTGTGTGTTCCCTTCTTGCCGTTAATCTCGGTCTTGATTGTACGGGCTACACGTACCAAGTTGGTCTGCCACTTATTTCTAAAGATAGACGCAATCTGCTCAAAGCTCAAAATAGGAATGTTGCTGTTATCCCCACTAAGTGCAATGCCTTGATTGAAGGCAAACTGAGCACGAACCTGCTTGTTCTTGCCAAGCAACTTGATTGTGTAATCATCAAGATAACAAGTAGTGATGGTATTTTGGTCGTCCATCGCCTTGTCGTAAACCAATTGGATGTCATCAAGTGGGGTTGCATCCTCTGCGTCCCAAGCCTTAGCACCGTGACCGAACTTGTTCTTCTCGGCAAAACCTACATCAACTCGGACACCAGTACCACCGGAACGAGTCGCCAAAGCTACACCTGTTGACAGCTCACTGAGGAACATATCTTCAATACGCTCGTAAACCGCCTGAATACAACGAGGAAGGTCTGCAAACAAGTTACGCAAAATCTGTGGCTGAGGCAAACGTTGCGCAATCATGTTATCCAAATCCTTAAGCTGCTTCTCTGACATGTAAAGCTTCATACCAACCTTTGGGATTTGACCCTCAGCGGTTGAAACCTTATCACGGCTCTTCAATGGAAGTTCTGCATCCATTGATACAACATCAGCAGCAACTCGTGTGTATTCCGCAGTAATTGATGCCCAGCGTCCGTCCTGACTATATGTGTTAGTCAAGTGGTCTCGGTACATATAGGTCAATGCAGTCTGATTCTTGCCGTTCAACTTCTCTACTACACTTGCAACAAGTTGTGGGAAGTATTTATTGACCAACTGAAAATAAAGTGATTTTTCCATCTGTTATCCTCCTTCTTTTAGTCTTTGTCCATTGTTGCATCAGACTCGTCGAACTTGTTTGCATCCTCATCGCTAACCAAAGCAATCTTTGGCATAGCTGTAAGGAACGCATCCGGATAGTCTGCACCATTTGCAGCCTTAGCTGCTACCTTGTTAACTTGTCCAGCCGTCATAATTGCCGCTGGCTCACCGTTCAGAATGGAACGATAGAGAACACCCGCATACTTGTAATGCTCCAATGGGTCACTGGCAGTACCCAAAGCATTATAGTTGCCTGTTTCAATAGGCAATGGCTTGTAAGTTCCCTTACCATCTGTCACGATAACACGACCTGCGTAAAGAACTTCATCTTTTACGCCTGTCCAATCCAAAGCACGACCGCCCTTGATGTCGCCTTCCCATTTCTGGATAATGACGGAATCCTCACCAAAGACAATTTGCTTTTTTGTAGTCTTCAATTCCTGATTCATGTTTTTCAATTTTTAAAGTGACTGAACTAATGATGCGGCTACATTGTCAACGTCCTCCTTTGTTGGCTCGCCCTCGCTAGCACGATAGCTGCCCCCGAATTGTGGTTGTTGCAACGCCTTGTAGTTGTTCGCTACCTTGGAGAGGTATGTTTCGATAGCTTCATCTGTAGCATCATCGCTCAAGGTGAAACCCTCGTTGATACGACTTTCGGGAATGCCCAACTCCTTAGCCTTTGATAAAATCTTCGCATCGTGGTCTGCCTTTGCCTTTGCCTTCGCAGCAGCCTCTTCCTTAGCCTTAGCCTCCTCAGCTTGCTTTTGGATAGTTTCTTGCAATTCCTTAATGGTCTTGCTTTGCGCCTCCATCTGTTCGTTGTAAGTCTTGGCTTGGTCTGTGTTCTTCTGAGTCAAGGTCTCAACGAGTTTCTTGAACTCTTCACGTTCCTTGGTTCTTGCTTCATCTGAAGCTTTCTTCTCTGCTGCTTGCTCTTCAAAGTATTTTTTGAGATAATCCGGCATTTCGTTTTTCTTTGCCAATTCCTCCAAGCGTTTCTTTTCGGCTTCTTCAGCGGCTTTCTTGGCTTCTTCGTCAGCTTTCTTCTTAGCTTCTTCTTCAGCAGCCTTGCGTTCAGCATCTTCTTTAGCCTTCTGTGCCTCCTCGAACTTTTTCTTGGCATCGGTAACTCTGCGGTCATTGTCCTTTTGCAAGGACTCCAAAAAACTCTTTTGACTAGCAACCACTGTCTCGATGTTGTCATCAGTAACAAGCCCCATCTTATCAAGCATTTCGGCATGTGCCTGAAGAACTTCATCACCTAACCCAAGAGACTTATACTCTTGTTTTAGTAACTGGAAAATTTTATCTTTCATTCTTTCGATATATTTGTTAAAACTAGTGCAAAGATAATACGAAAAGAATAATAAATGCACTAAACCATTTGCAAGTATCTCACTTTTAAGCAAAAGTGAGTAATAACGGCATTTCTAAGCGATTTAAGGCTATTTCATCACATAAACGAATAATTAATAGCTACGCAAAATAGAACTCCTTATATAACAAAAAAAAACGCCAAATATCCTCACGGACATCTGACGCTTGTCGAATAAAAAGAACCTAAACATTAATCTTCTAAAAGTTTATTACATTTCTCATATAACCCAAATGATTCAAATTAGAATAGAACCGTCCATCACGCTCTATGAATTTACCGGACTTCACAATCTCACCATTATGCAACATTGCAAACTTAGAACCATGAGCTGTCCATTTGTTCATTTCTTTCATATGTTCATCAGAACCCCAACCATATTTCTTGATAGTAGGATAAATGAAACGTTCAAAGCAAATTTGACTATCTGTTTTATCATGCTCGGAGCAAATCGGGAGCACTCCATTATGTGCGAACCAATAACCTGCCTTGTAGAATGGATGGCAATTCTTGACACAGACAGAACCATGTGTAGCAAATCTGAAATGTATGATTACATTCTCATTTATATCTCGCTTCATCAATCTACGGATAAATGTAGAGAAATGCAAACTCTTGTAATGGTCAGACTCGCTCACAAAACCGCAACCATCTGGATTTCTCATATACGCAGCCTTTAGCTCATCTACGGATGGCAAAGCAACACCTTTCGGACATACAATAATAACACACATATCTTTACCCTTTCTTTTTCTTAATAATACTTTGATTTCTTTGTGTCCTAGGGCTTTTACCCTAGGACTACATTAATTAATCGTTATTGGTTGCAAATGCATCCTTACGACTCTGGAAGAAAGCCTTCTCTTCTTTATTCAAGAAAGGTATATCTTCGATATTCATAACCTCACTAGCAAAGACATTATTGCGAGACCAACCGACAAGTTTTGCGCAGAACTTCACCCACATTTCTATCTTCTTGAAATTGGTAGAACCTTGATGTTGGCGAAACTCGATTGTCCTGTGACGTGTATAGCTCTCTGCATTGACCTTATAATATCTATCTCCATGAAAGACATCGAATCTAATATCTTGATTGCTGTGACAATTAGTGAAATCCTTGTCAAGCAAGCTGGCTGCCCAACGGCAATTACCTCTTCTTGAAGGAGCCATGAAACTATCAATCAATCTTTCAAGTTTCTGATAATTCTTGAAGACGTTAACATACTGCTCACCTGTCAACTTTGCTGCACCAATATGAACGTGAAGACCACAAGTAGAATTTACTCTTGCACCTACGGCATCCAAAGACTTGATAGCCTTCTTTAAGGTTGCCATACCATTTGTATTGCCATTCAATACCGGACTTACAACCTCGTTAGGGTCTATATCACCACCAACTGAAGAATCACTAACAATCTTGAAATAACTCTTGTTGTCGGTGTGGTTATAGCCCTCAGAATGAATATCAACACCATTCTGACGACCTGCCTCTATCAAGGCATTGCGCTCGGCATGAACACATTCTATCTCAACACCGAATGTATAAACGAATCTCGTTGAAGTTGAACCGCTTGGCACACAAACCTTCAACATATCGGAGATTTCTTTCTCACGAAGACCGCAAGCCTTCAATGCAACAATCTTTTCGTTGCGAGGCATCTTTGACTTCTTGATTTCGTCAATAGTCTCGATTAATGACTTCTTTGAACTTGCGAATGAAAAACCAGTCTGCTTAGACATAATCAATTGTGCTAGTTGTTTCGGGTCTTACCCCTTGGTGTCGCTCTCACCTTATTGAGTGAAACTTGTCACTCGGCAAATCAACCAACTTATCTTGATTGACGATGCAAAGATACGAATAAGTTTTGAAACATGCAAGTTTTTTAATGTTTTTCTTTCGTATTTTAACCTTTCGTAACTGCTATGTGAGTCTTGTTAACATTTCAGCTTTTATTTTACCTTATTATATATGTAAAAGGCTTCGATGTTCACACACCAAAGCCTAAAAAACTTTACTAACTAATTACCAATTTTTATCGACTATCTTTTTAAATCATCACCAATATCTTCTTCTACTCCCAAATCCGGTAGTCTGTCATACGCTTTTTGGTCATCACCTCCTTCAGACTTAACACCTAGTAGGTAACCATTCCGAAAAGCATAATATACCAGCTTTTCCATATCTTTAGCCGTTGCGTTATCTGTCAAATGCAGCGTGGCGTACAATCCCATCAAGAACTTCCGTACATCTTTTGGATATACCTTGTTGTTCTTTTCTAAAGCGACTGCCATTCTTAACGGACTTTTCATATTCTTCAATTTTTCGTTAAACCATCAAATGAAGCACAATAGAGAGCCATTCCGCTTGTTCCCCTAGTTCATAGACTTATTCACAACTTTATTCGTCTCATCTGCATCCTACGTTTGCCCATTGACAGATGTCCGAGATTCCAACAAAACAAACATCACGGCTCTCTTCTTGTGTATCATTGTGCCAACGGAAGGATTCGAACCTTCGACCCTAGGATTAAAAATCCTATGCTCTGCCACTGAGCTACGAAAGCGTAAAGGAATGATTGGATTCGCACCAACGCCCCCTTAGTTACCAAGCCAAGTGCTCTACTACTGAGCTACATTCCTCGTATTATGACAAAAGTTCTCGTGGTGCAAGGGAGATTCGAACTCACCGAACCCACAATGGGAATAGATTTACAGTCTATCTTCTTTAACCGCTTGAATATCGCACCTTTTGTGGAACATATACCAATTCCACCTTGTTGCCCCAAGCGGATTCGAACCACTAATGACAGAACCAAAACCTGTAGTGTTGCCATTACACCATAGGGCAATTTTGTATGTACTGCATAAAGGATTCGAACCTTTGAATACCAGCGTGAAAAGCTGGCGACTTAACCACTTGTCTAATGCAGCAACTAGGGTCTCTCACCCTAATAAGAGTTGCTTGTTATAGTCTAGCTGGGCTGGGTAATGTGTAAACCATGCCGTAAACTCCTAAGTCTTGACTTATGGTAGAAGCGACCTCTCAGAAGGCCATCTGTTTCAAACACGATGCAAAGATAAGCATTTTTTCTTATACTTGCAAGTGTTTTAGTGTTTATTTATATTCTTTTGATGAATTTTACATCACTTACCCTTGTGGAGAATGCTACAAAGGGTTTCTACAAGTTTCTTTGCGTCATCACCTTTGATTTCGATAACATTTGAAATTCCATCAGGAGCATCATCGCCTTTCTGTTCCTTATCCAAACGCTTACGGAGAGCCAAATCTGGATTCTCAACCAAGATAGAGTCTAAAGCATAATTGCAAATGCGGCTTGCAAGTTCCTCGTTACCATTCGCATCACGCACAAACTCATTCTTGCCTTCAAGAATATCCATAATCTCGTTGTACTCTTCAGCATTCTCACAATTACGTGAAAGCATACCAATTACCTTGTAGCGGTCAATCTCAAAGCTGACCTTTAATTTGTCTTTATTCATTCTTTCTATCTTTTAAATAATTAAACATTATACCAAAAACCCCTTTCATAATAAAGTCCTCCCTTTACCTCATACCGGATAGCATCTGACTCTTTGCAAAGCTGACGGATTCGTATATACAAACGTTTGTCCAACTCTTCTTCAAACAAAAGAGACAATTCCTTCCAATTGTCAACAACAGGAGCAAACCAAGGATATTGCTTCTTTACAACCTGTAGCTCATCCAAGGTTACGTGTCCGTATTCTACCATGTCATAGCATCTACGGAAGTCACTATTGTCTTTAGGAATATCCAAATCTTTCTTTCGTTTTACCCCCATCAATGCACTCCACATAGTCATTGAAGAGATACCAGTATCACAAGTGGCTATCCACTCTATCATTCTTTGCTTATTCATCTTCTTTTATATAAATCACGCTAAATCGCTTTATTAACTCTTCACATGCTTCTTTAGTTAAGATACATTTCTTTGAATCTTTAATGCCAGTAACCTTTTCACGAATAGCAGCATTCGTGTCGTACACTTCTTGTAGTTTTTTCTGAAACTCAATTACGTCTTCGTTGGTGAGTTTACCTTTCTTCTCAACAATCTTGTTTGTTATATCCTTATAAACACATTCGAGTTCAACATATAAACGAGCTTCTAACTTCACCATTATTGCGTGTACAAAAGTATCATAAAGTCTTTCCATCTTGTATTTCCTCCAAAAGTCTTTTGATTTCCTCGTTTTCTTTATTATCTATGCGAGCCTTTAAGATACTCTTGAATGCGGCATCCATTGCATCGTATCTACTGGAATATTCCTTACCATCCGTATGACACAAGCCTTCCTCTACACACCATGATGTAGTTTGCCAGCAGAACTTACCTTTCGAGACATTTGCAACACAAATATAATAACCGAAATGCTCTAAAAGCCAATCAAGCACCATATCATAGCTTGGAGCGGATATTGCCGGATGCTTACTATTCAACTTTAAGGCAGCAGAAAACTCAATATTGGATTTCTCCCACTCGGAATTGGAGTAAGCAATATAACTGCCGTAATGCTCATTATATTTTCCACCCTTACGAATGCCACCCTTTGCTGTCCAAGGACTAGCATAAGCCCAAAATTCTGCTATCTTCTCATCGTAACCAACCTCCTTCAGAAGTTTGGCTATCTCAAAGGGAACTACCTTTGGTTTTATCGTCTGCTTATTTGCCATTTTCCACCCTTTTTAAACTGAACCCGAATCAGACTTATCTAATTCATCAATTGACTGTCTAAGCAAAGGAAGAACCTTGTCCAAGTCTTCGAAATCCGGTACGACTTCATTCACTCGCAAGATTGCTTGACCTAACAAGCTCTTAATCTTTTCTCTGTCCATTGCTCTTCTCGGCTTGTTTCTCTAAGTCTTTTAAATCTACCTTCTCAAATCGAGGAACTGGCTTACCATCTACCTCAACATTACCAAAGAACATTTCCTTTGGTCGCACCCAAACTTCATGCTGTCCGCACACTGCTTGATACGCAACCTTAGCTTCAGAAGTCTCGCTATCAGTAACCTCACCAAGGTACTCATAGAAATTGCCCTTATAGTGTCGGTAAATCGGCTTACTGAATCCACCATGCAGCCAATCGGCTTTGCCGTTGATTTTCACGTACTCCCTTACCGCATCGCACTTACAGGACTTATTCAGCTCTTCTACCCAATCAAAGAAAGCTTGTTTGTCCTTGATCTCTTCACTTGATACCATGAAGAGATAAGTGCAAAGAAGCATCTTACCTGCATCAGTATCATATTTCTTGTTCACCTCTTCAGCTAATTGCATCATAGGTGTATCTAAGCGATAATTCCAACTCATAATCTATCCTTTCTTACTTTTTAAATTTGCCAAATCCTCTTTCAAACGTAGATGGAAATTATCTTCTCCATCATCACCGGAAAGAAGCCAATCAATTCTTTGGGCATAAACCTGAGCTTTCTTCAGAAGTTCAATACCCTTTTTGAATTCCTTGATAGTCTCTTTAGATAAGCCATATCTGTTAGGCATCGTATGATGATGTTTTCTAACATACTTGTCTTCATCCTCTTCTAACCATCGGTCTTCGAGAAAGCATCTTTCGTCTTCCTCATCCAATGGATGACCATCAACATAATCTTCTATCTTTGTATATATGTCAGCAATCCGATACTGAGCATAATCAAAACGTCCACCACTCATTGACTTTTAACTTCAAACTTGAACTTACTTCAACGCAGTCAACCTCGCTTCTAGCTGTTGGATGATGTTATCTATAGTCTTTCCCCTATAATCAATAGCAATATCTTCCAGCACCTCAATCTGAGCCGCAATTTTTAATCTTTCTCTTACTACTGTCATAATCAAACTTGTTTATTATGATGCCGTGCTTGCAAAGTTGTAATGCACGATATAAACATAACCGCCATACATCTTTCCGATTGTTACTTCAACGAAATCAAAGATAATGTCGCCATCCATCTTGTAAGAAATCAAAGGCTCAGTTGGGAATGCATGGTGTTCTGTGTTGAAACGATACACTTCTTGTGATAGTAACTGCTTGAATACATCCACCTCACCATCCTTTGAAAAAACACCTTTAAACTCATCTTCATTGTCAATTGCAACAACTACTCCAAGTTCACTTCTGACACATACACCTTCATTTCTACCACTTTGTTCATTATACAAGACAGGTAATGTGTAAACACCTCTTGATTCTTCCATATGCTAATTCTTAATTTTGTATTTTGTTTTTATCCTTCAAGTTGCTTACATTGAGCTAAGTCTATTGCGTACGCCCAACGCTTAGGAACAAAAGACATCGTAGGTACGAACCTATCCGCACGCTCAACACATACATCTTGCGTCCGGTAAATCAATCCGTCTGAGCCTTTTACTTGCAACTCTACTAGAATTGTATGGTCTAGCATCGGGAACTTATCAATATCATGCCAGACTTCACCGCCTTCAAGGAAGGTAGGCTTTATATGGTTCATCTTTGCCATAAAGTACTTCATGTAAAATGTTTGACTTATATTCGTTAGTTATGGCCTCGCAACTACCAAAGCACCACAAATCCTTGGATTGCTCCTTGTGTAACCTTGATGACTTTATATAATAGCCATTGTTGACATCGTAATGCTTACGTACCATAATGTTGTCGTTTACCACTCCAATCTCATCATCTGTGATAACATAGAACAAACGCCCATCGCTGAATGCTTTCAAGCCTTTGTACACTCCATTAGAGACAACCATCTTTTCATAGCCGTTCGTCTCCCAGTTGGCATAATCCCAAATGGTTTCCAAATCATCATCATTCAGAAGATTGTTGTCCGTAATAACCTTGCCGATTACCTTGAATTTGCCATCATGCAGCATTGCCTCTACGATAAATTCATCAGCAGCGTTGAAATCGCTAATCTCTATGGTTCTCATAATACTTATGCTTTATGTTCTCGTAAATCACCCTCTTTGCAGCCTTTGCTCTTCTGTTATTATCAGAAAAAACATCATCATACAAAGACATATCTTCACTCTCAAAAGCCACATGCTCCCCTTTGTAGCAAGCATCAAAGCGGCATCCTTTTTCGGACTTAGCCGCAGTAAACTTTATCTTACCAAACTTAATCTGCATAAGCCCTATCCAAGAAAATAAATTAATGATACTATTTCAAGAGCAAATAAAAACGCTAACGCATTCTCAATTGTGAATACCTTTTTCATTGTTTCAATACAGTTTTACGTGTGTCTCACGCTCTAAATTTATATTGTAAGGGGATTTTATATCCCCTTTGTTATTCTTACTTTAAAACTCGATAAGTTTCGTCGAAATCGTGAAAACTCTTCAAGTAACCTTTCTCAGTCAAAGAGTTTAAAATTTCTTTCAACTCATCCTTGGTATTATCCAAATCGAAATCATACAACTCAGCAAATGTAAAGTACTTGTTACCCCCAATTACATCAGCCATCACTTCGATATTGCCATAAACCATTATTTCTTTCTTACTCAATCTAGTATTCATAACGAATCACAGTTTTTAAGGTGTGTCTCACCTTTTTAAAATTAGTAACCTTGTTTCTTAATTACAATGCAAAGATACAAAGAATATTTGAAATATGCAACTTGTTTAATGTATTTCTTTTATCTTTTAACGCTTATTATACGCTTAGATGCAAAATTAACTTTCTGTAGCAGAAAAAGCCAAAGAATCCACCATTTCGTTATACATATTACCTCTATGAGCCTTTACCCAATGGTATCTTATCGTCTTGTCTTTCGCTACCTTATTATATATAGGTTGCAAATCTCCTAACTTGCATGCCTGTATTCTCTCTATAGCTACTTGGCAATCCACATATACATCAACAGAACATGAAAGAGGGCAATCACCCAATGCATGAATAACCGCCCTTATTTCGGCTCTCACCGAATCGTTCACTTTAGCTGTGATAAAAGTATATTTCCCACTTTTGATAATAACTCCCTTATGAAGCACAAGCCAGCCACAACCACACTTTTCTTTCTTACTAGAACCATCGGCATACACCTCGTAGCGCACACCTTTTGCTTCATCAGCAATCATCTGAGCAACAACCTCCAAAGAGTCATTGCTCATCACCTTGGCTATTTGCTTGGCTTTCTTCTTCATAAACGATTAAATCAAACCTCGTTCCTTGAACTCATTCATCAATGGTGTTGCCAAGACCTCAATATCTGGATGAGGCTTTCCGGTCGTACCAAGACTTCTCAGCTCGAAGAAATGCTTCCAATCGCTCACAAATGCGGTATGAATCAACTCAGTGTTGGTATCAAGAGGAAGTATTGTTCTCGCATCCTGTGGCTTAAGACCATCATCCTTGACCAAAGACAAATACATCATTTCGCATACTCTATTTGCAAACCACCATTTTTCTACCGGACTCCAATGTTCATAACTACCGATGTTCTTTGATAGGTCAACAAATGTTCCACCATCAAAAGACAATGGATTAACCGCATCATTTTCGCTAACCCACTTTGGCTTGTTGATAGCAATCTCGCCTCCGAACTTATCTTTACTATAGTTGCAATATCGGGTGCTTTGTTCCGCTACGGAATCTACACGATGTCTGTTAGCCTCTCTACTTACCGCAATCTGAGTAGTAAAACGGACTGTTATTCGCTTCTCATGCCATTCCGTAGGCTCGCAAATATAGTCCAAATCCTCAAACCAGTTATTTTCAACTATCACTCTGTAGTTGGTTGTGATATAGTAGTCACTGCCAATCTGCATCACCTTTGAATATTTGTTCTCACGATAGTGCTTGACCAATAAAGACTCCGGTACAAAAAATCCTTCTTCATAGGCAACATGGAGGTAAATCGTTCCATGCTCACACATGGCAAGATGATTACTGCCTACCATACGCTCAACGAAAGGCTTTGCGCTGTCTTTATCAATCTTCATACTTGACGCATAACATGTACGACCGCACAACTCTATCTGTTTATAAACTCCATCCATGCCCTCACCTTGGGATAGGATTTCATATCTCGGTTCTAATATCTTCATGTCCTTATAAGTTTTGAAATTCGACCACAAAGATAACTATTATTTTCCACTCTACCAAAAATTAACACTCAGTTTAACAACACTTATCTATATTGTGAAAAACAAAAACTTTCACCCCCAAAAAGAGGAGAGTGCATCACGCATTCCCCTCTTACTTTAACATGGCACAAATTAAGTTTACAATCTACTCATCTTATCTTTCAATTCGTGTATATCATTGAATGCTTGCAACATAGGCTTATGCCAACGCTCTTGTCGCTCATCAATCGACTGCAAGTACATTAAGCTTTGTGCGAGGATAGTCCTACCCTCATCAACAGCTAACCAAATGTTACCTACATTACCCATTATAGTATTCACGCTAGCTGTTAGTAAGCTACTCTCTGCGCCACCATCACGAGCCGCAATAGCATCCAACTTGGTATTTATGAGCTTTGTTTCCTCATACGTTCCCTCTGTTGCAATTTGTACCGCAGTGAAACGACCATTCAACTCTTCTCCAGTATCTTGGCTCATTGATTCAAAAGAACCGGAAGACGCAGACTGCTCGTAAGATTGCTTGTAACCAGTTATTTCGGCTACTTCATCTCTAATCTTCAGTCCTTCTTGAACCATTTCATCGTACCTTCCCTTCAATTCATTAATATCCGTCTGAGACAATTTGCCACCATTTGCCTTAGCTCGCTCCGTCCACTCATCATAGAATGCTTGCATATCATTACCCAACAAATCATCTACCTTAGCTTTCAGAACGGCTTGCATAAGCATCTTGGAGAAATTATCAGAGAAGTCCTGAGCAGAGGAATTCATATCCATCAAAGTATCTATGAACTCGCTCTTCAAACTATCAAAAGATATTTGCGTCAAGCTTTCTGCAAGGTCATCAGCAATATCCTCTAATGTTCCTGCCTCAGCCGCATAATCTTTCAACTTTTCGAGGACTCTTCCTCCATAATTTCCCTTACCAGTGTTCTGAATCTTGTTAACAATATCAGGATTTTGCAACAACGCATTAGCTTCATCAGCAGACCGTATGTCGCTTAGGTTTCCATTCCATTGTCTACCTATCGCTTCAGACACCTTATTGATTTGCTCTTGCGAAAATCCTCGGAAATAACGGTTAAAACTTCCATGAGAGCCATGATAACCCATTTGCGCCACCATGATGTCCTTTAGGTTTTGCTCTTTTTCCTTTTGAAGTTTTTCAGCTTTTTCTGAGTCTTCTACGGCTTTGATACCACTAGTCTTGTCTATAGAGTCACGTAATCTGTCTATTGCATCCGTCAAGATTTCATTCCTAGCCGTCAATTTGTCTATAGTCCGGTTTACTTCTTTTGCGTTTCCACCTACTCCAAACAAACTATTGAAGCCACCAAACGAGATTGTATTGAGAATATTACCAATGCCGCTTACCAAAGACCCTCCAATCTGAGTTATAAAATCGCCACTTAGAATATTCTTTAATATGCCGTTGACCGCATTCAGAACTGTATCAATCAAGCTACTAATCAATGTTCCAATACCATCTTTCAAAACATCAAGTATCTTCAAGATGGCAGATACGATTTGACCTATTAGTCCAGCTTTTGACAATCCTTCACTTAGTGCATCACCAGCTTTCTTGCCAGCATCTGCGGCAGCATCTGCGGCTTCCTTACCCATATCCTTCAGTCCGTCAGCCGCATTTTTAGCCTCCTTTAAAGCTTTCAATCCGTCAATTCCACCTTTAAGTTGGTCAAAACTATCCCAAAGAGATGCCAAATCGGATAGTCCAGAAGTAGAAAGGAACTCATGGATAGCAGAAATCGGTTGTGTCACATTCTGTGTCGTTTGAGCCAACTTCTGACCACTAGTACGAACTTTTGTGTTAGCCGTAACAATCTTCTTTCCGGACTCCGCTAACTGACCTTGTACTTTATTCAATTCTTCTTGTAGCCTTGTTTGCTCTGCAACATTGCCCGACTTTTTCGCATTCTCAATCTGTTCTTGCAAAACCTTAATACGAGGTATAAGCAAAGTTTCCGTTTTCGTGTATTCCTCTTGTGCAATTTTCGCATTCTTCAGAGCATCCTGATAAGCTACAACATCCCTTGCAAGGTCTTTCCAACCTAAATCACTTGTATTGCCAATCGAATTACGGATATTCTGCATAGCATCAACGATACTCTTCTGCTGGTCTGCACCCAAATTTTGGAACTTATCCGTACCTACGAACTTATCCAGATCTGCCAATAAAGGAACAAGCGCATCTTTCATAATGCCACCAACATTTCCGAAGACTTGATACCAGTCTATCTTCTGCATAATAGCACTAGCCTCAACCGAATCCGTCTCTTTCTTCTGCTCTTCTTTCAAAGACTTTATCTTCCATTGCTTGCTTGAGTCCGAATCCGTAGAGTTTTCAACCTCGCTAATCCTCTTAGCATAATCGGCAGCAATAGCTAACTTCTGCTCCTGGAATGTGCCATAAGTCTTCAGATAATCGTACATGCTTTGCGCTTCTTTAGCAAGCACATCCTCATTCTGCTTTACAGCCTTATCCCGAATTGCATTCATCTGATTAGCAACATTCATGCCTATGGTCATATTCATGCCATTTACCTTAACCGGATTACCCTTGCTATCCTTCATGGTCTCGTTCAAAACCTCATTCTTATACTCTTCATCGGTTTTGCTCTGCTTCCACATGTTAGCCTTACGACCCTTGCCGGAATTAACCCAAACAGCTTGGTCACGCTTTTTCCTAGCCTCAACCAATTTGTCTATACCATCTTCTACCGCTTTTTTCTCCTTGTCGGCATTCTCGGTAATCTGAGCCAATTCCTTGCTATAACCCTCATTCATCGCATTGATGCGATTCTTGGTCATATCTTGGATAGCTTTCTCCGAATAGGATGAAATAGACTTGGAATAGTCCTCCTCAGCCTTCTTGCGTTCATACGCTCTTGCTTGTGGGTCATCCGTTGTACCTGTTTTCTTTGGAGTAGTATGGGCTGTATTTGATTTTGTTGTTGTACTACTCTTTGGTATACGTGATTGAATTATAGATTTCGCCATTGCGACATCCGTTTGGTTTTCCGTTCTTGACCTAAACTTACCTCCTGAACGTGTTACCAACTTATGCCCAGTTTTCTTTTCGTGATTTTCCTGTTGTAAAATATCCGCCTCTCTCCTTGAAATTAAATTTCGCAACTCCTTCGTTGTCATAGATTTCATCCAATTTGGAATTTCCGAATCATCATAATGAATTTTTAAATTCAACCCATATTCTTTATTCCATAAATTGATAAGATTATCAGTTTGCTCTACCAATTCTTGGATTGATTGCTTGTTCTTGTTTACTATCCAACGAGCCTTTGCTTGGGAGTTATTCCAATCAACAGTCGCTGTGCTTCCTTTATATATTGCGTCCTCTGCCTTTTTGTAACTTTCATTCAAAGAGTTTATACTATCTATATGCTTTAATATCGAACTTCGCAAACTTGCCATCACGAAACTATTGTACCCCATCTTCTTACCCCATTCCTCAAAAGGAACTAACAGGTTGCGAAGAGCAGCATCGTATTCTTGTGCGGCATTAGCATATTCCAATGTTCCTTTCTTTGCGGAATCCATTTTCTGCCTTAAAGAGTCTATCTTAGTCAACGCATCATCAGAAACAAGTGAATTAAACATCATCTGTACAGCTGATATGTCTTCTTTATCAATATGTTGTCCGAAATCAAGCCAACTACCACCTAGTGAATCAGAAAAATCCTTATCTAGGTTTTTCCTTGCTTCCTCATATTGAGAAGATATAGACATCAAAGCGTTAGCTTTTTCTCGTTCAGCATTTTCTAATTGTAAAGAAGCAATAAAAGCGTCATGCTTATTTTTCAACGTTTCCAAATTATCCTTTTCATTGTCGCATTTTATTCCATATTGTTCATATACCCCAATAAGTTCATCTTTTGCTTTTTTATGTGCATCAGTACTTTCATTCGTATTTCTCAACACATTCATCAATGTCTCAACCTTTTTACTGGTCAAACTTGTTGTTTCCCCAAAATGTGTTGTATCTGCCGAAATTTCTTCAGTCTCGTCTCCAAACATAGAAAATACGGAATACAAAGTTGTTCCCAGTGTTATCAATGCACCTATCGGATTAGCAGCCATTGCCGCCCATAAACTCTTCAAGGCATTTCCACTACTTCTTACCGCACTAGAAAAAAGATTAACTACCGTAGTCGTATATTTTGTACCTGCTGCATAAAGCGCATTTTTGATAGTGGCTGTTGTTGTCGCCAATATCCCAGCTTTCTTTGCAGTGGTATTGGAAGCTTGAGAAACAGTGTTAATATTATTTTGTATCGTAGCCTGTTGCTTACTTAAATTCTCCTTTGTTTGAGCAATCGTCTTACGTTCGCTTTCAATGGTCGAAATCTTTGTTTGAGCAGCATTCACTTGTTTTGTTGCCGTTTCCAAACGTTCTTTTGCTTCTAGCGCATTCACGGCATTACCCTCTGCATCAAAAGCCAAGTTTGCGCCACCAGCAGTTTCCTCAACCAATTTTTGAGCCTCAGCAAAGGCATCTTGGGCATCTTGTAAATCATTCAAAGCTGATGTATATTGTCTAGCCAACTCTACATCCCTATCATCAAGATTTGATATTTTCTCCGTAGTAGTCTTCAAATCATCTTTAAGAGACTCTATTTTTTGTTGACGAAGTTCCTCGGTCTTTCTTTTTTCTTCATCAAGTTCTATCTGGCTTTGTGCTGTTGCTTGTTGCTGAGCCTGTAAAAGTTCACGTTTCGTCTCTAGTTGGGAACGCATTTGTGCCGAAATAACGCCCTCTTGCTCGGCTGCATCTAACCTTGCCTTTACAAAGTCATCGGACACAGCAGTATCTCCAACAATACTTGCCAAGTCTTGTTGTTTGCTTACTCGCTCTTGCTTTTTGTCCTTACCCAGCGACTTGTAGTTTGAGTTCTCTAGGTCTTGCAAACGCTTGATTTCTGCATCAATTCCCTTCATCATATCATCGGCTTGTTGCGCTTCCTCAGCTTTGCGAATAGAAGCAGCCGCCATTAACGATGCACGATAAGAACCAACAGCTATTGTAGCTACACCAATAACTTTTATTACCTCTTGCCAATTCTCTACCATAGCAGAAATAATTGACAATCCACTAGAGAACACGCCCTCGGATTTTTTGCCGATTTCGTTGAACGCTTGCTGGATGGAATCGCCAATGTTACTCCACTGACCCTCCAATGTCTTTGATTGTTGCTCCATCAAGCCTCCGAAGCGTCCACCTGCTTGCGTCATGTTGGCGATAGCTTCCTTGAAGATGTCTGATGTCACTTTACCCTTGGAAACAGACTCTTGAACCTCCGTTGTGTTTTGGTGTAAGATTTTACCCAATTCTTCTGCTAATGGGACACCTCTACCCATGAACTGACGCAAATCCATTGTGAACATTCTTCCTTGCGAAACGGTCGTTCCATAAAGATAAACAAGTTCTCCAAGCGGAATGTTCAAGCCCGAAGCAATGTCACCAAGCTGGACAAGGGTTTTGTTAACATCTTTCGCTTCCGTTCCGTATGCCAAAAGTTGTTTTGCGCCACCCGTAATGCTGGACATATCGAAAGGTGTATGAGCTGCCGTTTGGATAAGTTCGTCCATCAATTGCTTAGACTTATCCGCACTACCAAGCATGGTATTGAAAGATATTTCAAGTTGCTGGAATTGGGAACGAGTATTAAAGATACTACCTGCCAGTTGTTCAAATCCTAAGCCACCAAGTAATGTTGCCGAAAGCATGTGAGCATCGCCAGTAACTCTTTGGAACAAACTAGTCATTCCTTCTCCAGCAGTCGGAGCTGACTTCATACGTTCTATCATTTGGCTCATGCTATCGGTCAACATATTTGTTGCCTCTTTTGCCGGATTTGCTGAACCTGCATACAAAACATACTCATTCCGCATATTCTCCAAGGTCTGACGAGCACCGACAGCACCCCCTTCTAAGTTCTTCAACTGAGCTGTTTGACCTGCCAAAGAGCCTTTTAAATAGTCAATATTCTTCTGTAAAGAATCTATGGATGACTTATCCGTTGTAACTCCAAGAGTTAATCTCTTGTTCGTGATTTGCTGTTGGATTTTCTCTATTCGGTCTTTGGTAGCTTGCATTTGAAGTTCATAGCTATAAACTTCCCTTGCGGCTGCTTGCATCTTCTTATTAAACTCGGAAGACATCACGTAAGCGGCTCTTGAAGCAGCTTGTGTCAAGTCCTTTAAGCGATTGCTAGCATCCGCATATTTTTCCGTCAAATCCGCAACAATAGCTGGGTCGGTAGACTTATTGGTCTTCAATAACTCAGCCCTCAACTTTTCACACTCGGAACGAAGTTTCGTAACCTCCTCGAAATTCGCTTTGACATCGAATCTTAATTCTGCCATATTTTATGTTTTATTGGCAAAATTAGCTAATAATCAAAGGAATAACGAAAGAATAAAGGTGTGCTATTTCACTAAAGATTTAAGTGCAGAAAATAAGGTCTAGACACAAAAAAGCCTTCCACATTCACATGCAGAAGGCTCTGAGTTCTTTATCTATTGCAACAATGAAGCCACACGCCTAAAAGGTAGCGGCTACCAAATCTTTTTTTATTTCATTCATACAATGCGCCAAACGTTCATAAGTTTTCTCGCCAGCTTGCTTTATGCCTTTACTATATTGACGCATCAATGAAGGATTGACACCTGCTCGTTTTGCAATCTCTGACACATTGAGGAAAGAGAAATAATTAAAGAAAGATTGCAAGTCATACTTGTATTCAAATTCAACGTCAGGAAACACTTCTCCATTCTCTTTTGCATCCACTTTTGCCAACGCCAAACAATCCATTAAATCTTGCTTCGCAGCGGCAACAGTTTCTCCACAAGAGTTTAAGCCAACCTTACCTATTCCATCTTCGGTATGACACCAAAAAGACCCATCCTTGGCTTGTTCTACAATAACTTTAATCTTCTTCATATATATATTCGTTTATCTTCTTAACAAAAAAAAAAGAGTCCTTTAAGCAATGAAGAGAGAAAGGTGGGGATTACTCCCCAACCAATTCTCTTAGAATACTATGAGCGGTGCCTGTGGCGACCTCTCTAGCGTGTCTTGGCACGAATTGAGACTTTCCCGTTTTAGGATTAGTCCATTTTTCATGTCCCGAACCTTGTCGAGACAGGAAGCATCCCGCTTCTCTCAGTCTCTTAATCAATTCGCTTTTCTTCATTGTTACAAGAACTCTTTTGTCCTTAAGACATTGCAAAGATATAACTTTTTTGTTATATAGCCAAATTTCATGGTAACATTTTTGTTATATTAACCACAGTTAACAAAAAAGAGCCACCCCGAAGGATGGCTCACTATACTGTACTATACCATACTGCACTTTACCCTACTACACTAGACTTCACCGCACTCCACTACACTTCACACCACTTTTCTGTTGTACACTGCACTTCATTTAATGACTTCTAGCTTATAAAGCTATTGCCTTATGTATAAACGTAGCTACCAATATCGCTAATGTAGAGAATGCAATATGGAAGCTACAAAACCATTTCTGATTTCGTTTGCAAAGGTAAGCATAATTTCTGAAACACGCAAATTGTTTAGTGTATTTCTTTGTTCTTTTAAACTTTATTTTCTTTTAGAGACTTATTTTTAAAATTACACATTATTATAATCATAACAAAGTAAAGCTCCATAGCTAATCTGATAATTTATTAAGATTATCCTTTAAGTCTATGAAAACATAATCCTTTGCCGTTATTTTTATAACTTTTGTTTTTGCTTTTGGGTAATCCAACAACCCCTCTCCCCAAACATCACATAATGTCAACTTTACACGTTCGCTTCCATGCAACTCTTCAATCAAGACAGCCTTTGATATTTCATCATCAAGCTCATAGAGCTTGCTAAACAAGGAAGATACGTTTTCAGAATACTCTAAAAGCGTTCCGGTTGGTCTCTTTGTTAAAGATTTGATTTTTTCAATTATCTCTAATTCTTTTTCAAATTTTTCTACTAATTGCTTGTCTGACTCTTCGTTTTTTGCCAATAAAGACAAATCACTTGCCATTTTGTTTACACAGCTATCCACTCTTTGAAAAGACCCGACCTTATCATAAAAAGACCATCTCCAAGACATTGCCTTAGAAAAATCATCGCAACTTACGATTTTATTACTCATGTTTATTGCCACTTCGTTTTCTATTGAGCTATTCCAATTCGTAATAAAATCAGCTGTTATAAATTTTAGTCCATATATAAGGCGAATCGAAGACATACGTATATCTTTAGCCTTAGACTTGCAAATAGCAGCATTCTCTGCCTTCACTTGGTTGGAATGGTACACGTAGCCACCAATTCCGCCACCTATCACAACGATAGCTACGATGATGGCAATTATCACTTTCTTCTTCATAATCACATTTATTTAAACTGTTAATATCCTAAGTTTACGACACTCCAAGAGCCATCACTATTCTTCTTGACAACACCATGCAAATCTACGAATTTTTTCTGACCACAATAGGTTGAACGTAAAGAATAAGAAACAGTGACCTCACGTCCACTAACGCTTTCTTTCTTCACCTTGAATACATTGGAGCTTTCCGCACCTACGGAACTTGAAGCATTGCTAACATTCCACTCTTTTTGAAGAGCATCCTCTATTGAATACAGGTCTTCATCCGAAACATACACATCGGTCTCACTAGAAGAACTGATAGCATTTGCTTTTTCGTATTCTCTTGGGTCTTCACGCTTCCCATCTCTCACGATATATACATAATGACATGATTTCAAGTCTTTCACTATCAACGATTCCAAATTCCAATCTTTAGGATTCCTATAAGGAATTGAGACTTTCATATCATACGCAAATTTCCCATTTTTTCCTTCCACAACACCCTCTACAGTTCCTTTATCACTAAAGCTACCATTCTGATCATTATAACCCTTATTGTTATAAAACTGACTATCAATCACCTTATAGCTTTTGCCAAAATATTTTTTTAAAACCAAGTCACGTTTTGGCATACAGGAATCCTTGGATATAGCTCGTATTTCATGCTGTTCCCACTCTTCAGCTATCATCTTGTCTCTTTCAGAGGCAACCTTTATTGCGTAACCACAAATGACAACAATTACTGCAATAATGGCTACGTAAGCAATTTTCTTCATAATCACATTTATCTAAATTGTTAATATACTAACTTTACAACACTAAACCTGTTAATTCGTTTATTTACGAATTGGATGTATTCCTATGATACGTTCGACATCTTTATCGAAGAATACTTCATATCTTGTACATTTTCTATTTTTGTCTATATACGCACCATTAATCTTATCAGGAGAGATAACAACATAATAACCACATAATTCTGTATGATTATTAATCATGCCAATCTCATCAGCTTTTTCCAACAGATTTTTTGCATTTTGCTCTTGTCTTTGTATCTCATTATAAACATAATTGATATTACTACTAGACAAATACATATTCCTAGACAGCGAGTCGTTGCGCCACAAACTATTATAAGCAACCATAACCATTTCGGAAGAAGCAGGATTGCATTGAAATTCCTCTAACTTCTCTACATTGGCGCACTCAAACCCTCTTGCCTTAATAAGGGCATCTGCTTTGTTTTCCTTTGATGTGCAACTAGTCAACAAGAGCACAACAAAAGAAATAAAATATAAGACCTTCTTCATATTCTAGACATTTAATAATATATTTACATTTACTTCTTATCTATCTCTTAGAAGAACAAACACTTTTGCGCTAATTTTCAATGACTTGTATTTTTATTACAAAAGTATTGTTATTTTACATTTCGGCTTCATTATACTCATAATCCCAGAGGAACAACTTGCCTTTGACGTTTCTAATCGGCTCATCGAACAATTTAGCATTCTTCAAGAACCAATGATATTGGAAATCTTCAGCAAATGCATCCGGATAAGCCTCATGAAATTGAATATCATCCAACTCTACACTGCCGATAATGGCTGACGTTGGCAAGTCTTTGAAGTCCGGAATAACAATACCATGCTCTTGGCAATATTTCTTCATTGCGCTCTCCTGCCATCCGTCAAGTTTTTCAGGTTTAGCTTGACTAGCATGAATAAGGAAACGACCACGGAACTTTCTATTCCATGTTCTATTCTCAATGGTCTTGCAGCCGATAGCGATTAACCAAGCATACGGCTGACGAATTGATAATACTTTCATAAGCTCATTGTTTTATTATTTGCATCCGCAAAGGTAACAAAAACCTTCGAGAAATACAAGGAAACTCTAATTTATTTTCATGTTTTCTAAAAATAATCTTGAAATAGCTTGCATCCTTAAGGCGGTAAGAGGTTAAATCCTCTTCCGTCTTTTCTTTCTAATTCTGTCCCAATCCGGTTTAAGCACATCCATCGTGCCGACCATCGCCTTGTACTTGTCGCCAAGTTCGCCCTCGTTCATAGATGAACGGAAAGTATATATCTTGTATCGTTCATGCTCAGGAACATATAATCCCACCATCAAGGAACGGACTCCATCTACCTCCTGCTCCGGTGCTATCAATACAAGCCCCTCGTTCATGCTTTCCAACTTGAAAATCTTTGAGGTGACAACCTCATAATAGTCTAGTATATTCATATTCTTGTCTCCTATAATTAGTTTGTACGTTCAAGCACTTCAATATACTGAATAGAGCTACAATCAATATATTTACGTGTAAACACTACTGTACTTCCACTCCCAATCATAAGTGTTCTGTTCTTTGTATTGCAATTGAAAGAGGTTTCACCACCAACACTATTGAAGTCGAAACTTATCTTTGCTCCACCTACCAAGTTGATATTTCCTCTAAGACCTTTATTCTCGGCTTCGCCCAATATCACATTCACATGACCTGCATCCATATTCTTATCTAATCAATTGTTAAACACCTTTTTTACTAAATATGCGAATGATGGAATCGCTATCAATGTAGTCACAACTTCCATCCGTATCAATTATTGTCACAATATGTTCCTCTTCGTTGTAGATAACATCATCTGTAGTAGTAAACTTCTTTATATGCTTACTAAAATTTACATGAGATACCTGCCCATTTACAAGTGTAATTGTCACAAGGCAACCACACTTCTTCGCAACTTCTATAACATTTTTGATAAAATCAATCTTCATAGCTTTATTATTTTAATTCTTGTTCTACGATGTCAAAATTGTCCCACGTTTCTCCTTCGCTGTCTGAGATATGGAAGAAAGAATCTGAGATATTGTATAGATAATCATCGCAATTTAAAACTCGCTTGTAATTCTCCAAAGTGTTCATCCCTTTGTGTCCTATCGCTTTTCTTGCCTTATCTATGGTAGAGAAGACTTCTGCATCAACCTCCACTGCTTCACCCAACCCATGTTGGTATGAAGAAATTACTACATATACTTTCATCGCTTAAACCTCCTTATTTATTATGCTACCTTAGATAACGTTTCTTTGTCAATCTCAATCCATTGGCAAGCATCCTTGCGGAAAAAGATGTCAGAATCGAACCGCTTGCCATCCACGATAATGTGGCTACTTTTGCATTCGAACTTATGGTTTCGGGTTAGTGGTATCAAAAGGTACGTATTACCCTCTTTCTTGTCGTACACAAGCGTCAAATCCGTGCCGATAACTTGTGATACCACCTTGCGTTCATCTGAGCTTAAAACGCCAATCTTGCCATCATGCTCAACGTAAAGAGCATCCATCAAATTCTTATCCATATCTCTTAATTATTTAATGTTCAAAGTCCGGTGCAGTTTAGCGTGTGCCTCACGAAATCTATTACAAGTCACACTCGTATGAGTATTGCTTTTTCAGCTTGTTCAAAGCGTTCTCGGTAACGTAGTAGATGTTATCGAAATATTCGCTTTTCTTGATGCTTCGGCTTTCCTTCAGCTCTACCTTGTGATTGAATGTCACTTCGTAGCGGTTTGCGATGCTTGTAATCAAGAAATCGACCTCACGCTTATGTCTGTCCAGCTCGGTCTCTTTATACTCACCACGCTTGATAAATGCGTCCTTGTTCGTCTCTTCGATGGTTGCAACCATGTTGCCTTGCATCACGATAATCTTTGCGCTCATATCTAGTTTCTTTTTAAATCGTTAGAAATCTGTTATGCAACTCTCATAAGGTTTGCCTTCTTGAAGCAACGCCATTCTTCTTTCTCGGTATCGAAGTACACTTGACAAGTGTCATTCATCTTGCGACCTGCACCCTGTGTAGCTGGGATAACCTTCTCGCTCAATGTGCCGAATGCCTCACGCAAGCTGCCATCAACCTTCTGAAAGTAGAACTTCACGATGCGCTTCTTCATCTGACCCTTCAGCTTGATGTTCATCCAAGCAACCTTTAAAGCCTCGCTCATTGTATAGCCGTTCTTCTTGATGAACTGCCAAGCAAGCTTCATTACCTCACTCAATGTATTTCTTAATGTAGTAGCCATAATCACTATACCGTTTTACGAGTGCCGACTCGGCTGCATAACAGCAATTAATAGTTAAACTTTAAAGCCTTTATCTCTTAAAGACATTGCAAAGGTACGAATATCTTCTCATATTACCAAGAGAAAGTATGAAAATCTTCTTATATTTAACCTTCGTTAGTACGAATATATTCAAACCATCATGTTTATTCACATTTATTAGTAATATTTTCTTCTTACTTTCGTAATTTAATCGTACCTTTGCAAACGAATAAGTTCGTACAATCATTTAATATATATATAATATGTATAGACTAGAAGAAATATTAAAGCAAAAAGGCATCACAAAGACTACTTTTGCTAAGATGTTAGGGATAACCAAGCAAAGTATCCCTAACATTATCAATGGCAACCCTACAAAAGCGAGGTTGGAAGAAATGGCACAACTTCTTGGTGTTCCAACTTGGCAATTGTTTGTTGACCCAGAAGACATCTACTGCGAGTGTTCACCTAGGTTTAACTTCTGTGCATTTGTCCGCTCAGAAAATGGAGATACATTTGTAGCGTCTTCCTTGCAAGAACTTCGTTCTATTGTTGATAAGCTGGAAACTTCTTCAAATATGAAATAGTGCCAACCAAGTTAGCTTGTCTTCTTTGGGGTAGACCTATTAATATGGGAATCAACTTAAGGAGGATTAATCCTCCTTTAAGTGTTCCTTTATGTGCCTCTCCAAATATTCCACTTGATACACCTTATTAATTTTTTCCCTTGCCTCTGGACGTAAGTCTTTACAACAAGTATTATAATAAGTCCGCACACGCATACACCTGTATACAGCAAACTTATGAATTATGTCCTTTAAAGTCTTTGCCCAAACTCTTGTCTTTACTTCCGCTATAACAAAACTATATTGACCTTTCGAGTAACTAAAAGAATAAAGATGGTTATTAAATTCTGAACTAATAGAATTGTTTAAATAACCCGGCATGTAAGTGCAAGTATTAGGAGAATAAATCTTATCCTCTCCAGATAGTAAATCTTTATCTATCACAAATCCTTTTTTATACCATTTATTATGAAAAATCTCAAAACGTGAGAATAATAACCATTCCTTACAAACATCAACATTTTTATAACTAAATTCCCCAACTCGGTGTAATATACTACTCCATGTTCTAAATGCCAAAGACTTTCTTTTCTTATCATATTCTTCTATCACATTTACATCGAAATAAGCTTTTCCATACAGCTTAAAAGATGGGAAATTATCTAACTCGGTTATCAGAATACTTTGCATAAACCCTTGCTCGTAAGCAAAGCATACACAATAATTACTTTTTGCATTATACTTCACTACATGAAAGGCAAAGCCTTCCTTTGAATAATACACTTTGTTTTTGTCAATTTCCATAATTTTTCAGTTTTTTGTGTGACTCACTTTATGTATGCAAAGATAAGAAAAATTCTTTAGATAACAAAAGATTTGCTTAAATAATAACAATACTTATACTTGATTTTAGGACTTTTAATAAAGCGAACCCATCGTTTGAAGCATTGGTACGTATTGCCGAAATATTAGATGTGCCTATTGGAGGCTATTCTACAAGGAGACACCAAAGGAACTACAACCAGAGCAGCCATCCGTTCCGCAATCTCCGGCTATCATCTGCCCCCATTGCGGCAAGCCTATCGAGCTGGAGATTAAGGCAAAGGAGGGGAAATGATATTCCTCTCCTTTAACACTTCTATTCTTTCTCCTTCAAAAAGCCTATACCTGCATGAACATTACCCAACTTATACCAAGACTGGGTTAAAGTCATAACATAACTACTGAAGGATTCTTCCCCAATATCAAGTGTGAAGTCTTCATCTACATCAGGCTCTCCATGTCTTACGTACCCCTTATTCGGGGTGTATAGCAATCTATGATATGAGCCGCTCTCACAAATATAAAGTCCGCTATTACGCCAATCTGAACTCCAAAATTCCGGTTTATTCACGTAACAAAGCATTACATCACCATCGTAAATAGGAATACTATGACTTCGTTCATCCTTTTCTCCAACAAACTTTTCGCTATCAACATTGTCAGACTGACGGATAACAGATACGATGGAGTAACCATTTCCAATAAAGTCCGCTATATCAACATATGTTCTTTGCTCTCTAAGGTCAAATTCTTGTTGGCTTCTTACGCCATCTTTCTCAAATATTACAAGTATTCTTGTATACTTATCACCAAAATTGACCATACTTAGAATCAAGCCGTTGTTCATGTAAGACGCATAAGCTTCTTTGGCTAGTGTTAACACACGCTCTAGATATTCCAATGGCTTGTATCTAACTAACCAAGACTGACCTTTATGCATCTTTTGCAAGTACGAATACATGTTCATCGCCTCGCATTCATCTATTCCATGCTTCTTGCAGACCAACTTGAACTTATCCGGATAAACACTAGTTACAAGTCTATCCAATTCGTCCATAGCTTGCATAGCCTTCAAATAATCATTCGCTTCCATTTACTAATCTTTAAGTTTTTCAATTATATAACCACGACCTGTATAGGTACAAGACAAGCCGATATACACTAGCTGATGTAAAAGCCACAATTCTTCAGTGAACGGCAATCTATTACACTTCACAAACTCATCTTCATCCTCAAAATCGGATGCCTTTTCCAATATTTCTTCCTTTGTCATTATCTTTAAATTTGTGCCCGAAAGCTGTTAATCCGCATCTTTTATTTTTTGTAATGTGTCAAGTATCACGTTTGCAATCTCAAACCTACCGACATTTGGATTCTGTGGGACACTATAACACAAAGCTTTTAAAAGCTCAAAACATTGATTCTCATATAATATCATACGCTTACTTCTTTTGATTAAAATACTTTTCCAACTCTCGAAGAATGAACATCCCTCCTATCTTGAAAGACTGTTCTATCACTACTCGATGTTCCTTAAATACGTTTTGACTTCTTGCAAACCGAAACGCTTCATTCTCTAGTATAAGCACAAACTTATTAAATTCTGCATCGGTCATTTGCATTCACCTCCTTTGATAATTAAGTCAAACAATTCATCTGCGTATATCCAACCATCCAAACCATAAGCTTTAACTTCTAATTCCCACATTTCTTGATATGTGCCGCAATCAGTCTTGTACATCATATCGTATAGGTTGTAAAGATTTCTATAACCACAGTCTCTTGAGTATGCAAGAATCCTTCCTCTGCCAATTTGAGGAACTTCGTTAGCATTATGAATCAAATCTTTGAATATCTCTTTCTCTGCCCAATCAATGCCATCCAAGAAATGCTTATCGGCATTTTTATCTCTTTGAACCATAAAGCCGTTTTTGCTAACCTTTCTGATTACACGATAGCTTTTTCTTGCGTAATCTCTGGCGGCTTGAATTTTTTTCTTTATGTCTATCATAACTATTACTATATTAAAAAGGTAAATATGGACGTTCAAGAAAACTAAGTAAAACAGCATGTTCTTTATATGCGAAAGAATCTGTTCTTCCCATTCTCTCAAAGCGTTGCATTTGCCTTTTACAATGCTCTATAAGTTCTTTCTTAAAAGCTTCGTCCATAACTTACCTCCACATCTTTAGTTGTACCTAACAATGATTCGTTGCCTTCGTAAGGGATGCAGAACTCCCATCTACCATTAACACATACATAGTCAAGATATTCATCTGTCTTATCTGTATGGCTAAATATATTTGCACGCCATTCCTCAGTTTTTTGATGTCTAACCAACACATTATCGAATGGTTTCAGCTCTACCTTTGGCTTCAAGTTCACAATCATTTTCTTCTCAGCATCCCAAACCTTGCCTTCCTTTTCGAGAGCTGAGAATAGCTGTTTTTTCTCTGAGTCAGTGGCAAGGCGAAGTTTACAAAGGTCTTCCTTAAAGAAACAAGTTCTATAGCCCATACTCAAAGTTAGACTACTTAAATCTAAAGAAATAAATGAGCTATAACCTTCTGATAAATCAGTTTTATCTGATACTATAAATACATCTTGTCTATTACCATAGTCGGCAAAAGCTATATCCCCATCCTTGAACTCTGGCTGAGTCTTCTCAATCTCCAAAGTCTCAAGGTTTAGTATGCCACCTAATTTTCTTTCAATCTCTCTGACATATCCATAGGCAATATTGTTTTCTAACTTGTCAAACTTAGCTGTTTCTGCATTTGATACGTCTTCGTAACCATCCCTGCTATTAGAATAGCATCCGTTGAACTTTGTATAATCATCAGATGCCCATTCTTTGAAAATGCACTGAAATCCACAACTATTGATAAGCAAATCGCCCTTCTTCCAGGCGAACTTGCCCCAGTCACGCATATTCTTAGAAGGAAGGAGAATCCGTAAGCCTGCAAGCCAGCATTTTTCTGTACCTAGTTTTGAATAATCAAACAAAAGAGTACTGCCTACTTCATTAGTTGATGTACATTCTATATAAGTACCAACGTCTGTTGTGTTGACTTTATCTAACTCTACGTCTATATTGCGTAATAAGTCGTACAACTTAGTTCCTTGCGGCTTATCCTTTAGGATTTCCGCTACATTAATCTTATTTCCCATATCTGACTTTTTTATATTCATTTATTCTTCACTAAAATATTTCTTAACAAACACTCGTTCGGTGAGCCATTTTCCAAACCCCACTCTAAAGTAACGCTTTGATTTACCTTTCGCAAACCCATATTCATCACGAGGTGTATTTACACTTAGGTGTATCTTAGGAACATGGTTCACCGATACGTATGCAGTTATATATTCATCCGAGAATGCCAAATGCTGAACTTCACGGAACTTTACACTTTTAAAGAACATTTCCTTCATAAGCCTTAGTCCTTATAGATTGCATCAAGAATGCTTCTGAAATTCGGATTATCAATAACGGCTTGGGCATCTTCTTTGTTCTTGAAGTAAATAGCACCTTCGTTATAAACACTACTAGAAGTAATACCGTATTCGCTGGTTCGCATGATATTATGCTTGCATTCTTTAGAATTCCAATCCGGTTTCCAATCTCCATTATAACATTTAGCTATATCCATTAACTTATCCAATGCAACAATTTTCTCTACATTACTATTAGTAACATTAGCAACGACAGGACTAAGACCACGGTCTATTAAAGTAGATATAACATCCTCATAGCTGAAGGGTCTCTTCTTGAATGCTATAATGCCCGCTTTCAAGTCACTTTTTTCAATATCCACTTCCATTCCTTTAGGAATATCTATGATTAACTTATTATCTAGCATTTTCATTTTTCTTATGTTTCATTTCCAAAATATATTTTTTATTCACAACCAACTCGAAGAACTTATATTTAGCATGCATATAGTTGCGACCTAAATCAACTCCACCGACAAATTCTTCTCTATACCAAGAGATTGCCGTATATTTTACAATATCATGCTCTTCCGGATGATTCACACGACCATTCCACACATCTGTGCGAACCAAATCGCAATACCCATCAGGTAATTTGGCACGTATCATTCTTGTGTTCTCCGCATCAATATAGACGTTTTTGTATTCCAAATCTACGCCTAAAATTTCCTGATTAAGCTTTGCTACATCCATATCTCATTAATCTTAAAGCACTACGTTGAAGATCCCTCGGTTTTAACGGATTTTTCTTCAACATTTTATTCGCTTCGTTTCGTATCTTGCGGCTTTTCCACTTCTTTGTAAGACGCATAGCCTTTAACAAACGATGGTCTCCAGCTAGCTTTCCTGCATCCTTCTTGCCACAATAATAGCCTTGCCTATATGCCCAATATCTAGTCTTATAGACTTGCTTCATTATCTTCTTAGCTTGTCTTATCTTCATATACTACTTGTTTTTATAAATTTCACATGTCCCCTCATAAATAGTGTTATTACTATAAATGTCATTATATTGCGAAATGGAAACCAATTCGTTTGCCTTCATTCCCTTAAGAATTTCATCGTACACACTTTCTATTGCTCTTCTCTTCAATTGCTCCATGCCAGATTTGTCACGGCAATAGTATTGCATTTCAAAATTCGACATTGTAACTCTTGAACGAAGCTTAACGACTTGTGGCTTTATGTATCTAACCTCTATCTTTGGCTTGATGCCTAGTTTGTCAGCTAGCCATTGTTTCCATTTCGGTTTTACATCTTCTCCATCCAAGCAAACAAGAAAGATGTAAATTAGACTAACACTTATATATAAAATTACAATTTCCATATACTACTTATTTTTATCTCCAAATAATACGTGTCTTCGATAAGGGAAGAAATAGCAACGTTCTCCTGGACACCACCAACTAGGAGAGTTCTTCATGCATCTACGACATAATGCTATATTCTTCTCAGCTTTTTGGTTGTCACGTTCAAACTTTCTTCGTTCTCTTCTTGAAAGAGGAGGAAGATAAGGATAAGACTCTTCCTTAAAAATCTTTGTGGCTAAAGCATTCAGTCTTTGAGCTACTATTTCTAATATCTTTTCTATCATACGCTATTTCTACTTATCGTATTTATTACCAACAACAACCATATCTTCAGAAGAGTAGTAGAATAAGAAATCTTGCCCAAAACAGAAAGCAGCAGCTTTACTATCCCAATTAATATCACCTCTTCTTTCCGCATTGTTATCTTTGTACATAACAATATCCCCCTCATAGATAGGTATTCCATTCTTGTCTGTTAGTCCTGTGAACTGGCAGACAGTAACAGGGTCAATTTCATGAAGCGTTGCACCGCCTGCTTCTACGATACCTATAGTAGTTTTGCTAAGTGCAGGAATCTTCATTACAACAAAGCTTCCGATTATCCATTCTCCGTTGTCAAGACGTTTAGCCTTGAACTTGATGTTTTCTATTTTCATAAGCTGTTATTTTAAATCACTTGCACAATCAGCAATGCCAACACTATATCTCTCGACAAACTCAGCAGAGCGTGCTGCCATTCCTTTAATCATAGCTTTCTTGTGTGAGACGTTACCAGTAGTTAGAGTATCAGCTTCTTCGGCAATGTTATTAAACCACTTGATAATCTTTTCTCGTAACTCATCTGTTATTACATATTCTTTCATAACTATTCTTCTTTAAGTTCTATGTGATTCTATAAACTTACTCAAATCGAGAGGGAACTTCTTTTTAAGTTCTCTTTCACGTTTACGTCTCTCCTTCCTTGTGGGTGGAGGAACGTATTCATCTAAGAATGCAAACGTTTTCTTGCAATTAGCATTTAATACTGGAATATATACATCCAATAATGCCTTTAATAATTCTTCCATATCAATCTTCTTTAAGTTCTACTGGCTCATCGTTCCAAGATAACTCTCTTCCGATGAGTTTCTTGATACTTCCTTTAGGAAGGTAACAGCAACCGGTATTTGCATACCTCTGCCCATATAAATATACGACAGAGCAAATCCATAATGTATTACTTTCATTTCTGCAAGGTTTTTCTGCAAAAATATGTTCACAGCCACCTTTATCTACTGCTAACCAAGACATAACTATTCCTCCAATTTTTTAATTAATAAATTACTTTTCTTATCAAATAGTTTATAACCACTACGGAGATACCAATCTAGAACAAATCTATCAGATTCATCTTTATCAAATTCCAATCCGATTTTCTTCACCCCATTTAGCTTTGCTTGTTGCTCTGCGAGTTGTAATAGGTGTTTTGCAACGCCACGTCTTCTATAAAGAATATCCACCGAAAGTGCATATATTAGAGCATCAGCTTTGCCAAAAATATCACTAACATATAATGGAATGGATATTTGAACAGAACCAAGATTTTCTTCATCAGTTATTAAAATTCTGATTTCGTCCTTCCATGTCTGTTTTTGTATCATACTCAGTCCTCCAATTTCTTAATAGGTTTCCAATGAGTGATACGAGCCATTCTCCCTTCCCATAAGATGATGAAGTCATTACCATCTTTTGGGACGGTAGTGCATTCCACTCTTCTGTTTTTGTAAACATTATCAGGAATCATCTTGCTTGTTACAAAAACTTCTTCTCCATAAGGTGGCAACCCATCCTCAACAGATACCCAGTCTGACCTAGAGATTTCCTTCAAGGCTACCTGCAATGTGTTTATGATGTGGCTTTTTACATTTCCTTGTATGTAGTCATCATCCGTAACTTTTGTAAAACGGATAGTTTTCTCTATCAGCTCTTCAACTTTCTTCTTATCCATAATCACTTTGATTAAATATCATTTCTTACACATCCTCCAACTCTTTAAGTGCATCCTCCAAATACTTTAAAGTAAATCTTTTAGCTTCAAGATTTCCTTCAAAATATGGTTTGATTAAAAATATTGCCTGATTAATTTTATCAATAGCTTTTTCTTTACTCATAGCTTATCCTTCTTTTTTTCTGATTCTTTCTATATGCTTTAGTTGTGCAATACTTATATTGCCATATCGTTTATACATACCTTGTAGATATACAATATAGCTAGCTAATGTTATTTTATTTACATCCATATTCTTTCCTTTTTACCCTCCTTAGTAATTGATAATCTTCTGTGTTTTGCGAACCTTGGCAAAGAACCCACTAATCTGTTCTTTTGTCGCAACACCTTTAATGTGACACTTCATCCAATTGCCAATACCATTGGATTTCTGAATCATTCCGTCAGAATCTTCACCGATAATCACACCATATCCATCAGCGTTAATAAAGCCATCATGGATAAACACTTTGCCATCACCATCAACTAAGATAGTACCTGCTTTATATTCACTTAATCTCATATTCTCTTCTTTTTTACCCTCTCCATTTTACAGGAGAGGGTGGTTAGTTAATTATTTCGTAAATTCTATCATATATTGTGCAAGCACAGAGCCTACATAACATAAGGTCATAAGTATTGCTGCCACTGTCGCAATTACAATACTTACTGTTCTCAACTTTGGCGTTTCTGACCAAAATATTGCACTAACTATCAGAAAGATAGTTCCTAAAATCGTTAACAATACTACCATATTACTTATATTTATATCCCATAAGGGATAGTTATTTACTCTGGTGTCTTCGTTGTATATTTATCAGATGATGTGTAGAAATATATAATCACCATCTGTAGAAGTATTCTTAATATCACAAGAAATATCTGCTTTATCAAATACAAGTACTTCACAATCTCCACCCGTGATGTCAATGTAAGATTTTAAATGCTCTATCAACTCACTTGCTTTCATATTACTATCTGTTAATATCCTTTCCTCAATCTTATACAATAATCAATAGCTTTGATTGCTAACCAAATAGCATGCTTCTGCTTATCGTCAATAAGATTTTTTCTAATCTCAAATAGCGTTTTCTTTGCTTCTGTTGCATTCATATATCTTTATCTTCCATATTACTTATATTTATATCCTATAAAGGATGATTAATCTTTATAAGTATTTGCATCTAAATCAATAGCTATAAATCCCATTGTAGTACTAGGAATTCCGTTATGAACCACACTTCTATTTTCGGAAAAAAGAACTACTGCGTGTTTGCGACCTTTAATGTCTGGTATTTCGTATCTTTCATACGAATGTCTATTACTCATAATCTATCTATTTATATCCTTTGCAGGATGGTTAGTTACTAAATCTCATCAAACTCTTTCTGAAATCTCTGTCTTGTTTCATTCAGAAGCTGCTTGAATTTTGTTTTAAACTCTTCATCACACTCTGAAAGCCCACAAATAGCATCAGCAAGACTACTACGCATTGATTTTGGAGACATATTTAAGAGTTCATTTACTTTAGGGATTAAACTCTTTGCTAAGATATTTGCTCTTTCTAATTTTTCTGTATTCATATTTCTATCTATTTATATCCTTTATAGGATGATTAATCAATCTTCTTGATACTATCAATTTCCATACTCCATAGTACAAACTCTCTATTGGAGCGAGTGCCATCTTTCTTAGCAGGGTTGATTCTTACCTCAATCATGCCAGAATATCTTGCGTAATTTCGTTCTGGAATAATGCTTGCAATCCAACAAACATCACATCTGGAGCAGCTCACTTTGTCACCAACCTTGTATGGTAGACTTTCGATGTACTCCTTCACATCAGAACAAATCTGATTGTTAGCATCATTGATAATACTTTGTTGCTTGGCAACCTTTGCTTTTAATTCTTCTACTGTCATATTCTATCTATTTATGCCCGAAGGTGATTTAAAAAAAACAAATACTCGTCACAAGGCTTTCCAACATATTCTCTTGCTTCATCTATGGTATTAAACACCTTTCGTGCCACATAGATGAATGGAATACAGCCGAATAGCATATTGTCTTGAACTACGTACCGTACTGGATGTAACTTTCCAATAATTCTTTTTGTCATATCTGCGTCTTTATTTTAAACATTTAACAATACTCTTTTGAGCTTTATTCGCAAATTCTCTTTTAATTCTTTTGCCTCACTCCAAGGAATATATGTTGTGGTATAAAAATTATAACTACGTTCATCTACACAATGTAAACTTGTTATGAGTAATTCCAACTCTTCGTCGGATAGTATAACATTCTTTTGCATACCTACACCTCCATTTCTGAGTTAAGTCCTAGACCGAAGAGAAGGTGCTGCAACTGATGAACATACTTAATGTATGCAATTGGTTTACATACATTATTGTCAGTAAACGGATATACACCAAACTCATCACCGATACCTTTTTCTATGTAGATAGGAAAATATCCATATTCTTCAATATCGGGTTTTGTATATACTAGATGACTATTCTTTACTCCTCTGCTCATCACTTCTTCCTTCCATCCATTCTTCTCTAGAATCTCAGGAGTGAGAGGAATCGGAGATACCCCATCATTATAAGTTTGAATCCAATCGTCTTTAGAAGAACCTTGAAACCCTTTACAAATAGATACAACAAGACTATAGAAACCTTTTCTTCTTAAAAAAGTATTTGTTACGAAACCTATTTTTCCAGTAGCTTCTCCATATTCAATTTTTACTATATCTCCTGGTATATATTCTAATTTGTTCATACGCTTTACTCCTTTACTTCTTTAAAGATTACATTCTTATGGTCTGAGCGTCTCTCAAAATCACAATATCCAAATTCTGTATTCATACAGATGAAATCATAAAAAAAACATCCATCACATAAAGAATGGCGGTCTCGTTCTTGAACTTCAATCAAACGTCCATCATCGCCATATGGAAGTAAAAATCTATCTCCAACTTCAAGCTCTTTCATTTTCTTTGCCTTTTACTATATTGTACACTTGTTTTAACACATCTGTTGATAAGCGTTTGAAATCAAAAGAACTGATAGCGTAGATGAGAGTCTTACGAAGATTCTCTTCTTTAACATCTGATATTTCCTTTTCTGTAGGAACAGATATTTTTCTAACATTCCATCTATCACCACCGCATTGCCAGCCCGAATCTCTTCTAAATCTAGCGTTATTAACAATAATTTGAGTCTTTGTCACTTTATCAACCTTGGAGATATGTCTATGAGACATACCTGTAACTAGTACTTCATCGCCCTCAACTAAATCTTTAAGCTCTTTCATTACTCACCTCCTTTGACAATTAAATCAAGTAGTTCTTCCACAAATACCCAATCAGTAAAAGTATATGCTCTAACTCTAATTTCCCACATTTCTTGATATGTGTCACAAGCAGTTTCATTTAACATAGCGTTCATATCGTAGAGCTTTATATTACTATTCACTTTTGAGAATGCGAGAATCTTTCCGTTATCATTTCTAGGAACTTCGCTAGCAGGATGAAGCAATTTATTCAAATCGTTCAAGAACTCATTGATAGCCCACTTAGCGCCAGCCTTGAAGCTATCTTTGCCCCTAAGACAAATCATTTCTTCCTCAACCTCGCCACTATTGTATCTAGCATACTCTGTCTCAATATGCTTATTAGCAGCAGCTTCTATTTTCTTATCGTCAAAAACCATTTTATTAAGCTTCATAACCATTATTACGTAGTTCTTCAATTAAAATCTTAACATCTTCTATAGATTCTCTTGCAAGAGTTCGTAGATGAGTTCTGTGAACTGCTTCAGGGCAAGCGCATCTATTATCATGTTCATAATCTTCCCCTCGTTGTTTTACTTTATCTCTAAACAACTCGGCAGATTTCTCATACAAAAAATCTAATTCTATTTCAGATAATTTCATAATCAAACCTCCTCTTTAAATTCGGACTAACACTACAAGCCTTTATTTCGATTATCGAAAACATGCTCACCAAAAATCTTCTTAAGTACTTTCATATACCTAATCTTTTATATCTTTAATATAACACCACTTTGTGATGTTGTTTCTCCTTACATAATCTTTCCAATAAACAAAAGAGTAAAGATAATCAGCTTCGTACTTAAGACCTCCATCGTCTCCATCATACCATTCTGTAAGAATCCATTCTTCGTAGTTTGGAGCTTCTTTTGCAGAGTACCATTTAGTCATTGTTCACCTCCTTCCTTTGGAAGTAAATCACTAATATAGAGCCAGCTAATAATATCATAATTAGTTCCAATATATTTGAAATCGTAATCATACCATCCAAAATCGTGAAAAGATGATTGTTCTATTCTTTCTTCATCTTGAAACATCCCATGATTAGGATGATAAACAACTCTTACCAAGCATGTTCTATTTTTATCAGGCATTTCGCTAGCAGGATGCCATAAGTCCTTAAGGAACTCTTCCTTAGTTAATCTCTTTTCCATTTTTCAGTCTCCTTCACATAAAGTTTCGTTAACCTCGTCATTGTATGTGTGAGTAACCGGATTGTACTCGGAATGGGTCGCATCTACCCTACCTTTCCGGTTAGTGAAATAGATAGCATTTCCTTGGTCATAGAACCTGTATACTGTTATACTATCCACGACAAACAATTTCTCGACCTTGAATTTGTCAACAGAATCCGAGATTTGGACTCTTGTACCCTTACCTTTGCAACCTACCAAAATGGCGGCAACGGCTATTATCATAATTACCTTTTTCATATCAACTTCTTTTCTTCTTAAAGAATACGTCATTCATCGTACCCTAATATACTAAAGAACTCATCCATTTTTGAATTTAGATTGTTTGCCATTAACATATATGCCGGAACGGAGCGACCGATATTGCACTCTAACTTCAATGCATGTATCATTACTGAAGCTTGATGGCTTGAAATCTTAACCCTATCCAATCTGGAAAGTATTTCGCTCTGCGAATCTGCATTACGAAACACTTTCTTGATAAGACTTTCTATGTACTTACGCTGCTTGTCCGTCATTGCTCTTATTGTGCTCAAGAGACTCAACCAAAGCCTTCAGACCATTGAAGGTAGCATCCACCAACTCCTTGCTATCGGAAGCATCAAAATACCAATTTCCAATAATCTTGCTATTATTTTCGGCAAACATCGTAATACTCGTATGAGTATTTGAAGACGACATCTGGATAGACTCCTTTGTTCTACCCATGAGGCTGGCAATCTTTGCCAACACCTCTACATAAACATTATTCTTTTCCACTTTCTTCTTACAGTTTTTGTGGTGTGTCTCACCATTTTAAAATTAGTAACCTTGTTTCTTAATTACAATGCAAAGATACAAAGAATTATTGAAATATGCAAATTATTTAATGTATTTCTTTTATCTTTTAACACTCTATAATGATACAAACAAATAATTTGCTGACGTTAACAAAAAAATCCCCACCACTACATTATTATATATAGTGATGGGGCAAACCTTTAAAACAAAATAGCATTATGGATTTCTACGATTACTATCATATCAAATCATCCACATAAGCCCATTTATAGATGGCGTTTGATTTCGTGAACCTATTCCACCATTCCTCGCCTAAGAAATTCAGATGCTTGAAACGCTTACGAACCTTAGTCAGACCGACAATGCGTCTGTTGTACTCAGGCAATTCTTCTACCGGATGCCAAGCACCGTCCTTTTGGTATTTCATTCCCAACTCCAAGGCTTGCTTGGCTATCTGCCTTGCACCTTGACTAAAGTCTATCTTATCAATCAACATTTCTAAGTCCATAATCAAATAACTTTTATGTTAACTTTGTCTTCAAAAAAAGCTTCTAGCACTTCCTTGGCTTTTGCATCTGCTTCATCCAAGTCTTTGCATTTGACTACTTGAACACCATAACCTATAGGGTTACGCAATTCATAAATACCATCAGCCTTTACCAAGCGAAGGAAAATATCTCCACCTTTGAAGCGGTACGAATATCCTCCTGTTGCCTCGTTCCATTGTCTAACTATGTTTCTCACCGCCATAATATCTTTGCACTTTTTCCAATGTAGCACTAGCACCCTCAATGTAGGCGGCGATAATGACATTTCTATATAGCTCACTATTTTCCTTATCAATTCCTACCAAGCCTTCTGTTGATTTCAAAGGCTCAATTGTAAATTTATAAGCCTCCTCTACTATCCAGCTAGGAACTCCATTTGAAATCAAATTCTCACAATACTCATTCATAATTTAACCTTTTAAAATTAGTGGATGACAAGGGATTTAAACCCTTGTTGGTGCCAATTCCTCCCCAGTGACCTGGTACACGGAATGTTTAATCAGAAAATCCGCTCCAAGTTTGCGAGGGTCGCATTGCTTTCAGTTGCCAATGCCACTCATCCGTTTGTCAGCGACAGATGCGAATTTGAAGACTATGCACCATTCCCAACCTTGCCCAAGGGTTTCTGCCGCTGACTGATGGGCTTTTACCAATGGTTGTCGGCAAATTTTAAGTGTTCACATCTTACGATGCGGTATTAACTATCTCCCTGCCCAAGGGAGCAACCATTAGCGATAGGCTATTTGTAGTTATGAAACTTCAAATAAAGCCGTGTGACTCCTAAGTTTACAATCCCGCCCCCACGCAAGGCATCACACGGCTTTGACACGTGGGTATTTGGTAACTTATGTCAATCCTACCTCGTCTTTCTTATATCATTCCGCTGCCATCCTGCCGCCCAGTCTACCGGAGCTGCATTACAGCAGTGAAAAGATGTATTCACATTATACAAGGCAGCTCTGAACTCATCCTATTCTTCTGCCGAGAACAGACAATCCTTGTTTACTCGCCTAGTCATAATTTCACTACATTATAACCAAGCCGACTTGCAAGATCAAGGAACACGTTAAAGTCTTCTTGTGCAAGTTCTGTTCCTGACACCACTCCATTCTCCATAGTGAAGTAACGCTTTGTATTGTAAAGCGTATCCTCCAAGCAATAAGTTCCTTTCATTTCTTCATTCTAATCAATAGTAAACAACCTTTCAATAGGTCTCTTTGTAATATTCGGGTTAAGGGAATTGGTTACTTCCTTTTCCCAAACACATCTGAACTCCTGTGGCATCTGGTATTCGCTGATAAATACCTTATGACCTCTTCTAGCCATTTCCATGCACCATATATAGAATCTTTCGTAATCGAAATTCTTTGATACATCATACTTTTTCGTAGCTTTGTAAGGCAAATCGCAATACACTATACTCCTATCCGGTATCACAAGTTCATCATAACTGCCGCTATAGAACTCAACACCCTGTAGAAGGGGTATATCACGCATTGTGTTTTCAATCTGCTCCCTTATGTAATCTCTTGCCTTTCCGTTCTTGCCGACAACATTATGTCCGCTATAGCCACCATCAAAGAAGCGACCATTAAAGCTCGCCATAAAGCCAATTAGTCCGACACCTGCTTCTGTGAAGAAATTATTCTTTCCGTGATAGCAGTCTCTTGCAAAGTTATACAACGTCTTACTAATATGGTTGAAGACAAACCCATCATTCTGAAGATACTTCCACATTTCGATAAGATACCTATTCTTATCGTTGGCAATCCTGCGATACGTGTCCGGAACGTTCTCAATAACGCTACAACCACCACAGAAAGCATCTACAAACGTATCATGTTCCTTGTCCAGCATAATCGGCAATATTTCATGCACGATTCTAGCCTTACTACCCATGTACTTCATCCTATCAACTTCTTAATCATTTTAACACCTCGCTTACCAAACTTTCGCTCGACAACAGCATTATAGCTCACTCCATCAATGGAACACTCATCCGGATAGCACTCTTCAAGCCAATCTGTGAACTTCAGCAGATTGAAGACTAACTCTTTTCTCGCTAAAAGAAACCGCATATCAATGAATTTTCCAAAGCTTATTCCGAAGATTTTCTGAAATTCATTACCTATAGGCAAGAACTCACTTGGTTCGATTTTCATTAGCTTGCTTTCTTAGATGTCACACTCTCCAAAGGATAGTCACTCTTCATAAAGTCACTAATTCCGATATAAGTTTTCTGCAAATCCTTCTCATCGTCTTTCAAGTCTTCTGTCGCATTTACAGCGGCTGCATTCAAAGTCTGTTCGTTGAAGACACCGTTTCTCACCTTATCGAAATAAGAAAGAATCTCTTTAGTCATCAAATGGTCAGCCAATCTTTTGAAATCCTTATCCATCACCAATGCCATGAAGTCATAAGAATTTTCAAAGGCCAAGATAGGAGCAAAATCCTTGAACGCTTGCATTAAGTTAACATGCAAATCTTCATACAGCTTACGGATGATATTCTCGTAAGTTCCCAAACAAAGGTTGGTCAGATTGTACAGGATGATTGCATTCGCATAAACTCCCGATTTTTCACCAATCCCTAAGTTCTGTAACCTCACCGCAAGCTTATCTCGCAACTTGTACAAGTCTTCACTAATCTTGTCATAGAACGTCATTGCGAATTCGTTATTGAAATCTGTATTAGGAACATAAGCGTCATAATACTTAATCGCCTTGCGAAGGTTCTTCTTGCAGTCCACCCACTTCTTCTTCACTTCAAACCTAACGCATTTCTTCTTCAGAATACTCTTTTCGATTTTCTGCATGAAGCACTCTGCCAACACCATTTCAACATAGACATATTGCTGAAGATAACCTCTAGTAACAATCATAACCTTGTTTACTTCGGTTTCGGTCATTCCATGCGGCACACTGATAATTATCTTCTTGCCACCGACATCTAACAGAACTCTTCTGAAACAATTAACACTAGGCATGATGTTTTCTATTAGAATATTCAACAACCTTGTTATAGCACTCTGTCCTTACCAAATCCTCGACCTTATTCAATACAATAACCTCATGGGTATCATTCATATTGACTTGTGGACAGCAAATCTGATAAAAATACTTTGTCCTGATGGTAAAACCAAGCAACTTGATTTGTTCCTTGAATACCCGACCAGACACCACCTTATCAAGTTTTTTCTTGCCTTCGAAGAGATTCAAACTCTCCTCTCTACGATATACAATATCGGTATTAACCGAAAAAATCTTTCCGATCATAACTATTCCTCCAAATTTCTAAGCGTTTCAAGACTCTCATCATTATCAACATCATAGCCGATATGATATTCGTTGCCTATTCTAGCACCAACATATACCTCTTCTGCATCCAAGATATAACGGGACATCTGTTCACGCACCTTTATCTGTTCTTCATTTAATCCAAGTACATCAAAGCACTCTTCCTGCAATGACTTATATGGTTTCGTTCCCATATATGAAACATAAGCCAGCTTTCCGTCCTGATGCAATGGCTCCCACTTCTCCCACCAATGGTTACGGTACTCCAAGATACCTCTTTCTACTCCATCGGCACAAACATATTTAACTATTCGTATTTTCATTATCAACCTTTTTTAAAACAACTTTAACTGTCTTTCCTTGGCACTTGAACACACGAGACTTAATCTTGTATGTAAGATTGTTAATCACGACTTTATCACCTATACAAGGCATAAAATGGAAATCGTAATTTTTCCAAATGATATTTCCTTCAAAGTAAAATTCTACCAATTTTCCTCTTCTTTTAAAGCTTTAAACTTATCCTTCATAATAGAATTGGTCTCTGTCCAAAAAACTATGATAACCTTTTTTACATCAACCCCTTCTTCTTGTGCAATATCCTTTGCGGCCTTAACGAAATCAAAATATCCATTATCTGATTCTAAAATTCCGGTGGCATACGCCATACGTTCATTCTTGATGAATCTTGCGGAAAAATAAAAGTATCTTTTCATCTCAATAACTCCCTAATAAATTCGTTGCGCATCGGTTCAACGATGCTTGCGTACAAACTCCGCTTATCTTCCGGAATATCATCCGGTGTAATAGAGAACATCAACAAATATGACATCGGAATCTCCAATACCTTGCATATTGCATCAATCTTACTCTTACGTGGAAACGTTCTTCCTGTCTCCATAAACAACATGTTTGTCTCGCTACAACCGATAGCCTTACTCAGTTGTCGTTGGGTCAAGCCCTTGCTTACCCTAATTGTCTTAATCGCCTTTCCTAAATCCATCAAAACCTCCTATTTAAATATTTCAAATCTGTTCTTTATTGCTATCATGGCATCAGTGACTCCAGCTTTGTATCCAACAGAATACAAGGTACAATCCTCTTCGCTCGGTTTCTCGAACTTGGGTTTCAGAAATTCTTCTATCTCACAGAAACCATGCTCCAAGAATCTGAGGAACATCGCATTCTTCGTGATAGCTGGTCGTAGAGTATCTTTAACCCAATCCCAGCCATCACCATAACCTAGCGTAAAATTTGAACTGCCACAATATTTCACTTTCGGCTCATCAAGCCATTGTTTTAAAATTTCTTTCTTTGTCATTATCACCAGTTTTTGTGGTGTGTCTCACCATTTCAAATTAATAACCTTTATTTCTTAATTACAATGCAAAGATACAAAGAATATTTGAAACATGCAAGCGTTTTAATGTGTTTCTTTATTTTATTAATGTATTTTAATTATTTAATATGATTTCTACCATTTATTTTAAAGTTTTTACATTTTTCTCTTTCTCAAACACTCTTGCTACTATCACCTGTATCCTTAAATTCGTCTTACCATGTTCTTTAACGTGTGCCACACGCTTTGTAGTTTTTGCACCTTGCAGCAATTTCTGTCACTCTCTTCCCTTGTACTTTCGTAGTGCTACCTTTCTTGCATTTCAAAACATTTCCTATACTTGTAATTTGTATTTCCAAGAAATGGACGCAACAAAAACAACTTCTAAAATTCTTATCCATTTGACATTTCCTTTTTAAGTTTCTTTCTTTGAGCCAAGAACATAACAATCTCCTCGAAATCATCGCAATTCAAGAGCATTTGTCCGACCTGCCATTCCATGGCTTTCTGCTTGGCATCCTCCATACCCTTTGCAAAAAATGTGATTTGCTTCGCTTGGCTTCGATTCTCTACAGTTACTTCAAGTGTTCCGAATTCAAGCTCGGTAGTCTTCATGCCGAGACCCTCATCAAAGAGCCTCTGCAAATGATTATAAAGGTTGCTCTTTTCCATTTTTCAATCTTTCATTTTCTTCTTTTAACAAGTCCTCAAATTCCTTACGCTTTGCTCGCATATTCTCGAACCATTTACTTGGTGTTATAGGACACCCCATAAGCCAATGATCCAAGTTTGGAACAGGCAAATTGAACTCACTAGCTTCAATCGTATAATCATACCATTTCAGCAACTCTTCCTCTGGAGCATCCTTGTCTATATCAGTTACAATAGTAGCCATATCGAAGGTAAAATCACCGCAATTGGCTATTCCTCCAACTTGGTCTCCTATCCAAAATGTCTCCGGATTATCCAATCCGTAAAATTCATGCTTCTCACAGAATGCCTTCAAGTAAGCATTGCAAGCATTCTCGTAATCATTCTTTAATTTCTCCTTATCCATATCACATATCCTTAAAAAGTTTCTTATTCTCGCTCTTCTCCACCTTTGGATGGGAGCACATCACAACTTGCGTACTTGGGTCATGTCTTACCTGCCATTCGCAAGTATTACACCCCAAATCACCAACTTTATTAATTGCATTGGTGTATCTGCCTTTCTCACCATAGGGGCAATCGGTAACAAAATCCTTTCGTCCCCAGATGTACTCATCTATCTTGTATGAGATAGCATTTGCTTTCTCCTTTTTCTCGTTAATATTTAAAAACATCATATCGTCAATATTTAAAATAAGCATAGCTGACCATCATCAGCGACCTTAACATTACTCTCAGAAAACCAAAGTTCCTTGAATATCCTCTCCATGCAAGCTACGACAATCGAATTTCCAGCAGCCTTTTGAAGACTTGACTTCGACATTCCACTTTCAAGCATCTTGTCTATGTATTCTTCGTCAACGTTCATTAAGCGGAAGAGTTCTCTCGGAGTCAAACGCCTAATGCGCAACCTTGTCTCTCCAAGCACAACCAAGGAGTCCTTGCTCGCAGATGTAATGGTATTGGCTATGTTCTTTCCAAGTTCGACCTTTGAACTATGCTTTTCGCCTTTTATCCACTTCCCCTCAGAACGAGTTCTTATAGCTGCACTCATAGGTTCTTTCCATTCATTCGATACAAATTTCTCTTTACATAGCAAGTCATCACTAAAAAAGTACTTCTCATCCACATTTTCCTCCAAGACATCAACCAAGTGTTTCTCTAGCTTTGTCTTTCTCGGAAAATGATAATCTATCTTATCACCATCGTTTCGTATAGAGAGCATGAAGACACGCTTTCTGTTCTGAGGAACACCGCAGTCGGCTGCATTTACCACCTTAGCATAGTTAACATATCCGTAGGATTCCAACTCCTTGCGCCACTTATTAAAGAACCCAATGAACTTTGTTTGAACCAAAGCCTCTACATTCTCCATCAAGAGGTATTTCGGTCTCTTGGTAATAATGGCGTTTCTTGTGAACCAAAGGATAGAGGAACGTGTATTGCTTCCCTCCTCTATTCCTTTCTGCTTTCCGGCTTGCGAAACAGACTGGCAAGGTGTTGAATATGTCAGCAAGTCAAAATCGGCTACCTTGCTCCAATCTATCTTGGTCATGTCACCAAAGTTCTTGCCGGATAGACTAGGAAAGCAAGCATTATGCAAAGCTATTGCACTTGGCTCTATCTCAGACCATCCGATGCACTCGTAATCGAAATCAGAATATTTCTTCTTCAACCGCTCTAAAGCCATCAGTTGAGAGTCATATCCGGCACAAAGTTCAAACGTCCGTATCTTCATTAAATATCATGGGTTTTACAAAAATCCTCTACAAAGCCATCACCCCAATCATCCTCATGCCATATCTTTGCAACTTCAAGCTGTCCCATTTCCTTTATAGCCAAAAGAACTTGCTTTATATCGTTTTCGTACTTAGGCAATGAATTCTCCATAATCGGGAATACATCCTTTATCTCTTCAAAAGACAACACAACGTCAAACGAACCACCTTCACTTGGCGTTACTTCAAACAACTCTTCAGAAAGATTCTTTGAAGATTTCAACCACTTCAAGAATTGCTTTCTACTACGATACTCACAATATAAATTGCTAAACTTTACGTATAGCTTATCAAAACTTAACTCTTTCATAATAAATCAAATTTATCTTTAATTATCTGTTTCAAACACCGTCTGCTTGCCTCGTCTCATAGCACGATACTTCTCAGGAGCCATTGGTAAGCCATTCTCTTTTAATGCTTTCTCATATGCACTAAAAGCCAGGCAATCCGCTTGCTCGTTCAAATCATCGCCATTATGTCCCTTTACCCAAGTCAAAATAACAAGCTTATCCTTTGCACACTTACGATACAACTTGATTAAATCTGTGTTCTTTATATCTGCGCCTATTTCCCAATCTGTATAGCGGAACATCTTTAATGCGTACTTGGAATCACTTCGAACCTCTATGACAGAACCTTTCGGGCAATAATTAACGGCTGATATTATCGCTAACATCTCCATTCTATTATTGGTAGTATGCAAGCAATGGTGTGTCTTGACCTTTTCAAGTTCACCTGTAGATGTATTCACAACAATATACGCAGAACCACCTGCCTTATGGGTGGAATAGTTATCGCAGCTGCCATCTGTATAGCAAATATAGTTTGGAAGAAGCCTTTTTCTTTCCACAACAGTTTCTTCTTTCTTAGGTTGAACCTTTCCATACTTTGCATTCTTGCCTGTTCGCAAAACGGAGTTGTAAGCACCTGCCAATGTTCGCCAATCATCACAATAGTTTCCATCTTTCTGTCTCCATTCGTTTTTCCATAACAAGTCCCACAAATCTTCGATAAAGCCCTTTTCTATCCAATTTTTCTTTATACAGAAACCCGAAAAGACTCGGGAAGATGGTATCTTCGCATACAAATCCTTTGCCATTTCGTCAATAGCATAATCTTTTTTGTTTGCGGTACACCAATTGGGAATAACAATTATCACCTCCCTCTTGCCAAGCAGACGTTTAAATCTAGATATATTGCCAAAGTAGCGATTAGACTCTTCCGCAAAGTCAGCATTCTTCACTAAATTCGCAAAAGTTTTGTTTGAAACACGAATCGTAAACAAGTCTATATCCTTACAAGTTTCCAATATTCTATTAACCAAGTCAAACATAGCCTCTATTTTGTCGGCTTGTTGCTCGTTGACCAGGAAGTTGTCACGAATGAATTTGTCACCATCATACAATCGACTATAAGCCAACACTCGATTTGCACCTTTCACACGATATGAACTCAGATAAACATCATAAGCTCTAACTTGATGTTCTGATTCCAAGTACTTTTCTTCTATCTTCTTCATAATCTCGTATATATAATAATAACACGTAATATATCAAGGAACACGTTAGCCTCTTAAAGACTCCTATACTTATTCCAACTAACTACTAATATGAAAATGTCCAAAATAGAACTTACCCACCATAGAAGTAATCAGGTAGATTTCCTATTGTGCCATTTTCCTTTATTTGCATTCGATGTCCCTTCAATTTATAACCATAGATTCTGTGCTTGATAGCAATAGAAGTCTCTCGGTCTCCAAAAGAGTAAGAGCAAGGTATAATTAAATAGTGCAGGTTACCTACGTTAAACGTAAAGTTCCTACGACCAAACCTTTGCAATGTTCGTTCCATCTCTCCCTCGTTTCTATCATCTGCCATGTGCATTTCCGCATACGTGGACTTAATCTTACCTTCGCAGATAAGATTCTTCTTGATTCGGCATATAGAGCCATGACCCATATTCACAACCTTTGCAAACGAGTTAGTAGTTAGTTGATGCCAAGCACAATCATTGTTGCCAACGTTAAAACAGTCTTGACGAGCACCACTAATAACCGATGTGTACAAAATATTGTTGACTATAGAATATAACTCCTTTAGCTTATAGTCCTTACTAATAGGAATACGACAAACGTAAGCCCCTTGAAAGCGACCGCCCTTTTTATTGGGCTTCTTTTCTTTATCACGGAACGTATTCACGATAAATCGCCCGTTACCAAGTTCTGTAAAGAGTCCATCCTCCTTGACATCCTTTAGCAATTTTCTTGCCTTTGGATAGCCTACACCGAGTTTTTTCTTTACATCCTTGATGGTTAAGTTAAATATTACAGAATTTCTGCGTTGCATCTTACACCAAATGGCAAAGCAAAGAGTCTCCTTGTGCGCTTTCACTTCTTGCGATGACGCACCATAGGTATACTTCTTTACCAAGTCCATACGTATGTGTAAATAATGCTTTCCCATAAATTCCTTATTTGTTTACCTTATCTGTGTTTCGCCTACTCCAACAATTATTGCCCATTGCTAACCTAGAGCAATCTAAGAATGTTTCGACTCAAAACAAGGATTCTAAAAAGAAATCCTTACCCTTCATTCGTCTGACACCGAAATCTAGGTAAGGATTATCGTGGTATGGCTTTCGCCACGGAAAATCTTATTGATTCTTGTAAGCGTGTCAGCACCAACAAAGCACGCTGCAAAGATACTAATTCATTTTCATACTGCAAGGTCTTTAGTGCGTTATTTTACTCCGATTGCGCATTTTTAACATAAAATACAATTTTAATTACATATACGAAACTATAAATACATTAAACCGCTTGCAATTTTAACATTTGACACTCTAAGGCATTTTCAAGACAAAAAAAGAGAGCAACCACCATCACTGGCAGCTGCTCCATAAGTTGTTACCTTAAACCAATCTAAAACCTTAATAACTAAAAACCAACCTAATAAAATAACTTTTTCTTATATTTTACCGTGAGAAAGAAAATCATTGTAACCAGCATTAAGGAAACGACCCAAAAGGAAATCATACCGAATTTCCAATAGAACAAATCCCATCCCTCCAAGTCTTTCTCAATATATTCCTTTTTGGTCTGGGCGATACTCAATTCTCTGTTTAGGCTATCCCTCTGAGCCTTATATATACTCGCTCGCTCTGCTATCTCCTTATAATGAATAAGGCTATCACGAACCTTGGATAGTTCCTTGCTGTCCCTGTATCTAATCTCTATATGAGTAGAATCCTTACCTAGCACCTTACCACTCTCATCTACCCTTGTCTTGACATCATCCTTGATGTATGTGGAATCCTTAACCTGTTTTTCGGTCTGCTCCCAATGATAAGATAGCAAGCTGTCCCGAATAAGCTTGACCCTTTCGTTGATAATTGAGTCCCAATGGGCGTAAGTAGTAGTGTCTCGCACCACCTTTTCCACTTCTATATATCTTGTTGTCCGGCATCCGTACATCATCAGCATGATGAAGAAACCTACCAATATGGTAACGAGCCAACGCCACCAGTCAAATCTAAGCTCCATATCAACCTCCTTTTTGAGTGCAAAGGTACAAATAAAACCAAAAGGAACGATTTCTTCGCCCACTCTTTCTTTTTCAAAATTTCAAAAGTGAAGAAAAAACCACCACCCAATTAAGAATGATGGTCTTACTAATGCCTTAGTTGAGCCTGTGTCTCGTAAGATTACCAAGTGATTATCTTTCCGGTATTACATACGAGCTTTCCATATTGTATATTTCCAACCCTGCGAAGCCATCCATGCAGGTTCACACTTTGCTTTGGGTCATTGTTCACAATCGCATTGAGAAAGGCAATTCGTGACACCTTCAGCTTATCGAACAACGCCCATTGACCTTGTTTGTATGAATTGATAGCAGCTAAGGTCATATTGCCCATGATGCCATCAGCTTTTGTTCCTACGATAGTTTGAATCTTTTGTACGGCTCTGCTTACTCCACTATTATAAGCAAAGTCAACCAAGAGATTAGCCACAGACTGGTTGTTGATTTGGTCAGCCTTGCAAGCATCCCAATAATATTTCTTGAATATGTGATGCCATTGTTCATCAGTTATCTTCTTCAAGTCCGATGCAGTCTTACTAGCACCATAAACTTTACGGAACGTCTCTAGAGTCACGCCTTTCATCGTTGCGCCTCCCCTATCACTCTTTTTGTTAGAATATCCACCCTCGAATGAGAGGATGAATGGTTGTAAAATACTTGAGTCTGCCATAGTCTATTTGTCGTTTATGTTTTGATGTTCGCCACGTTCCCCTATCGTCTTGGTAATGCCAGCCGTGACGAACAAACTAGCTACACTACCAACAAATGCACTTAACCCCATCAAATCGGTCTTGATCGTCCCATAAGTTACCACTTCCCACACTAAGATAAAGCAGACAACCAGGAGCATCAAGAGACCTATCAGAGTAACGGACACTAAGAAGAATGCCTTGCTTGAATGTCCGCTATTAACTTGTATGAGTAATTTCAGATACTTAACCATATTTTAATCCTCCCTGTCACGATATATCTCATTTTCTTCCTTTTCAACCAACGTTTCTAAGGATTCTCGCTTTCTTGGTGGGGTTCTAAGTTGGCATCCATCCTTGATGCATCTGTTCCATTGTGCCTCATGCAAGGCAAGCTTCAAATCGTTCTTCTCATCCCTAAGATTGCGTATGGTAATACGATACTGATTGATTTCCTCATACAATTCATCTATTTTACTGTTAAGATTAACGACCGACTCGTTGGAACGTTCATAGAGAGCCTTCCACTCATCGGCATATGATGAAATAGTCTTATTCTCTTCCTGTGATGCGAGTGCCGCCTCCTTTCGTTTTCTACTATTATAGTACAGCAACGTGGAGATAACTCCCGATGCGCAAAGAAGATTAATTCCCGTCTGTATTAATTGAATAGTTTCCGCTGTCATTTCCTTATGTTTTTTGTTGCAAAGATAGCTATTTATATATAATAATGTGAAAATAGCCGAGTCAGAAAACTACACAATTAATTTTTGTGCAAATAATTAAATTTTTCCTTAAACTAAGTTATAACACATTAAAATATTTGCTCTGCCAATAAAATCTCATTATCTTTGCAAAAAACAGGTGAGACACACCACAAAAACTGAATAAAAATGAAAGTTATAGAACAAGACACAATAAACTTTATTAAGGCGCACATAAATGAACGACCAAGATACAAGTTGGCACAAAGAATGGGTGTCAGCGTGAAATTCTTGTATAAGATTCTACATGATTGCAATTGTAAAATCGAACATAAAAGACCTGTTCCGCAACCCGACAAGAAACGTGATGAACAAATCACGAAACTATATCCTGACCATTCGGTCAGAGAGATTGCAGTAATTGTAGGCTGCCATCCGTCTACGGTAGGCAAGGCAGCTAAAAGGCTAAAGCTTACTCATTCTGAAGAAACTATCGAAAGACTTAAAAAGAATAGTTTGGCTAACTTAAAAAAGCATATGATAAAGCAACTATTGGCAAAAGGGTGAAAAGCTGGCAAAGAACTATGCAGATGGAGAAATTCCGAGTTATATCCTGTATTCCGCAGCAGACGAAATTCAAATTTTCAGAAATGCCGATAAAATCATATCATGCCAAGTACCATCTTATAAATAAGTATGGGTATTTTGCGTTTGAAGGTGAACCATACATCTTAGGTTATGACCGGAATACTCGCAGAATGGATGAAGAATTCTACAAGAACAAATACGGATTTTCTTTTGAGGAGGACGAAGAATGCCAAGAAGATTAACACAAGAACAGATGGACTATATCAAAGTCCACATCAATGACTACCCACGAAAGGAAGTAGCCAAGGCTGCTGGTGTAACCTTACATACATTATACAAGTATATCACTATTTTAGGTGGTACGAAAATAGACAATAAATTGAATAATGAGACTATCCGCAAAATCTCCGACATGTACCAAACGATGACAGCGAGAGAAATCTCAGAAGTAACGAATATTCCTCAGTCTACAATATTAGGACAAGTCAGTAAGCTTGGCTTGAAACACGATGTAGAAACGATAAATAGGATTCGTAAAGAGCGTAACAGGTCTTTGAGAAGCTATTGGAATAAAGAAAAGTATGCTAGTAAAGGAAGAAAGCTGCATATGCAATATAAAATGGATGAACTTAGAGTGTTGTCGGGTAAGACTCAAGAAACTAGGTTAAGAATAAGAAAGCTCTCCCCAAAGGCTTTGAATGCAAAGATGTATTTGCGAAAGTCTTATAACTATTTCTACTCTAAGGGTGAGCCGTTTATTCTCTGCTATGACTCCGAGACAAAAAGACACCCTAAAGAGGAATACTATACTGAAAAATTTGGTTTCAAGTTTGTGCGTGCTTAATTTCCGTTTGCATTTTTCGTTTGCATTTATCGTTTTCTGCAAACGGAATTTGCAAACAAGCCTTTGTTTTTCATGCATTCGAAAGTGTGATATTACCTCCTATCACTTTAACTTATTGATTATTAGCGATTAAAAGAAAGTTTGATAGAGTTATTAAACCTTTTGCTTATTATTCGTAACTTTGCAGCCGTAACGTTACATAGAGTTAGTTTAATTAAGGTTTAACACAAAAAGATTATTCTTATGGAGACATCAAAAACTTATGTTTTTAATCCAGAGGGTTCAGGTAACAATGGAGGAATGATGAGCTTGATAGCTCCTTTGCTCCAACAGAGAGGCGTTGACCCAAACGTTCTTCTTGCGATGAAGGGTAATAACGGATTCGGCAATGGCGATGGTTCTTGGTTCATTTGGCTGCTCTTTATCCTTTGCTTCTGTGGTTGGGGCGGTAATGGTTTCGGCTTTGGTGGCCGTGGCAATGGCGCAGGTCTTGCCAATGAAATCAACAATGACTATGGTCGTTCCTTGCTTATGGATGCTATCGGTGGCAATCGTAATGCACTCAGTAATCTCGCTACTCAGCTCAATTGTACTGAAGGACAGATTCAACAAGCAATCTCTGCCTTGACAACCCAAGTCCAGAACGTGGGCAACCAAGTAGGTATGAGCGGAATGCAAACCATCAACGCTCTTCAGCAAGGTAACATGCAGATTGCATCACAACTCGCTGACTGCTGCTGCCGTGTAAATAACAATATTACGGCTATGGACGGAAACGTCAAGTTGGCTATGTGTCAGCAGACTGGCACTTTGCAGAATGCCATCAACAATGTAGCCGTAAGTCAGGAACGAGGTTTTTCTAATGTTGCTTTCGAAACTAAAGGTCAGACATGCGACATTTTGAATGCTATTAAAGATAGTACTCAGACCGTAGTTAATGGCCAACGCCAAGCAGAACTCAGAGATATGCAGGACAAGATAGACCATCTTCGTGAAGAGAATGGAACTTATAAGTCTTCTGCCATGACTTCGCAGATTGTAGGTCAAGCTATGGCACCTGTCAACGCTATGTTGGCTGGCTTGCAAAAAGAGGTAGATGGTATCAAGTGTAAGCTTCCATCAACTGTTACAACCAGCTACAGTCCATTTACTGCTGTTCCAAATTGCGTTGCTTGGCAAACAGGCTTATATGGTCTGAATGGTGTCAACAATGCAAGCTTTTGGGGTTAATTAGGAAAGGAGGCTGCTATGTTATGGATGAGACCTTTTGCATGGGTTAATCGTAACGGCTCGGCAGCTATCGCATCTACAGGCGTGGTGGTGAACACCGAAAATGTCGTTTTCTCGTTCAGAAACCACGCCTTCGTGAATGCTAACTATAGGGGAACTATCTTTGTGAACCTATATCAAGCTATTCCGACTGGTACGACAAATACGCTGCCAATCCTTTTCGAGACCAATGGCGTAACCCAAGCTGTAACTAAGTTCAACGGCAATCCTTTGACGGTAGCCGACATTGCAGGAACTGGAGTTTATCAGTTTTGGTTCGAGCGAGATACTAACACCCTTCAGCTAATGACGGGTATTGTTTAACAATTAACATTACAAAGCTATGTTTCAAGGACTTCGACCTAACAGCATATTCTATGTGCTTGACAAGGGTGAAAACCCAAGTCTTAAAATCGGACAGGTTGTATCGGTCAGTAACCCACAACCTAAGTTCCCAACATATACTCCTGGGCAATTCAACCCACAACCAATGGAGACTACCGTTGATGTTGTCGTAAAATTGCCTAATGAACAAATGGAGTTCAAACAACTCCCATCCAATATGCAAATTGCAAATTCGGAAAACCTCGTGGTTTCTGAAAGCCGTGAAGCTATGGATGCGGAAGTTGAGGCTATGTATCGGCATTCTAAGGAGATTGTGGAAAGCGAGCCATACCACAAAAAGGTTATGGAAGAGTGCGCAAAGATGCGTGCCGTATTGAATCCACAAATAGCCAAAGACAGACAACAGGAAGAAGACATCAATAACCTCAAAAGCGAGGTTAGCGGAATGAAGGGAACTTTGACCGATATTAAGTCTATGTTGTCAGTGGCTTTGGAAAAAGTTAATACAAAAAAGTAAATCATTATGGGATACATGATAGAAATTACCGAAAACAAGGTAAATGAAATGTCAGAACTTGTAGAGAAGATGCTTAAGTATGGTGGTAAACTCATGCACTGCATTGATGAAATGGGGGATGACAAGTATGGACGAATGGGTCACAGAAACCCAATGCCGGATTACCGAGACAATTGGGATGACGATGATGACCGCTATGGTGAAAGACATGGTGGTCGCAGAGGTGGCGGTTATCGCTATTAGTATTACACTTTGAGGTGGGGAGAAATCTCCACCTCCTTTAAAAGCTTTTATTATGGGAAGATACAAAATACCACTTGACGCATACGATATGAAGCCTGAAGGGATGATTGCATACCTTCGCTACAATGGCTGGCACTTCAATAAAAAGATGTGCGATTGGGCTATTACCTTAATGCGCAAGACAAACGCAACGACTGGTAAGCTCGAAAAAGTTGAACCGACAGAAAAAGATACAGTCGAGGAACTTCTTAAAGTCAATAACGTAAAGTTGGAGAATGCCGACAATTACGATTTCGTCTATGTCGCAAACATGGCTAGAGCCGATTTCTTTAAGTCCTCTTTAAAGGACGAAGCTGCTTTGGCTCAATTCATTAAGGATATGGTGGATGACCCAGACCAAGCGGACGGATTTATTTTCAATAGATTTTATGCCGATTGCAACCATAATGGTATCGGCATTCCATGGGATGATGTATTATGATTAAACAAGAAATTTACTTGGAGAAATACGATTGGAATGTGATTGTATGTCATGTAGCTAATCAAGAAGATGTTGACGAAGCTATGGACTTACTAAGTTCCATTGATTGTAAGGGGCAACCATTATTGGATGCATACGACCACATTTCAACCGATTCTTCAAACAAAGGATTGACATACACAAATGTTTCAAAGAAAACAAGTGTTGTGCTCATTTGCAAATCTACTTCTGAAGGTGAGTATATAAATAGTCTCACACATGAAATGTTTCATGTAGTAGCACATATATGCAACCATCTGGGAATAGATATGCAAGGCGAAGAACCATGCTATCTTATGGGATGGCTCTGTCAGTCGATATTATAGAAGATTTCCTTATAAGTTTAACTTGGTGGGCAGACCTTGGATTTTTCCATCTGCCCTCCTATAAAATTACAAGAATATGAGTTGTTCGAAAATCAAAAATTACCTTTATGAACGTTTTAATGAGGATTTTAACGTTCTATCTGAGAATGAAAATCGAGTTATCATTACATTTGATGATAATGACTTGTCGGTACTCGTAAACAAGATGGAGAATAAATTATTCATTCTCGTTCCGCTAACTAATATGCATTCGTTTGAACATCATCCGGATTGGATCTTGGTAGATGGCGAACGCATCAATAGCAACCTATTTTGGAAGGAATGCGGCAACCAAGTGATAGAATATCAAGGTGATGCCCCTATAGCTATCAAGCAAGACACCATAGAGAGAATTGTTAATGATTTCATTAAAAACAGATAACGTTTTAAAATTTGCATTAATTTATTTGCAAAGCCATCTTTTTTGTCGTATCTTTGCATTGTAATAAAAATGGTGAGACACACCGAAACAACTGTGTTTTACAAACTTAATTTTCGTAGATAAAGATATTAATATATCAATATAGAAAAAAAGCAAAATTATGACAGAAAAAGGATATTTAATCAAGAAAAAAGTATTATTCATTGATTTAGACGACACGATTATTACAACTATATCAGGAAACACCTTTCCTACAGATGTAACAGATTTCAAAATCCGTAAAGAGGTTTTGGATAAGATTGTAGATGCATTCCCTACTCTTTACTATGTTGAAATAGTCTCAAACCAAGGAGGCATCCCTCAATTTGTTGACGAACAGGATTTTATCGGCAAGATTAAGGCTATTGAAAGCTTTATGCAAAAATATCTTCGCAATCATACCGGACGAAATATCTTCGTCAACTCTATGTATTGCCCATCGCATGCAGAGATAGAAATGAGAAAGCCAAATACAGGAATGCTTGAGTCGTATTCTTCTTGGAAGAAAAGTGAGCTGATAATGATAGGTGATGCTAGCGGAAAAGAAGGTGACTTCTCGGACTCCGACAAACAATGTGCGGAGAATTTCGGTATTGAGTACATAGATATAGAAGACTTCTTGAAAATGTGAAAACATAAAAAAGAGAGGCAATCACTTACCTCTCTTACTCAACTTGTAAGGAATACTTACATGTTCAACTATTAGGATAGAAGTAGAAGCAAAATCCCCCTATACTATTGGCGTAGTATAGGGGAAATATTACATTCTTGCTCGGAAATGCGATGCTCAAAAAGCGCTGCTTGAAAAAGCATTGCAAAGATAAGTAATAATTCCGAAACCACCCAATTTCCCATCATTAATTTGTTAGATACAGATACAATCCTTCCACGAACCACATTATCAATATCATAGTTGACATCGTTACCCAAGTCAAGAAGTACTTATCGACCTTCTTATACTCATAAGAATAGTATAGGTAAGCAATGAACGCACTATTAACGATTACCAGTATCGCTACTATAATCAAAGTACAAAACATATAATCCATACTCATATATGCTCGCTTATCCGTACTGCGATAGGGCTTATACGTTATTTTCTCTTACTTTTTATATAGTGTAGTATATCCCACTTCTTAAAATATCGGGTGTGCCCACGCTTCTTGCATTCTCCGTTCGAAATATCACCCCTAGCAACCATACGATTCAATGTTGCATCAGAAACGTGCAGTTTCTCCTTGACCTCCTCGGTGCTCATCATAGGGTTGAGCATGTTAGGAATGATGTCGCATAATCTATCAATATCCTCATCGCTCATTCCGCAAGCGGTGATTTTCTCACCATTTCGCTGTTGCTCGTCAGCTTTAAAGCAAGCGTCAGCCAACGACTTAAAAGCCGTGCCGAGCAACTTATAATTCAATATCTTTCCCATTATGCACAGATTTTACGTCCTAACTTTGACCTGCTGATAAACAAATCAGTAAAAGAGTACAGATAGAATATTGCCGTTACTACCATGACTGTAAAACAAGAATCTACCATATCTTTGGTGGTATACCAGCTCCATTCCACAATGTGAGCCGCATTGATGCTTGCAAAGTAGAAGAAGGGAATGCGGTATCTCCAACACAAGAAGAAAAATCGGCTTGCTAATATCAAAACCATTGGCAGGACGTACACCATAAAATATATGTAGAGATAGCAAGTTGCATTCTCCGCATAAGGGATGAACATTTCACGAGGATGCTGAGAGAATTCATAAATGCCGTATGCGTGAAAGCACATAAGTGTAATAGGAACGTACTTACAAAACCATCTGAAAAATTTCAGAATCCTTCTGCTATACCGATTACCGTGTCGCATCAGTAAGTCTATAACCTCACTGACATCTTTGTCTTTCAACCACTTTAACAGGTTGTCTTCGTCTTCTTTATTCATAAGCGTTGATTTTAATTAAATGATGTTGCAAAGTTACACTCTTTTGCACAAAACCAGCGGAAATGAGAATATTTCTGTGTTAAACTTTATAAAAAGTAACAATCTGAAAGTAGATGGCTGCAAAAATAGCGTTAGAACGGCTTCCTTACCAAATTCTAACGCTATTAGTGTTTATCCTATCACAACCTCAAGGCTCTCCATATCAGCGAACTTCAAGCCGCAATCCTTAGCAGCCTTGAAAAGCTCTTTCTCTTCAACTGCCTCGATGGCTACCTCTACCTCGGCATTAGCAAGGTCTGAGAAGTACTTTTCGGTCTTCTGCTTCTGATTAAAAAAGTACTGATTGACCTCCGCAAACTTGGCTGAATCGTCCTTGTTATATTCGTAGCCCTCATCGGCGTGCTTCTGCTCTAGCTGCTGGCACTCCTGGAGCTTGCGCTGCATCTCCTCGAACTTATCGTCCTTCAAGCTCTCCTGTGCTTCCTCCACATCCTTGTCGTAGGTATCGGCTACGTGGCGCAGAGCCTTCATATTCTTCCAAACTCGCATAGCGGCATCATCGCTCATAGATGATGTCTTCAATGCCTTCAATGTTCTGTAGGCTGCAACAGCCTCGATTGTCTTAATCTTCTTCATAATTGTTTCTTTATTTAAATATTTAAACTTAATATTTTCGCCAATTAACTTGCTATACAGAATACCTTTCTATTTCCGTTACAAAGATAAGAAATATATCCCAAACTGGCAAGAAAATCAAATATTATTTTCTTAATCAATAATTCCTTGGATAAATACCGGTTGCTTAGTAGTCAAAACATAGTCCACATACAGCCATAATGCGTAAGTTTTTCCACTCTGCATTTGGTTCTTGAAAAGAACGGTTTTACTATCACCGCCAGCCAGTTTTGTATTGCTCATAAGAATAGATTCGCCAAACTGCATACTACTATTTTCCTTGCTCGAAGAAAAACGTAGTTGCAATGAAACAACATGAGACACGCTATCAACATTCTTAATCGTTGCACTTCCAAGACCACTTTGTCTTAGTGTAACCTTGCTAGCATTAATGTCTGTTCTGGTTTTCACCACAAGAGTGATTGGCTGTAATACTGGTATAGGGATATACGAACCCGCTTGTAACTGAGGGAAATCACTGCTTGTATAATCCACGCTGCTCATAAACGGATAGACTGTGTATGTGCCTGCGTTGACCTTTGTAAACTTAACGACGTTTGTATCTGATGTTCTCATATACTGTAGCTTGTTGCCATTGTTGTTATAGAGCAACACACCAAAGTGATAGGTTATGTTACCATCATTCAACAAGTCTTTCATGCTTATCCAGTCAGAATCGACACTTTGCAGATTATATGCTGCGCTAATACTTACGGCATCTTCCGCTGATGGACTTGTCGTGCCAATTCCTAGGTATTCACTTCTTGCGTTATGATTATACCCGCGAAAATCTCCTAGTCTGTAAGGTGCAGATGCCGTCCTATGGGTGAAGCCGTTGTCCGCTTGCGAATAATAGCCCTTTATATCATAGATACTTGTTGCTTTAGGATAATTGATGTTGCAGTCATTCCTCTTACCCTTCCACCCAGTATTGATATCAAGGAAAGCGTTGTCTGAGTCAACGGGCTTATACTTCGCCCACATGTTGATGCCTTCGTAAGTGCAAAGGGATGCTAGGTCGTTGCTACCATAGCCAAGAACACTTTTAACATCGTCTATACTAACTGGAGCAGTTATCTTTCCATTACTTACACTCATAATTACCTCCTTCTTTATAACAAGTTATTCCACCAGCAACAGTTAAACTACCATTAATAAGAAGATCACCATCTATAGAAACATCACCTTTAATTTCTCCATTAGTTAAATATCGAACTGTCTCTACTTCCTTGATAACTTCTTTAGTAACAACTCGCTCTACTGTTACATTGAATACTTTCGCAAGCCATAATATAAAGCGTTCCATACGCTTGATTTTTAGAACTTAAAACACTAGGCAAGGCAGCTCTATAAGAGCCACCCTGCGTTAATACTTACTCTGCTGCCTCGCTTGCCATATTAGCGGCGATAGCGGAATTAACCTCCTTAATCAATGCTGATACCTCACTGAGCTTGCTCTGCGGAACACCGCTGATGTTGTAGGTCAGTTCGCTGCCGTTGGAGCTAGCATTCGCATTGCCGAGATAGTTGCCATTTGCATCACCATAGATACTCATATTGATGCTCTCAATGTTGCCACCCGTCTTGTCAACATTGTAGGTGATTTCTACTCGATAGCCGCCCTTGGTATAAGTGGCAGCTGTCTGTTCACTCTTCTTGTTAATCTTTAAATTCTCCATTTTCTAATCTAATTTAATGAATTAATATTCTTGTTATCTAATCTCTTCTTGTTGCAGTCTTCTTTATCTCCGCTCAATCGCTGAACCTCTGATTCGAGGAAGACCACCCGAGCCTTCAACCTGCTGACCTCATCGCCCACCTGCTCGATAGCACCGAATGCCGTTGCAATCAGCTTCGGAGACCAGTAGTTAATCTTGTAGTAGCCCTTCTCGTCCGTCTCCACGATGTCCTTTAAGTGAGGGTTGCACAAGACGTGTTGGGCAATCCAACCGATAGACCTTGTATTGTCCTTCTTCCAAGCAAAGCCGAATGTGCCACCCATTGCCTTGATGATACCCAAGTAGTCCAGCTTCCGCAAATCCTGCTTCAAGCGGATGTCAGAAGATTGATAAGCTGTAACTCCACCTTTAACAAGACAATCACCACCGATAGTAGCAGTACCAACAACATTAATGTTACTAAAATGAGCATTACCGCTTTGATATATATACCAATAATTAGAACCATTATGACTACATATATTTTGAACTTTCACCCAATTACTATTATTAGCATTACCTAAATATAAATCACCACCACTACCTCCAATTCTAGCTCCACTATCAGGAGTTATAGTTGTAATACCTGGAAATTTCAGTGTACCATTACTTCTTTTATTAGAATAATAATTAAATACAGTTCCATCGGCTATACCTAAATATATAGCATTAGCAACAGTATCATATTTAAGACCAGCCCAATCACTATACTCCCAGTTGGTTGCTCCAAAACGAATAGCAGCACCAGTATTAAATACTACTTGGTCTTTTATAGCTGATATACGAGCATGAGTATTTACATTATTATTTAATATTATAGCTCCGTTTTCAGAATCACTATTATTTATGTATATTGTTCCATTAACATTACCAGTACCATCAAAACTTTGACCCCAAATAGTTCTAGGAGTTTGAAGTTTAGTAGCAGAATTAGCATGACTTACAGTACAAGTATCTGTACCGCTAACCGTACCTTGGTACGCAACATTATACAAAGCGGTGGCGGCAGCAGACAAACTAGTATAAGCCTCCGTGTTATAAGTTGAATTAATCAAACCGAAGCTATTATTTATGCTACCACGTGAATCTTGTATAACACGAATCACAGTTCCTTGATATGCACCTGTAGTTTTGAGGAACACATCAACATAGGCATTTTTCAGATGTATGTAATATCCTGCTTGAATGCTATCGGTAGCATACCCTTGGCGTATTAACCAACGTAGGGAAACACCACCTCCTGCGGTATCGCTATTTGCTATATCATTAGTTCTAAATTCCACTCTACACAAACCGAAGTTTCCACCATGATATCCTTGGCTGATATAAAGTAAAAGAGCGTTATCGTTCCAGCTGTGTGCAACTTTGATATGAGCAATACGCTTGAATGGATTAGGGTCGGTATTACCAATATTGATAGTACAATAGTTGATAGCTCCATTAAGAGACACATTTCCTGTACCATCAAAATTGACATTTCCAACAAAATCTCTTCCAGCTATAGATATATTGCGAGCAGTGACAAGTTTCGTCGCCGAATACACTTGCATGTTCGCCAACGATTTTGCTACCGTTCCGATTGTCATGCTCACACCATTGTTCGTGTTGCTAAGAGCGGTGAATATGCCATTGAGGTGGACGTTATCCAACTTGTCCGCATTGGAGATAGTCTTGCTGTTGATGTAGCCCCATATTGCAGACGCTGGTCTCCTATGTATTTTGTTCTTGGCGTTGCTGTCATTGAATCCATTATCGCTAGCATAGGAGGTAAGAATCTCCGTCTTGTCGGTCACATTTGATGTGCCTGTCGATATGGAAGCAATCAAGTCCGTGTCCGCAACGGTCACGTCAGCAGAGCCATTGAATGACTTGCCGAAGACCAAGAGGGAATGGTTCACCTTGGTTGCTGTAGCAGCATTACCACTAATGCTAGCACTAGAAGTTATAAAACCAGCTCCGTTAGTTAACTGATTAGTATTACTAGGTATAACAAAACTTTTAGGACTAGAACCATCATAAGAACCTGTATTATATCCACTCCAAGATAATGAATTTGGAGATTTAAGAGAAGTAGGTATATCAGTCTTCTTAGCATAATCCGCAAGACTTTGATGACTAGTAAGATAAGTACCTAAATTAACAGCTGTACCTCCACTAGCTGCAATAATTTTAGTAGTACCGTTGATTATTACACTATGTGTATGACTAGTTGCCGACTTACCACTAAGAAGTGAATCTACACTACTTTTGGTATAATAGTTAGCAAGACTTTGGTGAGAAGTTAAAAATGTAGCACCTTTAGTAAATGTAATACCCTTTCCGCTTTTAGATACAGACGTGATAGCATTCCCACTTCCACTTACAGATATTGCATTAACGTAACCATCAAGTGACTGATGACTAGTTAAGAACGTACTACCTTTAACTACGCTGATAGTAGTACCATTCTTGGTGACAGACGTAACCGCATTACCGCTACCGCTGACAGAAATAGCAGTAGCACTACCACCTTCCAAGCTAGAGATACGAGAATCAAGAGCCTTGATGGAGTAGGCAGAGGCAATCTCAGACAGCGATTCTGATGTAAGCTTCAAGGCATTTGAATAACTCTTCACACTGCCGTTCAAGCCGCCACCACTGGATGATGATGTCCCAACACCATAGGCAGAAACACCACCACTAGTATAGAGGTTTGCCACCTCGTTAGTCGTAGTGTTCGTAATCTTCAACGCCTTATTGGTTGCATCATACTCCATCTTTATGTTGCCGATGGAGATATACTTTCCGTTAGGCACGATGATGCTTCCATTAATATCAGAAGTACCATTGAATGAATTTCCCCAAAACTTGCGAGCATTCGTGAGCTGGAGTGCCTTCTTCGCAGAGCCATTAGTGAAGTAGCCCTGCAAGGTGGTGATATTCGTCTTATTGGTGGATATGCCCGAAGCGTTTACCCCTTCTGCTTTTTTCGCTCTTGTCACCTCATCAGAAATTGACTTATTGATTCCGTCAACAATACCGCTAAGAGTGTCTGTCTGCGCAATATTGGCGAGGAAGCTCACCACCTCGTTCCACTTATTGATAATGCCATCCGCAGTCTCCTCGTCAGTAGTCATAAGGGCGTACCAATCATAGGCACTATCCCAATGAGTTACCTTCGCAGATGAAATGCCGTCCAACACAGACTTATTGCTATGAGTATGCTTTGCTGATACCGCACCATCCCAAGCCGTCTGCTTTGTCGTTGTTGGAATTGAATATCCAGAAGCAAAAGTAACAGCAAATGTGCCGCTTGTTGTGATGGTCTTTGTTGCGCACGCCAAACCTGTAGGGAGGGTAAGAGCCACTGATGTAACAGTACCCTTATTGGTAGTATAGCCCTTTGCATCAATCTCCGCTTTGGTATAATAGCTTGCGAGAGACTGATGAGCAGTCAGATACCCAGCATCGTTGGTAAGCTGGCTTACCTTCGTGATGCGGTCAGTGATTTCTGTCCACTTATGGGTATGCGCACTAGGTGCGAACGTTGATGGTTTACCCGTGATGTTATTCCAGGAGAGATTAAGACCACCAAGCTCTGTAGCTATATTGTCAATTCGACTGCTGAGAGCCTTGATAGCATAGGCATTCGGAATACTCGTCAAGTCTGCATCCGTATAGCTTCCTTCTAAGATTCTCGCATAGCTGATTACGCTTGCAATCAAGCCGCCACCACCCGTGGTAGATGCTCCTGCTCCGTATGCCGTGATACCACCTGTGGTATAGAAGTTAGCCGCTTCCTTTCCGGCAGCGTCCTTGGATAGTCGAAGGGCATTGTTGGCACTATCATACGATAGATAGATTCCACCAATTTTCAAGCTGCCTTCGGTTGTCACGTTACCCGATACGTCAAGATGAGTGAAAGGCTTCTGTGGGTCGATAGATAATACGTTTGCCAGCTTTGTTGTGTCGGTCGTTCCGCTCTTCCATACAGGAGCGAAGAGAGCGAGCTGTACACCAACATTATTCTTGTTGATAATGAAAGATGTCGGGTCTGCGTGCAAAGTACCGTCTGCGTCCCACCAAAGGTTGCCGTTTGCGAAATAGCCAGTTCCGTCAAAGCGTAGGAGGGACTTGGCAGCAATTTTCTTCTCTTCCTCTGTTGTCGTGGAGGCTTGCTTGTCGATAGCCTTTCCACCTAACCAAAGGGCGATGCCATTCTCCTTCGTGTCCGCTCCATTGATACCTGCGGTAACATTTCCCTTATCGTTACGTAAGGCTATCAATGTAGAGAGGATAAGACCACCCTTGACTACTGTGTCTCCATCAACAAGAGCAGCCTTGATGTATTCAAGACCTGCCATATTGGTGATGAGCTTAGTATTGAGACCATCAAACAGATTAGACGTGATATAGTTGTTCGCCACACCCAGCTTGTCGTAGAAAGCCTTATAAGCATTCGTGAAGTTGGTATACTTCTGAGCCGCAGCCGCCTTGATGGTAGCCTTTCCATTTGAATCAGAAGCGTTGTATCTGCTTACGATGTCAGAAAGATAGGTAATGAGTTCATTTTTTGCGCTATCGAGTGTAGCCTTAGCTGAAACCAAATCCGTTTTATAGGTCGTTTCTTTACCATCCTTATCCAACAAGAACTTAGAGCCAACAACATTATTATACGACTCAACGGCTGCATTATAATCGTCCTCCAAACGCTTGCTATCCTGGGCAATAGCCGCAATCTCCGAGCTATCCAAGTAGCCATCAGAGGTAAAAACATCGAAAGCCTTCTTATTGTTAGATACGGTCGTTCCGAGGGTAATCAAATTAGTTTGCGTGTTCTTAATCTCTGCTTGCGCCTTCTCAGCAGCTTTCTTTGCTTCCTCTGCCTTCGTGTCATCGGTATACTTGCTAGCCAATTTCCAATCGGCAATATCAAACTCTTCACCTTCTGCCTTGGAGGTGGAACACTTCAAGATTTCATTCTTGTAGGTACTGCCGTCAGAAGGATAAGTGGCATTGACCCACATATCATTCACGTCGTATGGTGGAACTGGCTGAGAGCCGAAGATACGTCTCTTTGATTTTGCATCTTTGAGTGCTTGGCTTGAATCTTCGATTGCCTTGGTCAGTTCCGTGTCTGTGATGATAATCCACTTATAGGTAGAGCCATCCTTGGCAAAGCGGTATGCCTTGCCCGTCTTGTTGTCATAATACAAATCCCCGAGATGGTTTTTCATCATGTCCGTGTCCCATCCGCTAGCAGGTTCGGTCTTGAGTGTAGGAACACCGTCATAGAACCAAGTCTCAATAGCTCCGTCTATCTGGTTTTGAAGGTCGGTAATCGTCTCCGATTTCTTGATAATGGTCTCAACGGCATTCTTATCCAAGCTCTTCTCGGTGATGTACTTATCCAAGGTCTTTCCATCGTAGGTGGACTTAATATCCAAGTCTCCCTTGATGGTTACTTTCTTCTTGTCGCTATCATACTTGACGTAGGAATCACCCTCGTAATTATTGGCACTAGTAGGTCTGTCTCCGAAGTACATATCTCCGTAGACGTGGAAGAAAGCCTTGTTCGTGGAATGGTTCACGCCATAGTCCACATACTCCTTGTTATTAAAGGTGTAGCCGTCAACTCCGTGATAGAGCGTTATGCAAGGGGAATAGGTGTCAACGGCAGAGAATACCAAGCAACTTTGCCTTGTGATGTCCGTTCTATTACCGCACTGATTCAAAATGTCATCAACCATAGGCTCATCGCTGGCTGCGTCCTTGTCGATGTCCGATAAATCCACATAATGATATTTCTTGCCATCTATCTCCACTGCCTCGGAAGACACACCGATGACTAGCCTCCAATAGTAATGGTTGCCTACGTTATGATACTTTCCTGCCGTAAGATTGAAGCTCTTGCTCCTTGCTTGGTCTCCAACCTTCCATTTATTCTCCACCTTTGAGCCATCTTGCTCACCAAGGAAGTAGCATCTGTAAGCCTTCTGACTAACACCATCATAGGTAATATTCACCTCCTCAACCTTCAATATTCGGTTACTGCCTACTGGGGTGATGAACAATTCACCACCCAATGTGTCTGTATGCAATATTTCCAAGGTCTCGAAGATTGCTTTCATTCGGACTTGTAGATAATCTGTGGTTAGATGGGTGTTATCTAGTTCGTCAAGAGTCCAATCCCCGTTCGCCCCGACCTTCATTCCCTTCAAGAACTTCTGGAGCTTTTCCCAAGTGATTGTGCCCTTTACGGTGTCGTCCTTTGTCTTGTTTAATCTTTGTTCATCAACAGCTTTTGCTGAAAATACATTATAATCCGTAGGAGTTATGCTATCATAACTCTTAATGATGTAAATCGACCTTCCGCTTCCGCCATTACCATTAAGATAACTCTGTCCATTATAGACAAGTTCCTCTATCTTTGACTCCATTGCATTGAGGCGGGAATACGAAGGCTTTTCTCCAACATAATACTTCGCACCATCAAAAGGAATATCAAGGCTGAATTCATATCCAATAACTCTTGAAGACCTATAACTGTCATCATAACCTTTATTGTAAAGGTTAACCCTGTCTCCTACCCCATGCAAGTTGCCACGACCTTGATTGAATGAATAATTAGCCTCAGCGGTACATGTATATGTCGTAGGGTCTATTATTGACTTCTTCAAATTCTTAATAGAATCCGTCAGCAACTCATTGGAAGCAGCAGATACCAAAGTTTCGCCCAATTTGGTAGAATCCCAATTATAGAGAACAAAAGTATCTCCGTCCTTTGGATGCAAAGTTGTGTCCGGCAAAAAACGACCATAATCCTCATTAGCAACAATCTCAAATACCTGCGACTTAGGATTTATCTGTTCTTTTCCATCTTTCAATATCGGATTACCATCATCGTCCTTAAGTATTTCAGAAACTCCATCTGGATTAAACTCACATTCGAAGTCCATACCATTAAGAGAACCGCTTTGGAATACTATATGTAAGTTCTTGCCACTAAGAATATACGCCTTTCGGAAAGCCATATCACCTGTTTTTTCGCCATCATCATTGACAATAGTAAGCGAATTTACACGATAGAAAGTCCGTTTGATGTAATCACCCTCTTCGGGTGTACTTTCATCCTCTACATCTTTTTCGTATGATGTCACATTAGACGTTTTGATAAGATTTCTTGGATAAATATCATCATTTGTTGTTACTCCCTCTACGTACTGGTCTTCATGGAGTCCACCGACTTGTATATATCCGTTTTTCAGCTCAAAGCCATTCTCTGCTAACAATTGCTTGTTTTTGTCAGAGCATTCTGCTGAAGTAGGAAGCATAAGACGTTTTTCTACGACACCATCTTTTGTTATGTCCGCATCGGCATCATTCTTATATCCACTAGGCAAGTTCCTTGCAGCTCCAAAAGCATATACCCTGTTTGCATAAGTGGACTGGCTTTGTGAACTTGACATAGAAACGATGTTGTCGTTTAGTCTGAAATCAACAATCGCATTTGTATTCTCGCAAGTACCAAAATGTAGAATATTGCCTTCAAACCACCATTCACATTCAAACGTCTGAGCAATATTTGCAATAGCATCCAACACACTTGTGTTTGAGTAGGTTATAAGCTTTGCAGCATTTGCATCTACGCTCGCATCAATAACATAAGTATAGTCCGTTCCTTCGCCTTCAAATTTAGGGTCGTAAAGATAAGACTTGTCTAACTTCGCATAATAAGCTAGACTTTTCATAATCACCTCTACATGGGTACTTATTTTTGAAGTAAGAGAGAAAGTCGCTTCTTGTGAACCTGTATTCGGGCGATACTTCAATATTTTGTTCTTGAACTTACGATAATATGCATCAAATTGGATTTCATAGGAATATCCAATAGTATCATTATCTTTGGCCTTAGTTAAATCTATTAGCTCAAATCGTCCATATGGTGTATCTATAAAATCACCAAGCAAGAAATATGTAGGCTTATAAAGCTTAAAGGAAAGCTTACAATAGTGAGACTGCATTAATTCATAGTGAACCAATGCATCCTGTGTTACGGGAACAGAACATCTTACATGTATGTTTCCGTCATTATCGTAATACTTTATATCAATATTCTTGTAAGTTTTCATAACTGTTCTATATCTTCAAATTCTTTCAACGTGAACATATCAATATCTGCATCAGTCAAGGCTCCCCTGTTCGTTGGATTATATTCTATGAACTTCAAACTCTTCTTGCCGATAGCCCCACCTTTCCCCCTTGAATAGGTAGGAGACTTCCTCGCACAAAACAAACGATAGACATCATCCTTTGATCGAGGAACTTGTATCGTAACAAAGCCATTATCCATAAGTGCATCAAAGGCTTTTACCCTTTTGTTATAGTCGCTATGGTCTTTACCGACTATAACGAACTCCAAGGTAATGCTTCTTTCTGCCTTTTTGGGACGGATAGGAACAACCCTAGTTCCGTGCTCAGTCCTTACTTCATTGGTTATATAACTTTTATTGTCTGCGTCAGCTTCCAACGCATCCAAAAAGCCATACCCCATCTTGACCCGATAGGTATTCCAAGCATCTTTTCCGTTTATGATAAGTTCATTCGTGTTCATGCCAACAAAGTTAAAAACAAAATGAGGAATAATATTATATTATTATCACAATGCTTTCACTTAAAATTTAAGTGCAAAAAGGGCGCAAATCCTAAAAGGAAATGCGCCCAAAAACAATAAGCATTTAAAATTATGAAGTTGTGTTTTCGTTTCCCTTTACCTTTGCAGCTAACGCTACTTTATCTTCTGCATCCTTGCGTATCTTTTCAATTTCTTCAGCAGGAGCGTCAGTTAAAGCCAGCATTTGTACAGCAGTCTCTAAAGAAAGTACGCCTTGATTATATAGTTCCGCTATTACTTTCCACTTATCCTTTTTGTCATCCTCGAAAGGTTCGGCAAAATCGAATTCGACCTCCAACTTATCCAACTTGCTTCTCATCTCAGGATATAGTTCCTTCATTACGGCTATAATCACATGCGATAATCTACCGACAAGTTCTTCATAGATTTCCATTCGGTTCGCTCGCTTGATGTAGCCCAATACCAACGCTCGTTTTATGCCGACACTAGTAAGCGTGCTCATAGCTTTCATCAGTTCCGGTGACATATCCGGTGTAAACGTATCAAACAAGATAGACTGAGCCAAGTCTTCTTTCTCTGCCTTGCGGATTTCGGAATTTTGAGGCGGGTTGATATATTCAAACCTAGAGTTCTTGCCTGTAAGTTGTATGAGTTTACCTGGCTTGTTCCGCTTAGGGATTGATTGTATCACGTCAGCAGTAGCAGCGGCAATAGGGTCAGCAAAGTAGTTGTTAGCATCTCCAATCTTGGAATCAAGCATTTCTTCACGTTCCATTCTCGGTTCTGCTCCTTCCCATGCCTTTGGCTGACGAAAATAAATGCCATTAATTTTTCCTGTCGGATTAGGATACTTATACACTTTCCACCCAAAGCCACCACGTTCACAATGATAGTTAAAAACGGATGTCAATATATCCCAACATTCGATAGTCTTTGATTCTCGCTTTAAGGAATAGCCTACAGCAAAAGCAAGCATGTTTCCGTACTGGTCAAACAACTCTCTCATCTTATGTCCCTTTGAGCGAGCAGCAACATACACATCAACATGCATTTTTCCGTTTTTTTGCGAGAAATTAAAAACAAAACCGCTTTCGGTTTCTGCTCCGGCAAGTCGTTTACATTGACGTAGCTTGGTATTGAAGTATATATCCTTCAAGTATTTTTTATATAGTTCAAAGGCTTCATCGTCACCTTCAGTCTTCTTCCACATAACCGGATTGCCTAACAAGAAGAACAATTCTACCTCATTGATGTATCTTTGTCTTGTTCTTGCCAACTTCTCCGTCCTGTATGGCTTTTCTCCCTTTACCCATTTATCTTCACGGCTCATCACCTTATGGGTTTGTGGATTATATTCCGAAATGGCATTATCCACATCGAAATCATGTTGTTCCATCATATTTACGACAGAATCAACATCATTATCTTCCAAACGTTCGAAGATGCTTCTCTCCACACCCAATGCATTGAGCGTGAGGTTTCGAAAATATGTCTTTATCTGAATAATTGAATCTACAAACATCCTTATAACTTTTTGAAGCAAAGGTAATAATAAACAGGGTTTCTACCTACCATATAGGGCAAACGCCTTTCACTTAGTTTTTAAGTGAATAAAAAAGACTATTTACTAAAGAATTTATCTTTATTTAGTAAACAATCTTTTTTATTTACACTTGACTTTTTATCTACTCTTATAGAATACTTACACTAACAATCTAATAATTAGATACTTGTATTTTCATTACAAAAGTAATTATATTTGTCATTTAGTACACTCCTAAGTCTGATTTAGAAGCTTTTCTTGGCTTCATCACTTTACCGAGCAATACGGCAAGAATATAATACCTAGCAGCATCTATCAAATGGTTATCATGGTCTTCGGGAACATTGATATAATTGCCATCCTTGTCCTTTGCCCACACATATTTGCGGAACTCGCTCTGCAAATGGACTGATTGCCTAGTCGCAAAGATTTCGAATGTCTGCATCTTGTCAATACCAGCCAATATAGAACCAGCACCCTTTTGTGCTCCATATATAACTATTCCACCAAGAGCTACCTCATCTATAAGCCTAGGGTCAGCACTATCCGCATACACAAACAAGCCTTCGTCCGCATAAGGGCGCAAGAATCTTATGATGTCGCTAGATAACATTTCCGTTCTATAGCAAAGTTCCTCTATGTATAGGCGATTGTCTACGATACCACACTTCACAATAGCAGTATAGTCTTTCGAATATCCCCAGTCTACTCCGATGGCTACTTTCCTTGCGTTGCTAGGGAACTTGTCAACGATGCCTACATGCTTGAATATTGCACCCTCAGATACGTCAGACCATCTACCTATCATTATATGAGCATATTTCTCCGGTTCATTCTCTTTCATCTCTAATACCTCGTTAAGGAACTCAGGTGAAAGATGCTTTATATTATCAAGATAGGTCGTATGTATATGAAGTACTCTAGGGTCTGTACTGATCTGGACGGGAACGCCATCAAAATACACCTCTTTATGTGTCTTTTCGATGAAACGCTTATATACCCAATGATTTGAATCACAAGGGTTCATAATGATTATTACTCGGTTGTGCAAGCCTTTCTGACGGATTGAAAGCATGATGCGCTCAAAATCCTCCTCACTCGTCCATTCCTCAGCCTCATCAACGACAAACGTAGTCACACCATGGATTGACTTTAACTTCGCAGTCTGATTACCACTAGCCGTATGAATACCACGGAACATGATTTCAGCTCCTGTCATTTTGTTGACTATATCTGTCTTAGTATTCTTAAAGTAATCCTGTGTACCATCAATCTCTATCTTCTCTTTAACCTCTGGAATTACGGAAATAGCGGCACTTACCATCGTATAACGTGTATAAAGAATCTTATGCGCTATCTTTCTTTCTGAATTGTATTCAAAAGTAAGTCTTTCGATAAACTGAGAAGCAGAGAAACTTTTTCCTGACGCACGGCTTCCTGTTATAAGGTAAATGAAATGCGTCTTGTCATTATATAACGGATAATAAACGGAATGTGTTTTTGCCATTATTCACCCTCCCCTTGCTCTTCTGCTTCCTGCTCAATCTCTCTTTCTATCCACTTGTTGACGGATATACCTTTCTTAGGGTCAAAAGGAATGCCCTTTTCCTCTTCATCCTTCTTACCTCTCTGTATCTCTCTCCAAGTCATATCGTAATGGAATAACCAAGTAGAAAGGGCTTGTACGTTAGGTGGGGTCTCCTGCTCGGTTTCTCTAGTTTCCACTACTATATCATCTGTCATAACTCCATCTACAACCATATGTCTCTTGGTGGTTGTCTTGCCCTTTACCTTGACACCTCCAAGGGCGCATTTAAGGAATCTACCACGCACGATTGCATTGATAAACTCTCTGCCACGCACGAGGGATTGAGTTATCCTTTCGCCTCTTTCCGCATTTTCGTCTTCATTCCAATTCTCGTATTTTCCGTTTTTCATTCGGTTGAAGACCTGTGGATTTAGGTCAACCCCAAACTTCAAACCAAGGGCGTAGGCAATTTCAGAATCCTTCTGACCTTGCTTTGCAAGCTGTTCTATCTCATCGTAGAAAGCATCGCCATTGTAATCAAATTTCGGTTTTGCCATTTTCTTGAATTTATTATTGTTTCGCTATATATTGGGCAGATGGGATTTATACCTTGCCTCTAATTTTGTTATACATATAGAAAGGAACGGCTAGTAAGAACATTGGTATTGCCAATATCATAGTTATAGCCAAGTTCGCAATCTTCATTAATCTTTTTCCGTTTGCCTTCATAATCTTTCGATATTTATGAGTTAACCAATTGCCCTACCTTGTTTATCAAAGGGATAAAAAGACACGACACCCATATACCAATTTTCCAAGAAACAGAGAAACAAACATAAAGGGAATAATCATAAGCATTGTTATTGCCGCTATTATGTACCCTAGTAATATTCTTATAATCTTTTTCATTGCTTATTCGTTTATATTCGTTTTGCTACTTTCATAAGCATTTCTCCCTTTATTACCTTATCGGTTTCGATAAAGCCAAAGGTACTCATAAAGCGTTCCTTGTTCTCGATGTTATCAAAGGATAGCATGACGTAAGACTCGGCTTCTAATGCCTTTTCCGCTGCCTTGGTGTTTACTTCTTTCTTCACCTGCTGCATACGTTCCTTATTCGCTTGGTATTGAGCCTCTTGCTGCTGATTGGCTATAATTTGATTTTGTTCTATCTGTCGTCTCTGCTCTTCTTGCACTTCCTTTGGTGCTTGTACTTTTCTGTTTTCGCTTTCTTGGGCAAATGGGTCTAGTAAGGAATTAAGTTCTTTACCTAACTCATCTTCGCCTTCAGTCTTTACCATTGCATCATAGCCGAACAGGGATAAGTCTTCTTCCGTTAATCCGGCATCCATATAGTTTATGTCCGGAAGTAACTCACGGACTTTCATGTCATCCCATTCTCCATGAGCATTCTCGGAATTAAGCATGAAATTCAGTTCAACTTCGGTCTTGTAATCCATATTTACAGCCTCAGCCAAAAGAGTATAATCCTTTTCGGGATAGCCCATAATCTCATCCACGATGGTTACTTTTTGGTTGCCGCCTACGATGGTCATTGTTTGCTTATTGACGGTTATACCACCAACAACGCCATATTTTCTTATGGAACGTTTCAATGTAGCTTTCTGCTGCGGTGAAATCTTCCTTGGATTATATGGTGCTATTTGCACTTCGGAGCGTTTGAACTCTTCTTGCTTGCCTGTGAAATAATCTCTTGGTTTCGTCATCTTATCAACTCATTGTTTCTTGCAAAGGTATGAATAATAATTGTTTAAGAGAAATGTTTACTTGCGTGTCTTTTCACTTTGTCTTTTAAGTGAAATAACATATCGCAGCAATATATTAATTGGCTTGCATTTTGGTTAATTTTGCACTAAAAAAGATATGGGAGACGTTGGTAATAATGGGGCATATGCTAGGCTGAGAGCACAAGCTACCTCTATGCGGAGAAAAGCCGAGTCGGTTGGTAACAAGCTACAAGCTATAGCTGAAGGTATAGCTAAGAAGTATGGAGCTAGGGTCACTCCTATCAATTACAAGAGTGTTGACTCCATTGTACGCAAGGCTAAGGGCGAGGCTAATGGTATCAAAGACATTAAGGACTCGTACAGAACAACCATCATCGCAGATAAAGGGTCAATACCGAAAATAATAAAAGACCTTAAAGGCAAATACAAGGGCTTTGAGTTCGTTAGACTCAAGGAACAGAAACTGGATACTGGCTATTCTGGAAACATCATCAATATCCGGAACAAGAAAACCGGACTTATTGGTGAGATACAAGTTAACACCGCCAAGATGATTTACGCCAAAGAGAATTACTCGATAGCCTACAAACTGTTGGGTGGGAAGACCATGCGAGAAATCTATAAAGAGACCAAGAAACCATCAGGTTGGGGACATGCATTATATGAGCAAAGTAGAACCGCCAAGAGTAACGGAGGTAAGAAGCAAAGGTCGGTATCTATGCAACAAGCTTACTATGCAACATTTCAATAATTAATATATTTAAATTTCAAGTAATAAACATTAATTTGTTTGCAAGTTTAATATATTTTTTATATCTTTGCATTGTAATAAGGAGATAAAGACTATGAACAATAAAGATAAGAACAAAATCAGCCACCTCCTTAAAAACGGAGAGTCGGTTTATGTTTACTATTGGGAGGATGACATCGTTGTCCGTTATCAATATGTAAATAAAGAACTTATGTGTTACCCTAAAGGTAAAGGACGTAAGCCAAAGGAGTTTAAGTTTAATGAAAACACCTATGCACAAGATGCTCTTGAGTTAGGTGAGCTAATAACGAAAGAAGAATATGAAAGATTCTGAAATGATAGAATTGTGCCTTGGTATCGCTTGCAAGGCGCACAAAGGACAGATTGATAAGGTTGGATTGCCTGTTATATTGCACCCTATCCATGTAGGAGAAATGGGTAATAGTACCGAAGAGATTTGTGTCGGATTTCTCCATGATACGATTGAAGATACGGATATGACCTACGACAAGCTGTTATCACTAGGTGTTAGAAAAGACATTGCCGATAGTGTATGTGTCCTAACCCACAAGAAAGGTGTTCCGTATTTTGACTACATACAATCAATCATTGATTCAAAAGATATGGTTGCAATACAAGTCAAAATCAACGACCTGGATCACAACCTATCGAGAGCTAAAAAGTACGGATTTCAAAAGCAATATGAAAAATGTACTACGGCATTGTCAATGATGGGAAGGTTCTTCCCACATGAAGAGGGACAATACTACCCATCGTTCGAATATATTCCTTAAGATGTACGCTTACGTGTTAAATTCCATCCGTATTTCTTTGCGTATTCTTTCATAACTTGATATTGCGCACCAACATTACCTCTATCATTAGCTTCCGTGACACGTTTCTGTATTTCGTTTGCTTCACGATTATAACTAGACACATCACTTGCACTAGGGACTTTTCCTCCTTTCGTAAAACTAGAACGCTTTCTGTTTAAAGCTAGCACTTTCTCGTTTATTCGATTTCGTATTCCGCTCTTTGAAAGATACTCTGTCTGTTTTTGCTGAAGGGTTCGTCTCCATTGCGAATTTTTCTTACCAAAAACATCCCATGCATCCGATTCTGAAAGTCCCCACCCTTTACTTGGTCTCTTCAAAGAATACGTATAATTCTTTGTAACTGCTCGAATCTCGGAAGCGTTATGTGCTATAGTTGTAAAAATGTCAGCTCCAGACAAAATTGTGCCAACTCTTCCAGCTATAGTATCTCCAATACCTCTATTAGGATGGTTGTGAGTAATGATGGCATCTTTGTAGTTATAGCCAAAAGGTAATTGCGTACTATGTGCCTTTCCTGTTTGGGAATGCGCTATTTCTTTTCCGTCCTTATTATAGGCATAAATACGTTCTGTCTTTAGCTTTCTAATCTTAGCTTCAGTGTCAGACAAAACCGCATCCAACCCACGGCTATGTCCGGCATTGATTTGCCTATCCGCTCTTTCGCCTCGTTGAGGTCTGCCTCTATATCCTCTATCTGCCATATATAAATCTCCTTTTTTATTTTGCAAAGATACAAAATTTGCAAGGGAGTACCTACATATCAAAGGTTTACAACTTCACTTATCTATATTGTGCAATCATTCTTAATCTTTGTTGTATTTAACCTCAACACCAATCATCGTTTGTTTCACAAAAACCGCCTTACAAGACAACAACTTTCCATTCTTAGAGAATTCTTTATCCTTGTACCTAATATCATATTTGCCGATATGGTAATCGTAGCAAGCATCAATACAACTCTCTACAAGCTTCTTCTCTGCTTCGAAGTATGGCATTTCCTTTTTGCTCACTTTCGTAAGCCACCCACCACCTTGTATTAGGTCGAATATTCTTGAATACCCATCACGCAAGCCATTGCAATATGCGGCATAAAACTGCACTTTCTGAAGAGGAACTTTTGTACCTTGTTCCAACAACTTAACAGCCAACGCCCTAGCCTCATCATCTTGGCTCTGCTCTAGAATCTTCATTGCATGGTTTACAACTTTTCTTTCCTGTTCCGTCATGTTATTTAGAATTTAAGTTTTTCAGAAAGCTCAATTTGCCTTCTACTTGTGTAAATGTGTCATCCAACTCATCGTCACTCATAGAGGAATAGAAAGTATAACTGCATGGACGCATAGTAAATCCATCAATCAAGAAGACAGAGAACCACATAATGCGCTTTACACTACATTGTTTCAGATTAACTTCTAATGCTCCTTGCTCTACTTTTACGACAATATTATTGGTTGATTTAATGCTTAACGCCTTACCTAAAACATCATTATATACT